TAAATCTACTTTAATTTTCTACGTTAACGGGCACTTGGCACGACTCTTGCTGGGGAGCAGGAACCATGCCAGAGCAGGAAACGTGCCAACCTATGGGCAACCATAGTTTTCGGAATTGGGGACCCCAGATTGGAAAACTATCGTTTCCACGGACTTGGCATAGGACTTGCTGGGGAGCAAAGAGTGTGCCAACCTAGACTTGGCATGAAACGTGCTGGGAGCATGGACCGTGCCAAACGCATTTGTTACTTTTGTGTGACAATCGCACTTTTCCGTTGCAATGTCCTTTGCCTTTAGTAACTTCAGGCCAAGCAAGCGAGACGCTTGTGATCACCAACTAAAAACGCAACACACTATGGGAATCCAAATTGGACAGATTCGCGCCGGTCACCTCGCCACCATTCTGGTCACGGGCGCACATGAAATGGCAACGGGCGGACGCATGGGACGCCCCTTGAACCCGTTGACGGGCCGAGTCACACGGGACCATCGAATTGTCGCCCGTGTGTCGGGCGTGGAAACGTACCGCCGACGCTTGGAGAAGCAGGGACGCACCCCGGCAGGTGCGCCGACTTATTGGCAATGGGTGCGCGACGACGAAGGCAACGTGATCGATGGATTGGCTGTTCACAAGACCGATGGGACGCTGTACCTCGTTTGCGATCCGACAACCGCGCAACGTACCGTGCGGTATCTCGTTGACGGGCGTGAAGCGACCCCGAAGGAATTGCAAACCATTGAAGCCTACCGGAAGAAAAAAAACGCCACCCCGCCCGACATCCTCCTTTTCAAGCTCGACACGGTGGCGAACCTAGAACCTTGAACGCCAACCCCGCCCACACGGCGGGGTTTTTTGTGCCCTGATTCTGTCTTGACAATCCCCCCTATTTTTCGAAATAATGCCCGACGTTTCTCAAATACAGGGGCGGGGGGGTCTAAAAATCATTCTGCCCCTAATTTACTAATATACCTTTTATTAATATATCCCTCTACTATTCTGCCCTTAATCTTTTATTAATATACCTATTAAAAGAATACATATCTATCCTCTCCTATTAAATACCATATAAGATCCCCCCTATTTCTCAAAAAATAAAACAAAACGGAGAACCCAGAAACTTTGCAGGGTCAAAAAATCCCCGGAGCCTCCCCTGAAAAATACCTTTTTTAGATATAGCTTGTGTAGATATATCTAATGTTAATCAAATGTTCTGTCTGCGGGGCTGACAAAGAAGATACAGATTTCAACAGAGTAAAAGGCAAATGTAACACCTGTTGCTACTCCCAAGAATACAATAAAATTAAAGAAAAGATGGGAAATACAGATGGCGGTGAGATAGTTTATCTCAAAAAAGTCATCTTAAGCAAAGCAAAAAAGCGTTCAAAAAAGAAAAATCTGGAATTCAACCTTACGCTGGGGGATTTAATAAACATTAAAAATAATACCTGCCCCATTTTAGGCCACGAAATCCTATACAAATCAGGAATAGATAATAAAAGATCAGCATCGTTAGATAGGATAGATCCAAATAAGGGCTATGTGCCGGGGAATGTTAAGATTGTTTCTTATGAAGGCAACTCCCTAAAAAATAGAAACAATTATCATTCCGCCGTTAAGATGCTGGAATATATAATACAAAACTCGCCGCCAGAAGATATGGCACCCGAAAAGCGAGATGAATTACTTAATCTTCTTAAATACTTTAATTAACTCTTTCTCAAATTCAGGGTCTTTACTGTATTCTATATTTATTTGTTTTGTATTTTCTGTTCCTTTTATTATAATAGTTATATATGGTAAATCATATTTCGCACAAGTCATCGACGCGAGAGACACCAAACACGAATCGCAAATCTTCATTAATTTGCCATCTTCTGCAAGCATATTGAAATAAACTAATTTGCGTAACGTGAAGAATAATAAATAATCTTGTTTACTATATGCAAGTTCACAACCCTCACAACAGATTCTCTTTCTACAAGATCTAGGGTTTACAACTGTAACTTGTAATTTGTTCTTCACTATATATAATACATTAAATAAAGAGTATAATAACAATCAAAATGTCTAAAAAAGATAATTCCCCTCATGTAGCTCAAAAGGAAAAGCTAAAAGATGAATTTGAAATTCGTAAACTAAAATGGACCCCGAAACAAGAAGAAATTATTGCTGCCGCTTTAGATAAAAGCACCAATATTATTATTCTTGATGGGCTTCCCGGCACAGCCAAGACGCTATTAAGCGTTTACTGTTCACTAGAATTACTAAAAGCTAAAAAAGTATCTGATATTGTATATATTCGATCCTTAATTCAAAGCACAGATGGTCAAACTGGCTTCTTGACTGGTGATTTGGATGAAAAGACCTTCTTTTATAACGTACCACTATTTGATAAGCTGGAAGAATTACTAAATAAGTCTAGCATCGAATTACTAAATAAGCAAGAAAGGATTAAAACCTATCCTGTTTCTCTCCTTCGTGGTTATACTTTTAACGTTAATTCTGTAATTCTTGATGAGGGTCAGAACATGATGTTCGATTCTCTCGTTACTGCTGCTACTCGTATGGGTAAATTCAGTAAACTATTTATTTGCGGCGATACTATCATGCAAAATGACTTGGGCAAGAAATCTGGGTTTAAAGAGTTTTGTGATATCTTCCAAGATCAAGATAGTCGTGATAATGGTATTCAATACTTTAAACTTGGGCCAGAAGATATTATGAGAAGCGGCATTACACGCTTTATTGTTGATAAGATCACTAAATACAAATCAATTATTCATTAAACTTTTGTTTCATCCTTTGATGAATAAGTCTTGATAAAGTATTAGCACATTTAGTTACTTTTGTTTCTGATTCTTGCCAGAAGAATGCGTGTAATACTTCATGTATTAGAATGTTGATCGTTTTTTGCTTGGTTAAGGCTGGATCAATTTTAATCTTTGGATTTTCCATCTCTGGAGAATCGCATATACCATAGCACCCTTTGGGCGGTTTAACCCAATTGATAATGTATTCGACCTTTTCGTAATTTTTGAACGAATACTTCATTCTATTACAATTACACTTACTTTTTACTGTTATCAACCTATAATAAATTAATGAATTATGCAAAAAGTTTACTGTTCTCAATGTGGAAATCCTAATTTATACACGCAAGCGAAACCAAAGTTCTGCTCTGCCTGTGGTACAGCATTCTATGGCGTTGTCGTAGAAAAGAAAGAAGATAAAAAGGCAAAAGTAAATAAAGTCCGCGCTCAAGAAGAGTATGATGAAGAAGATGATGATGAAGGTGAAGACGACCAAGAGTCAACTCCCATTCCTGAATTAAGGGGCGGACTAGATGTCGATATTGAATTTGATTCACCAAGAAAAGAATCTCTTTCTAAAATCGCCGCTTCACTTCCTGATAATTTTTCCCGTTCAATAGATAGAAAACCACAAGGCTTCTCTGAAAAAGAGATATTAAAAATGATTAAGCAAGAAGCCGGTACATTAAGACAAAAATAAAATGGCTCATAAAGTCCAAAAAGAATCATTTGAAAAGAACATTGCTATAATAGACGAAGAAATTCGCAAACGCAAGAACAAGTGGAACCTTGCTGCATTGTCTTGGATTGATTTCGAGGACGTTGAGCAGATATTAAGGATTCATATTTACAAAAAGTGGACTTTATATGATCCAAAGAAACCTCTTGCCCCTTGGTTAAACATTATCATTTCTAATCAAATAAAGAACATCATAAGAAACAACTATGGCAATTATGCTAGACCTTGTTTGAAGTGTGCGGCGGCAGAATGGGATGATTCTTGTTCAATATATGGTGAGCAATGCAAGAAGTGCCCCTTGTATGCTCATTGGGAGAATAATAAAAAAGACGCTTTCAATACAAAAGTAACTCTTCCTCTTGAAAATCACATTAAAGAAGTTCATGACATGACAAACGAAGGCTTTGATCTTTTGAGAAGCACACAAAGCTTATCGTCAGCACTAAAGAAAGTATTAAAGCCAGCAGAGTGGGTTGTGTATGAAATGCTTTGTCTAAGAAATCAAAAAGAAGAAGAAGTAGCTAAAGTATTAGGATTTAAGACTACTGAAAAAAATCGTTCCCCCGGTTACAAGCAGATAAAGAACCTTAAGCGTTCTATTATTGTCAAAGCTAAGAAGTGCATTGTAAATGGAGAAGTAGAAATTTATGTCTGAAAATGGAAACCAGCCTCAAGAACTTAATGATCAACAAAGATTGGCAATTTTAAATGAGTGGAACAATCGTCCTACTAATCCTCCTTCTTTGCTTGAACTTGTCAGGCTTGCTTTTCCTAACGTTGATGGCGCAGACGGTAGAAGTTGGCACGGTAAAAAGGTCAAAGAGTTCTTGTCAACAAGACAAATTAAAGCAAGAGCATCCTACGAATACTTAGCGAAAGATAAAATTGAACTATCTCCAGACCAGAGAGAATTTATTGCTAATAATGCCGGTTCAATGGGCGCACTTGAGATCACTAAGAGTATTTTTAATAACCAAAATCTTACTAGTCTCAGTCAAGAGACTCGTACAGTTATTGATTTCATTAAAACTCTTGATCAGAAAGTAATTCAAGCAGGTCCAGTATCTCAAAGAGAAGTAGAGACTCTTGCTAACTCTGAATATATGCCGCCAAAGACATTTGAGCGGATGTTGTTTCGCATAAATAAATATGTTCACGAAGGTATTGATAAAGACAAAGTAACTTCACGCCAGAAAGCTGCTATTAATGCTATCATTGGCTACATGCACACTTATCGTTTCTTGCATCAGATAAATAGTTATACTTCTAACATTGATCGTGAATTATTTGAAAGCTCATTTGTACGTTATACGTTTGACAAACCAGATCTCACTCAAGAAGAAGTAGACCAATACATTGTGTTGGCTACTGAAGTGGTAATTTCAGCTAATATTCAAGAAACAATTCAAACTCTGCAAGATCAGATTGATGTAGAAGTAGATGGCGGCGGCAAAATTCCAATGGGTCTTATTGAAGCTATCAGTGGAGCAAGAGACGAGTATAACCAATCTACTATTCGCCAACAAAAGCTTCTCAATGACCTCAAAGTAAAGCGCAGTGATCGCCTTAGCAAGCAAATAAAAGAAAACGCCAGCATTCTTAATCTTGTTCAAATGTGGAAAGAAGAAGAATCCCGCGCTCAACTGCTAAAGCTTGCCGAAAGAAGAAAAGCAATGGTTAAAAATGAGATCGACAGGCTTTCTACAATGGATGAAATCAAATGTCGCATCTTGGGAATTTCAGAAGATGAGGTGTTAAATGGCTGAGACCTGTAAAATATGTCAAAAAGTTTATGAAACTGATGTAGACTTTAATCGACATCTTAAAGCTCATAAAATAAGAGTAATTGAATATTATCAACAGCAATTGCCTCGCTATGATCTCTTCGATAATTCTATTATCAATTACAAAAATAAAGAACAGTATTTCTCTACTGATTTTAACAATAAAAACAATCTTAAAAACTGGCTCAAAGCTCAGTCCTTAGAGAAACAGCAAGAGTACTGTAGAAACTTTTTAGTTAAACGCAAAGAAAAGAAAAATCTAGAATATACTCCTTCTCAAGTTGAGTTAAGGAGCGTTCTAAGTCCAAGTGTTATTTATTTGCAAGAAATTTTTGGCGACTACTATAAGCTTGCTGAAGAAATTGGATTTAAAAATAAATATGTATATCCAAAGAGCTTGGAAAACCTTCCCAAGCTACAAACTAAGGACTCAATAATTTATATTGATACCCGCGAACAGAAACCATTTATATTTAACATGGCTTCTGAAGTTCGCACTCTTAAATTTGGTGATTATGGATTTAGTCATCCAAGTTATGATGGCAAACTTTACTTTGAGAGAAAGTCTATCTCTGATTTTATAGGAACTTTGAGTGCTGGGTACGAAAGATTCTGTCGAGAGATTGAAAAAGCCAGCGAAGCAAAAGCTAACATGGTTATTATTGTTGAAGAAAGCTTGAGCAATACACTCTCATTTAACTATTTACCTCATGTGTATAAGAAAGCAACGAAGGTAAATCCAGAATTTATTTTTCATAACGTTAGAGAGCTAATACAAAAATATCCACACGTTCAATTCTTGTTTGCAAAGGGGCGTAAGGAATCTGTTAGGATTATTGAGAAGATGTTCTCAACTGATGAGAACTTTTTTAAATACGATCTACAACTTTGCTACGATCTAAAGATGTTATAATATGTGGTATACCCCAGAAAAGTACAATAGAATAATTCCTAACTTAAATGACGAATATTCTAAACTAAAAGATACTCTTGAAGATAAAGAAGCCAAAATAACTTTGGCTAAATTTTTGCGTTCAAATATAGGCATAACTACAGAGCTAATTTCTGGTATAAAATTATGGCCTTATCAAGAGATCGTAATCAAAGGAATGTTGAATCGCAATTTCTGCATGAACGTATGGGGTCGTGGTGCTTCCAAGTCTTTCTCTGCTGCGGTATTCTGTTTTTTGCAATGCATCTTTGAGCCTAAGAGCAAAATCCTAATTGCTGGTCCTACATTCAGAACAGCAAGAAGTATTTTTAATTCAATAGAAAAGATTACTGAGTCTAAAGGCGCAGATTTATTGATGCAAGCGTTCGGCGCAAAATCAAAACGCAATGACGAATATGATTGGTCAATAAACGAAGGCTCTATCAAAGCTATTCCTCTAAGCGGTGAAAAGATTCGTGGTTTCCGTGCTAATGTTCTTGTACTAGACGAGTTTTTATTATTGCCAGAAGATATTATTAAAAACGTATTGATGCCATTCTTGATTGTTCCTCAAGACATTAAAGAACGTATTAGTATTCGTGAACAAGAAGATGAATTAATTCGCCAAGGCGCAATGACAGAAGCTGATCGCATGGAATTTAAGAATACTTCCAAGATGATTGCTCTTTCCTCTGCTTCTTATACTTTTGAAAACCTTTATAAAACTTATAAAGAATGGTGCGACAACATTTATTCCAAAGAACCAACAAGTGCAACTTACTTTGTATCACAATTAAGTTATGAAGCTTTGCCGCCAGAGATGATTGACTCTTCTATTACAGAAGAAGCTCAAAACGGTGGCTCTTCTCATGCTTCTTTCTTGAGAGAATACTGCGCTCAGTTTACTGACGGTAGCGATTCTTACTTCAGCATGAAGAAGATGGAAGAATGCACTCTTAAGTTTGAAGAAAGGCCACATTCTCAAATCAGAGGAGATTCTGGCAAGCAATATATCTTAGCAATGGACCCTAACATGAGCGACAGTCCAAATGCTGACTATTTTGCAATGGCAATTTTAGAAATAGACCGAGAAAATAAGAATGATGTTCTTGTTCATGCATACGCAGGTCTTGGAAGCTTAAATAGTCATATTAAATATTTTCATTACTTAATGACTAGCTTTAATATTGTTTATATCATTTGCGATAATGCTGGTGCTGATATTTTCTTCAACACTTATAATGAATCTCAGTATGTAAACTCGGAATCTGAGAAGATAAAGTTTATTGACTTCGATTCTGATCTTGAGGGTATTGAATATACGAAGATGGTTCAGAAGGCTAAGAGTCAATATAATCTTGAGAATAGGCAAATAGCAGTAACTCAGGTATTCACAACTACATTTATTCGAAGAGGTAACGAAAATCTGCAAGCAGCCATTGACTATAAGAAAATTTGGTTCGCATCTAAAACTGTAGCCAATGAATCTTTCTTTAATGAAGAAATAAACAAGAGAATACCTGAAGATCTTATATTCATAGAAGACATTAAAGATTGGAATAAGCTAGACCTTATAGAACATCAAGATTTATTGGTTTACAATACCAAAAAGCAATGCTCGCTTGTAGAATTTACTACTAGCAGCCGTGGATCTGTTAATTTTGATTTACCTCAACACTTAAAACGCTCCAATTCCCCTAACAGAGCAAGAAAAGATAATTACACGGCTTTAATGTTAGCGAAATGGGGTTCCAAATGCTATAATGATATCATGACTACTGAAAATAAAATAGTAGCTGCGGGATTTACACCAATTTTAATTTAAAATGTGTAATTAATTATTAGGCTTATGGCAAAGGTTAAAAAAGAAAAAATTGAGGAATCTTCTTTCGCTCCAATGATGGTAGAAGGCTCTACTCCTGCTCATGGCGGTGTAGCAAGCAGGGTTACCGAGACAAGAAGCCGTAGAAATGCCGCATCAACGATTGAGAGAACAGATCGTTTTCGCAATATCGATGATGGAATGGTGCCATTTAACTATGCCACTGGATATAATTACAATAAGTCTAATATTGACGTAAGAGATACTGTAATTCTATGCCAAAAAGCTTATTATAATTTTGGTCTTTTTAGAAATACCATTGACCTAATGTCAGAATTGTCTTGTGGTAACATTCATCTTAAAGGTGGCAATAAAAGCGCAAGAGATTTCTTTCAAGCCTTATTTAACAAGATAAATATTACTGCTCTTCAAGATAAATTCTTTAGAGAGTATTATCGTTCTGGAAATGTTTTCATTTATAGATACGATACTACCATAAGAGAAGAAGATGTGTCTAAAATTAGCCAAGTTTTCGGATCTGAAGCTTTGGCGGCAAAAGTTTCTCTTCCTGCTAGATACATAATTATTAATCCAGCAGATGTTCAAGTAAATGGTAACCTTTCTTTCAATAGAGGGCAGTACTATAAAGTATTGACTGATTATGAACTTGAGCAAATCAGACATCCAAGAACAGAAGAAGACAAAGAAATATTAGACTCTCTTGATCCATTAGTAAAAGAGCAAGTTTTAAAAGGAAAAGCTACAGCAGTTCTCTTACATTTGGATACCAAGAAATTCTATGCTGTATTCTACAAAAAGCAAGACTATGAACCTTTTGCTGTGCCTATGGGTTTCCCAGTTCTTGAAGATATTAGCGCAAAAATCGAAATGCGCCGTATGGATATGGCTCTTACAAGAACAATCCAGCAAGTTATCTTGCTCGTAACAATGGGTGCTGAACCTGACAAGGGCGGCGTTAACCAAGAGAACTTAAAAACAATGCAAAATCTCTTTGCTAATCAATCAATTGGCAGAGTTTTGATTGCAGACTATACAACAAAAGCAGAGTTTGTTATCCCTCAAATTGCTGACATTCTTGATCCTAAAAAGTATGAAGTAATTGATAAGGACATTAATATTGGATTAAATAATATCTTAATAACAAACGAAAAATTTGCTAACACTAGCGCAAAGATTTCTTTATTGAGTCAAAAATTATTACAAGCTAGACAAGCTTTCGTAACTGACTTTCTGCTTCCTGAAGTAAAAAGAATTTCTAAAGAAATTGGATTTAAAGTATTTCCTACTCCTTTCTTTGAGGATATGGATCTCAAGACAGATCAAAATCTTAACAGAATTTATACTCGCCTTATTGAACTTGGAGTTCTCACTCCAGAAGAGGGTCTTAAGGCTATTGAAACGGGAGTCCTTCCAACTCCAGATGAGTCTGTTCAGTCTCAAACATCGTTTGTTGACTTGAAAGACAAAGGATTTTATCAGCCCTTAATTGGTGGTCCTAAAGTAGAAGCGGGTAGACCCGGAGGAACCACAGGGATTAAACAAGCTACCAAAAATGTTAAGCCAATCGGCACTTCTTCTAAAGCTAATTACAGTGTTATGAAATTAAAAAACATTGTAGAAGCTACAAGCAAATTAGGAGATGAAGTAGAAGCTTCTTTAAAGAAGAAACATAAGCTTAAAAAGCTAAACGATAAACAAAAAGAAGTTGCCCTTGATATTACTAAGATTATTGTCGCTAATGAAGACAAATCTAATTGGACTTCTAAAATAAATGAATATATTGAAACTCCTGTAGATAAAAATCCTCAAAGAATTGAAGAAATTCACGAAATAGCTTGCGAGCATCAAGTCGATTCTTACATGGCTAGTTTGCTGTACCATAGCAAAATATAATGGCTACAAATAGAGTAATATATAATAACGAATTGCTATTCGTTGGACCTGCTCCAGCGAGTGGTTACTTTTTTTCTGATCCAAATGGTAACTTGTTTAATACTGGGGTTTACAATCTAATTCAACCTCTTAAAAGAATAAATCAATTCAGTTATCAAATCAATACTCAGCCATTAAGATTCTCAGAGATTGGAAATGCTTCTGCAATTTATGATTATACATTAACCCCTCCTGATGTTAGTATTAGTTTTAATTATAACATAAAAGATTTGAGAAATGAAGCTCGTATGGGCTTCTATGTTAACCTCGGGCCTCCAAACTTAGACCAATTTGATGGCGGTCAAGTTTATCCTAGTGGCAATATCCTTTCTGGATTTTCTTTTGGAGATCAAAGTTATGCTTTTAATACAGACCTAACTCAAGCCACCAATAACACCTTTAAATATCCATTCAAATACAGAGATCAGCGTAATTTATTCTTAACTATCACTCCAAATAATACAGACGCAATAGGAAATAATATTTCTGGCTTTCCAGTCTTAGCTTTTGGCAATTGCTACATAACTTCTTATGGAGTTCAGGCTCAAGTAAATGATTTTCCTAAAGCTACTGTTAATTATGCGGCTCATAATGTAATATACTATTCTTCTGGAATAAACGCAACATCTCCTTACCTAGATCCAAAAAGTGGCTCACTAAATACTGGGGTTCGTTTCAACATTCCAAACTACAATTCATTAGTGGAAGAAACTGGAAATGCTATTTCTGTTTTGCTTCCCGGTGAGATTGTTATTGATATTTATGATGTAAATTCTACTTCTAAAACTAAGTCTAATAGAATAGTTCAAGATGCTGCAATACAAAGCTTCAACTTTAGCGTTCCTCTAGAGAGAGAGCCTTTAAAAACATTAGGCTATGTTTATCCCGTAGATAGACAAATAAACACTCCAATTACTGTTGAAGGGTCTTTTTCTACTATTTATAGGAATTTAAACTATTCAGGAGATTTATTATCAGATATAAAGTCTAATTCTAAATACGATATTGTTATCAAGATGAATAAGAGTTCTGATACGATTATTAGATACGATATCAGAGGCGCAAAATTCAAAGACTTGTCTTACGACTCTTCAATCGGTGCAAATGCTGTTTTAGATTTTAGTTTTTATTGTGATATGGATCTAAATTCTTATCCTCATTCTAATGGTTTGTTCATGAGCGGACTATTAAAAGGATTAAGTTACACGAATTTTAATACTAACGGTCCATTATAATTTCCTTAATCGGTAAATTTTAGTGTATAAATAATAAGCTACAAAATATGAATCTACAGGGTTTAGAAATTGAAATCTTAGAATCAAAGAGGTCTGGGCCTAAAAGCTCTGCTCAGACCCCTTCGAAACCCTCTGAAAGACGCAAAGGATCTGCGAAAAATCCTGCCGGTAGCGCAGGTACAAAAAGCGACAAAGCAATACAGTTTTCTGCTAAAGTAGTAGAAGCTCTAAAAGCTAAAGTCAAAGAACACAACAGCAAATATTCTAAAAAAGTTTCTCTTTCTCAATTAAAGAAAGTATACCGCAGAGGCGCAGGTGCTTTTAGTTCAAGCCATAGACCCGGAAAGACCAGAGGGCAATGGGCAATGGCCCGTGTAAATACGTTTTTAAGAATGATGGCTGGCAAACCAGTTAAAGATTCTTATCGCAAAGCTGATAGCGATGTAGCTAGAGCTTCAGAGATTGATATCTCTGATTCTTGGGAGCCAAATGATGATGACTTTTCTCAAGCAGATACTGATATTCAAGACTATAATCTTGATTATGATTTTGAAGATGAGAATGATTTATACTTAGATACAGAGCAAGAAAAAGCAAACTGGTTAGAATATATTTAATATGAAAAACAAAGAACTAGAAATAGATATCTCCTCTAAGATTATCGCCGCAGATAAAGAGAAGAAGACTCTCAATAAACCTTTTAGAACTCCTAAAGGGCCAAAAAAGTTCTCTGTTTATGTAAAGAACGACAAAGGTAATATCGTTAAAGTTAATTTCGGTGATCCAAACATGGAAATTAAAAGAGACGATCCCGCAAGAAGAAAGAGCTTTAGAGCTAGACACGGTTGCGATAAAAATCCCGGCCCTAAATGGAAAGCAAAATATTGGTCATGCAGACAATGGAGAAGCTCCGCTCCAGTCGAAGGTTCAGTTGCTATGGAGTCAGAGGCTAATAAAGGCTTGTGGTACAATATCCAAAAGAAGAAACAACGTCTTGGTAAAAATTATAAACCAGCAAAGCCGGGGGATAAAGACTATCCAGATAAAGAGGCTCTCAAAAAGGCTCAAGCAGAAGAAGTAGATTGGGATGGCATTACATTTTTAGAAGAAGAACAGATTTTGGCTCTTTATCCTGAGTTAGCTCAGATTGTAGCTGAACCTGATGAAGAAATGGAAGAGATGGATGAAGAAGGAGAAATGGAAGAGTATAAAAATGAGTATTTAGAAATGTCTTTGGGTTCAATTGCTTCGATTAAGACTCATGCCGAAAATATTCTTAACGCCATTAATGATGAGAAAATTAAAGAAAACTTAACAGAACCTTTTTTGCAAGCCAAAATTGCTATCACAGAAGATTACATGATAATGATACATAATTATGTAATGTTCGCTCAAGAGAGCGATGCTTCTTATCCTATGGGACCAATGTTTATGGTTGGAAATATGGTTAAGAACGTAAACAAAGACTGTGATCATTATGGAAGCGAAGGAGTTATAAAAGAAATTAAAGATTTACCCAATCGCATGGGTAAAGTGATTTCTTATGAAGTTACAAATGAAGGTCCAACATACAAAAAGGGAGATCTTCTTACTAAAACGCAAGACCAGTTAGTTCAAATAGGTTAAAGAGTGTATAAATACTAAAGGATATGAATATACTGTCTGCAATGTTGGAGTTTCAAAATCAAGTCAAAATTTTCCATTGGCAAACTTATGGTTATTCAGAGCATCAGAGTTTTGGAGAATTATATGATAGCCTTTCTGGACATATTGATGAATTTGTTGAAATTTTCATGGGTAAATATGGGCGCATCATTGCAAAAGATTCATTTGTGCTAACTCTTCAAAATTACAAATCCGTTAGCCCATTGGAGGCAATGAATAATTTTATTTCTTTCCTTAACTCTGATCTACCTTCTCAGCTAGACCCTGCTAAGGATACTGATCTTCTAAATATCAGAGATGAAATTTTAGGAAGCGTTAATAAAACTAAATATTTACTAACTTTAAAATGAAAGAATTTATAAGAAACGGAGTTCCTTCAGTATCAATCAGTACTGTTAATTTTACAACTACCGGCGTTGTAATCCAGCCGCCAACTGTTGGTAGAATTTATATTACTGATGTTATTGCTACTAATTCTGCTATAACTTTAACTAATGCTTCTTCTGTTACTTCTGGAAATGTTTTAGCTTATGTAGCTCAAGGTAATTGTAATTTTTCTGTACCTGTTAGAGTTCCTGATCTTTCAGGAGTAGCAATTTCTACAGCTAGTGCAATCGGCAGTATTAATTATTTTCTAGAATAAATATGAATTTTGATTTTTCAACAACGTTTAGTTCCTCAATAAGACCTTTAGTATCTGAGGAAAAAGATAAATATCTATCATTAGCCAGTCTAGTTGACGTAGGAAATTTCATTCCTGAAGTCAATGCTGATTCTAATATGGATCTTTTGCCTATTGCATTTAATGCTTGTGTTGTAAATCGTGTTAATAAAAATGGAGATGTAATTGATTCTTCTATTGCCGCTGAAGTATACAAAAATTTTATAAATAAACCAATTAACATTGAACATAATCGCTCAAATGTAGTTGGTGTTATTTTATCAGCAGGATTTTCTGAGTTTGGAACGGATTTGCCTCTTACAGAAGAGCAAGTAAAAGATAAAAAAGAGCCATACAACATTACTCTTGGCGGCGTTGTTTGGAAAATCGTAAATAAAGATCTAGCAAATGTAATAGAAGAGTCAAATGATCCTACTTCCAATAACTACATGAAAGTTAGTGCCTCTTGGGAGCTAGGATTTAATGATTTTGAGATAGCTGTTTTAGAAGGCGGCGAGAAAAATATAGAGAACGCTTCCATCATTTCTGACAAAGAAGAGATTGAAAAAATTAAAGGTAAATTAACCGGATATGGCGGCAGCGGAAGAATAAGCGAAAATCAATCTGTTTACCGTAAAATTAAAGGAAGAGTGCTTCCTTTAGGAGTTGGCTTAACTGCGAATCCCGCCGCTGATGTCGCCGGTGTTAGTATTAAAAAACTAGAATCAGAAGAAATGATACAGCAAAAAGCAGAAGAAATTTCACAAACCCTAGAATCTAATGTAATTATCGAAAGAAAGAATATGAAAATATCTGAAGTATCGCAAATTACTGATGAGTTGCTTAAAGAAGCAACCGCTTCTTCCATCAGAGATTTCATTGGAGAGCAACTCAAAGAAGCCTCTGAGAAATTTGCTGCTGAGAAGAAAGCAAAAGAAGACGCAATCAAGAATGCTGAAGAGAAGTACGCTAGTCTCTCTACTGATTCTGAAAACCTAAAGAAAGAACTTGAGACCCTCAAGCAATCTTTAGAAACCCTACAACAAGAAAAAGCTTCTAAGGAGAAGCAAGAACTATTCTCTTCCAGAATGGCTGGACTTGATGAAGAGTTTGATCTTGATTCAGAAGATAGGGAAGTAATTGCTAACGATATCAGAGATTTAGACGATGATTCTTTCGCCGCCTACAAAAAGAAAATGGGCGTTCTAATGAAGGAGAAGAACAAAGCTTATAAAGCCTCTAAGATGCCAAAAGAAGAGAAAAAAGAGACAATGGCTACAGAGGACAAGCAATCTGTTGCTTCTACCGAAAATGCTACTGTCGTTGATGACGCTATTAGCAACGGAACTCAGCAAACTGACAAGATTACTGCTGGCGTTGTTGCTCCATCAAAGACAATTAAGCAAAAATATCAATCAGCTTTTAATGACGAAGGCTTCGTTATTACAAAATAAACAAACAATAAATATATAATAGGAAAACACTATGCCATATTCATCTACTAAAAGATTAATTAAACCATTTCGTGGTTATGGTGAGCATGAAGTTATCAACATGTTCGCTTTTGATCTCGAAACTGTAAACAAAGGAACTTTCGTTAAAGTCCTTGGCTCAGGTTGGAGAAACACTGACGACGCTCTAAACATTCTATCAAATGGTGCTGTAGGAGCTTCTTACAGCAACGTCGTTTCTGATCGTTATTCCACCACTGCTCGCGTTACTACTGCTGGCACTGGAGACTTGGGCAAGGTTATCGGAATCCTTCTCAATGACGTTCGTGAAACAGACGAAAACGGCGAGAAACTTATCTATAACCCTCGCAAAGCTGCTGAGTTGAGCGCAGTTGTCTCTGGACAAACTGTTCCCGTTCTCAAGCGCGGCATCATCTTGGCTTATGCAACTGGAGCTACCGCTGGTAACTCTGCTTTCATCAATGCTAATGGTGAATTGGAAACCAATGCTGTCATTTATGGTGGTAGCGGTGGTGCTAAGGTTGGAACTTATTTAGGTTCTGCTGATACTGATGGCTATGCCTTATTGAACCTCGACCTATAATAACCAACAAGAACAACTAACTAATTAACTAAATAATATGAGACTTAAATTAAAAAATACGCCAGAACAAGTAGAGCTAATCAAAAAGGTTGGTTCTCGCAATGTCGTTGAGTCCGCTGAAGCTATGGAGGCTTTGGCCGCTTTCGTTGGACCAGTTATCCAAAAGGTACTCGCTCAAGCTGGTACTGCCGGTATGATCTATAGAGATATGGAGTTTAATGAGGACGATAGTCCTTCTTATCCTCTTGATCTCTATTACAATGAGGCTGCTGGTCTAGTTTCCGTCTGGGCACAAAATGTTGCTGGTGGTCTACCCTCCAACTACATGGATCAACCAGTTCAAGAGTTGAAGATTGCTACTTACCGTCTTGACTCTGCCGTTTCCTTCAACAAGAAGTATGCTCGCAAAGCTCGTCTTGACGTAGTTAGCGGAGCTTTGGATCGCATGGCTCAAGAGGTTCTTGTTAAGCAAGAGCGCAATGCTTGGGCTGTTATTCTTAAGGCTCTAGCCAACGCCTCCACCAAGGATGGACGTTCAGTTGCTTTCGGAACTTCTGGAGCTTTGAAGCACATTCTCTCTCCTTCTCAAACTTTCTCTGGAGCTACATTTAATCTTCAAATGTTAAATGAATTGATCCTCCGCACCAAGAGAATTAATGTTTCTTTTGCTGGTGGTACTCCTTCTGATAATTCTGCTCGCGGCTTGACTGATCTTTTCGTCAGTCCTGAAGCTAAAGCTAAGATTCGTCAGTTCTCATTCAATCCTCTCTTTGGAACCAGTTCTACTACTCAAACTCAATTGTCTGAGGATGTTCGCACTGAGATCTTCAGAGGCGGTGGTATGGAAAGCCTCTTTGGCATCAATATCATTGAGTTGCTTGAGTTGGGTGCAAGCCAAAAGTATAACGTTCTTCTCAGTAACTTTACTGGTGCTAACACTTATCCTGATATTAACGGAAATACCGCTGCTGCTTTTGCCAGCACAGAGGAAATTGCTATCGGACTTGATCTAAGCCGCGATGCTTTCATTCGCCCAGTTGCTACAAACGCTGAGAGCGGTGGACAACTCACTGTTCTCCCTGATGATCAATTCATCACCCGCGCCGAGAAGACTGGATTCTACGGATTCCTAGAGGAAGGCCGTATCTGTATCGACGCTCGCGCTGTCGTCGGTATGAGATTCGATGACGTATAAAATCTAAGTTAGGTTTTAACCCCGGAGGCAACCCCTCCGGGGTTTTTTATTTTACATTTTTAACTATATGTATTAATATAAGGTATGGCTAAAAAGAAGAAGCAAAAGATTGACGACTTGAGTCAAACTCACGCCAAGATCGAAGAAAAAGAGTATCAAACTCTTGACCAAATTCTTGGTGATTCTGGTGCTGATAAATATGGTACTTTTAGTGAAGATGAGTATTGGAGTCAGCTAAATGCAATGACTAAAAGCGACCTTCAAAATCATGCTCTTAAGATGAATCTTATTCCTGTTGACAATATGAAGATGCTAAGAGAGCGATTGTTGAACGAGTTTCGCAGATACAATAATTCTTATTTGAGAGTATCCAGCACCAAGAAAGTTTTAGATACTAGTGTTTCTGATACTGTAAAGAAAATTTTAGCCGAAGGAAGATAATACAAATATATGGAACAGACTAATCAACAGCAACCACAGCAACCTCCATCCGTAAGAGATCTGCCAGATCCTACGCCACAAATTGCCCTAAATACTTTTGTGGGCTTGGGTCGTCAAAGCAGATTGAGCTATGATGAGCATGTATACCTTGACAAGTGTACTGCTGCTCTTCAAGCCGCAATTGGCAACGCAAAGGGACCAGAAATTCCTCCGTTCCCAAAGATGCAGGTCTAAATATTAGATCAAAATATTAGAAACGCAATCTTTAGCTCTCGATTTTTAGGGGGCTAAAGATTTTTTTGTGTAAATAATAATAAGGTATAAGGTTTTAAAATGGCGCAATTTGCTATAGATGAATTATTCACTACGGGCGTTCAGATATCTGGTTTTATATTTGATCGTTCTTACAGTTTAGGAATTGCCGGTCAAGTCCTAACAGCTACGTCATCTGGAGTGATGTGGCAAGCAGATTCAAGTAATACTGATCTTGCAGCTTTGAGTGGACAAATTGCTGCTACTGGAACCTTATTAAATAATAGGATAAATTCTCTTAGCGGTTACTCTGATGCGACCTTCGCGACGATAACGAACCTAGCTGCCACAGGTTCGACTCTTAACGCTAGGATTAATTCTCTAAGTGGTTATGCAGGTAGCACTTTCTTATCTGGTCAAGGAGTGGCTAATTGGACCGCTCGCTGGAACGGGACTAAAGAATTAATTACAGGTAGTATTTATGATTTAGGAACTGGAGTTGGAATAGGTACGACAAGTCCTTCTGCCAAACTAGAAGTTTTTAGCGGAAATGCTATTATTAGAAATGATAATCCCGGTGGCGTAGCTTCTTTATACATAAGAAATTGGGCAACAAATCCGGCCACCCAATTAGTTTTTGGTAATTCAACTAGTGACGATTCAAGTACTACATTAGGTTTAAATGCTAATGTTTTTTCTATTACAAATTATGGTGATCCGGGAAGTTATATTAAATTTGGAACTCGTAATGCATCAACGGCTGAGATTAGAGTAACAATTGATCCAAGTGGAAGAGTTGGGATAGGTACAGAAATTCCATCTACATTGTTATCAATTGGCGGTGCGGGTTCTACTACTGCTTTAAGTGGTATAACTTTTGGCGCAGATAGTCAAGCTAATTTATATAGAATATCTTCCTCAAGGATTAAAACAGATGGTAATTTTACTATTGATGGTCAAGGAGGAGGAGCTTCTTCTTTAGTATTAAATAGAATTTCTGATTCTTATGAGAATGGAATGGCATTTACTACAGCAGGTTCTGTCGATTGGTATTACTATGTAGACAATGCAAACACCAATTTACAGATACAAAGAGGTGGAGAAATTGACACTGCTCCAAGAGTTCGTTTTGATGGAGCTAATAGTAATATTTTATTTAATTTAGGAGGAGGAAATGTTGGCATAGGAACCGATACTCCAGCAGGAAGATTACATGTATCTGGAGCAGATGGTAATGTTCTTTTTTTAAAGCAAGGAGTTACTGGTTCTCAGGGGGGTATTTATTTTGAAAATGCAGATGGTTTTGCCACTTCTTCTGCTAGACTTTACTTCATAAGTGGTGATTCAGTTTTATTTACAAGAGGTCCAAGTAATTTGGCTTGGAGTGTGTCTCAAAATGCAAATGTTGGAATTGGAGTAAGTAATCCTTCTGAAAAATTAACAATCACTGGTGCCGTTAAGATTTTAACAAGAGATGGAGCTAATTTTAAAGTTGGTGATGGGTCAAATAATAATACATTTTTAGAAATTGACTATCCTGACATTTCTAGTGCTAATGCTTATTTTAGATTATTTAGAAATACAAATACAAACGGTGGGAAGTATTTTCAAATATTTAAAGGAGATGGCACTGCTGGATCTCAAACTCTTTTAAATGCCAATGGAGATTCCCATATTAATGCAGTTGCAGGAAACCTTGGAATAGGAACAGATAATCCAATTTATAAGTTAGATGTAATTGGTACAGTAAGAGCAAGTGGAGAGTTAATTACTGAAGGAAATAATGCAAGAATTTCTTTATTTAGAACTAATGGAATAAATTATTTTGATTGGGCAACTGGTCAAAGTTTATATTTTAGCACCGAAAATACTGTTGGGGGAGGGGGAAGAAATACTCTAATGAGTATAACTTCTAATGGCAATGTCGGTATTTCAACAACAAGTCCTACTTATAGCTTGCAAATTGGACAAAATGCTTCTGGCAATAACATAGACTATTCTTTGGGTATTTTAAGACATGGTACATTAACTTATCCCGGCACTTGGACTTCAACTCCAGCATTTAAAATTATTGATCTTGCGGACGGAGGACCATCTAGCGTTGATATTTACGGAATAATGAATCTTGAATTACCAAGATTCCAAGCATCAGATACAAATGCCGAAAAAGCTTCTCTTTTTCTTATTTCTTTTGATACTGCAATGGGACCACTAAGAATAGATGGTAAAGGAAATCAATGGATTGGATATGATAGAGTAACTACAGGAATAAATAATTCATCTTTTTCTTCTTTAATTTATGGAGGATTAGCAGTTGGAGATACTTATCAGACTACTACTTTATCAAACGGACAAGCTATATTTCAAGGTAATGTAGGTATAGGTATTACTAATCCTAATGTAAGATTGGTAGTAGCTAACACAGGTGCAGCGACAAGTACTTCTACAGTTAGAATAATTGGAAGTACGGGAAATGGTGCTGGTCCACAAATTGAATTTTTCAAAGGTACAAATCAAAGATTTAGTATAGGTGCATCTTCTGCAATTACCGGAGGCTTTTCTGAGGATCTACTTTTAGCGACACTTAATCCAAGTTCAATAATTTTAGCTGCTGGAGTTAGCGGATTAGCAATTTTTAAACCTGATGGTAAAGTTGGAATTGGAACTATAAATCCACAAACACTTCTTTCTCTTGGTGGACTTGGATCAACTTCAGCAGCGAGCGGTATCACTTTTGGAGGAGATGCTCAAGCAAATTTATATAGATCTGCTGAAGATACAATTAAAACAGATGGCTCTTTAGAAGTCACTACTAATTTAAATATTGGAGCAGATCTTTATGTAGCTGATGAATTAGGAGTTGGCGTACCAATTGCTAATAAGAGAGTTAATTATGGCGCACAAATTGCTACTGCTAATGCCTCTATTCAATTAGTTCTAGGAAGAACGGCTAGTGCTACTGGCCAAGGAGCAATTGGAGCAGATGCGAATAATACTTTTGCTGTATGGAATGTAAGCGGCGGACTTTCCAAGCAAATGGTGGTTTCTCAGCAAGGAAATGTTGGCATAGCAACAGATAATCCAGTTGCTAAACTTCATATTTCTGATCCAAGTAATAATGAACCTTGGATGTTGTTGGACATAAATGATACTTACTTTAAAAGAATAGTCTTTTCAGAGGAAAGAGCCGCTTATGGAAATACTGGTTATGGAGGTTATATTGGTTATGATGCTGATGCAAACACGGTATCTCTTGGAACATATCATGCTAGTGGGCATTATCGATCTTTAAATATTAAAAGAGAAGATGGTAACATTGGTATAGGCACAACAAATCCAGTATCTAAATTAAATATATTTTCTGAGACTGGAACTTCTCAAATTTTTAATCAACTTCAATTAACTAATTTAGGTACACTTAACCCCGGCAATATAGTAGGCATAGGTTTTGCTGCTGGCGAATCGACTCAGTATGGAGTAAAAGGCTCTATTGGTTTTGAAAGAACAGATAATTACGGAAGAGGATCTTTAATATTTTATACAAATAATACTGCCGGTACTGAATCAGTTTCTACAAGTAACGAAAGACTTCGTATTGCAGCAAATGGAAATGTAGGAATAAATACTGTATCTCCTAATTCTACTTTAAGAATACATGGAAGTTTTTCTCAAAGAGCAAATGGAGGAGTATTTCAAGAATATAAAAATGTTACTACTTTTAATTTAGATAATTATGGTGTTGGCGGTTATGTAATTCAAACTCCTTTTAAATTAGGTGTTAATTATGAAATGTCAATTGTCCATGTAAAAGGATATAACTATGGAAATTCTTCACTTTACGATTTTAAAGTTATTTTTTATGATTACGGTCCTAGCCATGCGCCCATCAATTATTCTTTAATTGATTTAGGAAATGATGGTTCGCCAAAATACCTTGCTAAAGATGCCAACAATAATTTAGCTATTTGTTTTGGAAATAGTGGAGATTCTAGTTATTTTAATAGATTTACTGTAGACTGCATTACAACGAGAAATGGTTCTAGCGATTATTCTCAAGGTTGGTCAGCGTATCAAACTACTGGTTTAAATTATGGATTTGCTAGTACTGGAGTTTATCAATTAAATTCTCCAATAAATTTTAGAACTAGTAATTATGTAGGCATAGGTACAACAAATCCTCAATATAAATTAGATGTAAAAGGAGACGTATTTGTTCAAGGGAATTTAAGAGGAGATGATGGAGCTAGAGGTTATCTATTAGGTAAAGACACTTTAATAGGAGGAAGGTCTTATTTAGTATTAGATCCAGATAGTACTGATGGTGTTGGTGCTGGCAGTGATTATCTATATATAGCTCAAGAAAATACAACTGGAGTAATTAGTAATTCTGCAAATGGAGCAATTGTTTTTAGAGGCGGTTCAGAAAGAGTTCGTATAGACACTTCTAATGGTAATGTAGGTATTGGCACATTTAATCCGGGCTACTTATTAGATCTATATAAAGTTCCTGCTACTTCAGGCACTTTGCAGCCAATGCTAACGCTTAATTCTGATTATGCTAGTGCTACTACTACTAATTTTGGATCATCTATTGTATTTAAAGGAAGAACTGCTGGAAATGAACTTCAAGAAAATGCTCAAATAGCAGCTTACAATGAAAATGCAAATGATAATGGTTACGCTTTAGGATTTTATACTCGTCCTTCTGTTGCTGGTGGATTGCAGCAAAGATTAACTATTTTAAGAGGCGGAAATGTTGGTGTAGGTACAACAAATCCTCAGACCAAGCTAGATGTTCGTGGAACTCTTTCTGTATATCAATCAGCCGATAGTGATTACATTTATTTTGATCATGCGGGAGTTAATACTTGGCGCACAAGAGTAACAACAGATAATACAAGTACTTATGTTATCGGAAATGATGCTCCCGGAGTACCTCTTGCAAATAAAATATTAAATATAACTAATGCTGGCAAAGTTGGAATAGGTATAGTTAGTCCCGCAACATTACTTGGTATTGGAGGAGCAGGTTCTACAACCGCAGCAAGCGGATTAACTTTTGGAAATGATGCTCAAGCTAACCTATATCGTGTAGCAGAAGACACAATTAAAACAGATGGATCTCTTACAGTTGCTGGCTTAATTTATAACGGAAATAATGCTTATTATTCTTCTGTCGCTAAATCAACTACTGCAAATTGGGGTCAATATACGGTATTATTAGGAAATAATAGTTACTCTAATCAGCTTATACAAGTTACTGTTGATGGTGGTAATGTATCTTGGAATGGTATTTTTGTTGCTAATGCTTCTAATTCTTACCGTCCAACTGACATGTGGGGCAATGTTAAGTTATTAGAATGCTCTACTTATAACTGTAATACTGATGATGTTATATTAAATGTAATGTCTAACACTGCTCCAAATGGTTATGGATCAGTAGCTTTAGTATTAAAAACTAATGGATTAGTAAATGGTAGTTATGGCACTGGATACGCTAATGTAATTACGGTAACGTCAACTGGCCCAACACCAAATTCTTTTGTATTATCTTCAAGTTCATGGACTTCGCCTTATACTTATGTCACTTCTACTTCTGAAAATACAAAACAAATATATACTACTGAATCAGGAAGAGTAGGAATAGGAACATTTGCTCCTGCTTATAAATTAGATATAACTGGTCCAGCTACAGCAAATGGATCTACTCTTAGATTAAATGATGCCGCTTCATTATCAGATTCAAAACATCTTTTATTAACTAGGCTTACAGCTACTGGATGGATTGGTGTCGCTGGTTCTCAAACAAATGACCCATTATGTATTTCAAGAAGTAATGGTTATGATTTAATAGTTGATTCAAATGGTAAAATTGGCGCAGGAATATCTGCAAATCTTTCAGGAAATGTTCATATTAAAAATGCTAGTGCAGGAGATCAAACTCTTTTAGTTTTAGAACACTCTGCTGGTTATGGCACAAATACAGAGAACAGAATTGATTTCTATGATGATGAAGCTCATAAAATTGCAGCAAGAATAGCCCAATATTATTCAGCCGTAGCAGGTAACAGATGGGGATTAAAATTTTATACCAATTCTAGTGCTGCAATTAACTCTACTCCTGCTTTAACTTTGATGGGCAACAATAATGTTGGAGTTGGAACTACGAATCCAAATTATCAACTTACTGTAATTGGCGCAAATCAAGCAACCGCAAATGTAACTGATGCAGGTAACAAAGGCGGCTCAATATTAGTAGCAAGTTCTTTAAATAACTCAAATCAAGGTGGTTCAGTATTGTTTGCAAATGTAAATGATGCTGGAACATATACTCCTCAGTGGGCAATTAAATCTTTGTTCTTGAATGGAAATGGATATGGATTAGGCGATTTAGCTTTTTCATCTAGAAGAGCTACTGGAGATACTAGTTTAACGGAGTCAGTTAGATTCACTTATGATGGAAAAGTTGGAATAGGAACAGCAAGTCCCGGTGCTAAATTAGATGTAAATGGAGATGTATATATTTCGCCTAATACTGCTGGCAAAAATACATTTATACTTTCAACCAATGCTTCTAATGATGCTCGTTTGTTAATGAGAAGTGATACTACTACCAAAGTAGATATTCAAGCAAATGGCACATCTTATTTTAATGGTGGTAATGTAGGTATAGGAACTGCTTCTCCAACTACTCTCTTGTCGGTTGGTGGTGCCGGTTCTACAGGACCAGCAAGTGGTATAACTTTTGGCGGAGATGCGCAAGCTAATCTTTATCGTTCGGCAGAAGATACTATTAGAACAGATGGTGCATTTATAGCAGGTGGCTATATTAGAGCTTTAAGCTACGTTCAACTTTTAACTAATTTATATCCTGATTCTTATACAGATAATTTAAATCTTAATATAGGAAATCTTTCAGCAACTAATTGGGAAACTGCAATTAAGATCAAACCCGGATCTTATGTAGGCATAGGCACTACTCAGCCAAGTGGCAAGCTTCATATCGTTTCTTCTATTGCTAATGAAACTGTCCTAAGAGTAGATGGAACGAATGGAACTTTATTATCCGTTGTTGATGATTTAAGTGATTCGCTTTTCTCTGTTAATAATGGAGCAGGTCTTCCTGTGTTGGAAGTTTTTGCTGATGACCGTATTGTAGCTGGACAGTACAATAGCGGCGACTTTGTTTTAGTTAATAATAAAATAGGAATTGGCACGACCAATCCAGCTAATAAACTCTCTGTAATTGGCGCGGCAAGCATAGGTAGTAACTCTTTCAATGTCGCCGCTCCTGCAAATGGCTTAACTGTTGAAGGCAAAGTCGGAATTGGTACAAGTTCCGTAGATTCATGGGCGCAATTAAAAGTTATTGGTACAACTGCTTTAGGTGGAATTACTTATGTTACTGATAAAATTCAAGCATTAACTGCTTTCCCCGGTTCTGCTACTTCATTGTTATTAAATCCTGATGGTGGCAATGTAGGAATAAATACAACAAGCCCAGCGCAAAGATTGCACGTTCGTGGCGAGCAAGTTTATTTATATAATGATTTAAATACTAGTAATACATTCTTCTACGCAAGAAATTCTGGCGCGGGTAATGCTGGAATCAAAATGAAGAATATAGATGGCGAATGGACCATCATAGCAAATGATCGTTTACGTTTTATTGATGATGATGCGGGGGTTGAGAGATTAAGTATTTTAAGCAATGGTAATGTAGGTGTAGGTTTAACTATTCCTCAAAAACCTCTTGATGCTATTTCTTCAAGTAATGATTTCGTAACTGTTGGAGCAACGTCATTAGGCGTTGGAAATTGGTGCGGTATACATTTTGGATATAGAGAAGACAATAACTTATATAGAAAATCTGCCATTGTTTTTGAAAGAACAGATTTAACTTCAAGCAACGCTCAAGGCAAAGTTCACATTTTAAATGGACCTCAAGCTGGTTCTAGCAATGCTACTTTATCAGATGCAAAGATAACAATAAATGAAGCAGGTAAAGTTGGCATAGGCACAACAGAGCCATTAAATAAATTATCAGTAATAGCTTCTAATGGTACAGCTTATTATAACAGAACTGATCCAGTAGCTACATTCCAAGGGGCTTCTCCTTCTACGATTTTAGTATCAGTAGATGGCAATGTTGATGGTTACTATGCTGAATTAAAATTAGGCAACGCTCAATCAACATATTATCCATATTCAGCTTATGTAAGAGGTATACAAGGTGCTGGAATAGACTATTATAGACTTGAATTTGGTACATCAGCAGGATCTGCTGCTAATACCAGAATGACAATTGCGAATAACGGAAACGTTGGAATAGGATTAACAAACACACAACATAAACTACAAATTTCAGGCGGCTCTGTTGCTTTCACTAGCAGTACTGGTCTAGCTGTTGAAATGCTTGGAATTACTTCTTTAAATGTCGCTTATGTTGGTCCTTATGCGACAACTACAGATGGAAATGCTCCATCATTAGTTTTATTTAATCATGGAGCTTCCGTACAGCAAACTTATTTCTATTCTAGCGGCAGAATAGCGATGGTTCTTAACAAAGAAGGTCGTTTAAATATAGCAGGAAATGCTGGAAATACTCCGCCAGCTTTATTAAATATAGGTCCAACTTCCTCTGTGACCGCTGTAAGTGGAATGAGTTTTGGTAATGATGCTGAAGCTAATTTTTACAGATCCGCAGAAGACACAATTAAATCAGATGGAAATTTAATAGTAGTAGGAAACGTTACTGCCGCAAATCTAGTATCTGGTAATGGTACTTTAAATTATATTACGAAATGGAATGGCACTAAATCAGTAACAAATAGCCAAATCTTTGATGATGGTACTTATGTAGGTATAAATACAGTAAGTAATACTACTTATAGGCTTCAAGTTAATGGTAGTTTTGCGGCTACGACAAAGAGTTTCGATATAACTCACCCAACAATTTCTGGCAAGAGATTGGCGCATGCCTCTTTAGAAGGCCCAGAAAACGGCGTCTATTTCAGAGGCCAAAATAATAATAGCGAAATAAACCTACCTCATTATTGGTCAGGTTTAGTTCATGATGATTCAATAACCGTTGATTTAACATCAATAGGCAAACGCAAAGATGGTAAAATAAGAAACTATAGTGTAGATCAAATAGGCCACAACAAAGTGTACATTTATACAGATAGTGATGATAATATATATAATTATTACTATACAATTTTTGCAGAGCGTAAGGATGTTTCTAAACTTGTAACTGAAAGGTATACGGAATAAAAATATGGGCGATATCGTAATTACACCAGCATCTAATGATGTAAATTCAACAGCAGGGACGCTGACAGTCAGGACATCTGACTCGCAGCCTATTTCAATAAAAACTAATGATGTAAATAGACTTTATGTGACTTCTGCTGGAAACGTTGGAATAAATACAACCGCTCCCGCAGAAAAACTACAAGTATCTGGAAATGTTGTTGTAGGGCATGATGTTTACAATAGCTCATATGGTCAATACTTAAGATTTCCATTTGCTGGATTCAATTTGACAACGGGTGCTTTAAAAGCTTATTTGCAATTTGATTCTGTTGAGGATTACTCTGTTAATCTTGGCGATGCTTGGAAATGGAAATTGGGAACAGTTGCAAGGGCTGGAAATGGTGGAAATTACAATTCACAATTTGAAATACTTAGAAGTACTAGAGCTGGAGTTACAGACAATACTGATTTTGCTATAAGTAGAGATGGATGCGTTGGAATTGGAACGGTATTGCCTTCTGGAGGTTTGCATATTAATAATGCTCAGGGAGCTTTTTCTGAAGTAGTAAGACTTCAAAGAAATGGTGGAGTTTTTTATTCTGTTGGTCTTGATACTAACTTTTTAAATATTGCTTATAATGGAAATACAAATGGAAGTAATATTTTCGTTCTTAGAAATAATGGTTTTTTAGGTTTAGGAAATCTACAAACTGCTCTTTTTAATTTAGACATTGCTTCTACTCAAGGGCAGGGTATTCAATTAAGATATGATACTACTACTGGTTATCGCGCTCAAATTACTCCTTATTGGAATAGTAATACAGACACAAGAATAGACTTTGCTATTAATAGATCAGCTAATCTAGTAGCTGATGTAATAATGTCGGTTGGTTATGCTAGTAATGTTGGCGTTGGCACGACAAGACCTGTACAAAAACTTCAAATTGAAGGTACAGTTGGAAATCCTGCTTCTATTGCCACAACTCAAAGTGGAATTTTCAGAATAAGCAATACTACAGACAATGCTGTCCTAGATTTTGGCATAAGGGCTGGCGGAAATGGTGCTTGGATTCAATCCACGGACGAAACAGATTTAAGTGCAAACTATCCATTGTTATTAAATCCAAATGGTGCAAATGTTGGTATTGGAACTACTATTGTCACAGGAAGATTAAATGTTACTAGAAATTCAAACACTTCTCAGCCTATTGGCTATTTTTCTGAATTATTCACAAATCCAGCGGCTACAAATATAATTTTATTAGAAAGAGGTAATAACGTATCCGCAGCAAATCAATTAAGTTCAAACGCCGGTTTAAGAATTAGAGATCACTCATCAAATTATTCTTTATCTGTAGAAGATCATCTTAGTAATTTAAATTTTGCAATAAGCGGATCAAGAGTTTTAATCGGCACAAGAACTACAAGTTCTCTTTTAAATATTGGCGGAGTAGGTTCAACAGCCCCAGCAAGCGGTATAACACTTGGAGGAGATGCTGTCGCTAATCTATACAGAAGCACGGCTTCTCAAATAAAAACAGATTCTCAATTAGTCGCTGCTGGCGGATTTTATTCTACTAGCACTAGCAACTTCATGGAGAGTCTTTCTATAGGCACTTCAATAAATATAGAAGGTGGTCCAAACGAAGGTCTATTTTTAGGAGATACAAGCAGATGGTACATTGGTACAACAGATAAGACTTATACTGTTAATGCGGATGGTGATTTGCATTTTAGAGATAGTACTAATTCTATAACTAGAATGATAATTCAATATGCTAATGGTCACGTTGGCATAGGCTCAACAGATCCTGCTTATAGATTGGATGTTTATGATACTAACAAAAACATTGGAAGATTTTACAATAATCAAACTTCTCTTGAATTCTTTTTAGGAAGTACTAATAATACATTATATACTGATCTCTTCTTAGTAACAAGCAACGGTAACGCTCAAATTTTTAAAAATAGAAGCAATGCGGGTTGGGGAGGAGTTGACTCTCTTAACATTTATACAACTATTGGACCTATAGCATTTCATCCGTCAGGCGTACAAAATGCATTATATTTAAATGAAATTGGTAATGTTGGTATAAATGTAGCAAATCCACCTAATAAATTGGTTTTATATGATAACAAAAATACTAGCACTTGGAATAGTAATTCTGCCGGTAATATTTCAAATATACAAGTAGTAAATTATCAAACTGGATTAAATATACCTGCGGTAATTGAATTAGTTCAAAATGATCATTCTTCTGTAAGGTTGGCTGGTTATAAGGTTGATGCAACAAGTTATTGGTTAAGTAATTTTGGCATTTCTGTCAGAAAAGCTGACACTAATATGCATCAAGTTTTTACGGCTCAATATGATGGGAATATTGGTATAGGTACAACAAGTCCTACTCAAAAATTAGACATAGTAGGCAGTTACGGAACTCCTGATGACAATGCGGGTATGCTAAAAATTAGAGGCCCCGGTGTAGGTCCTACTCAACTCAATTTCGGTATTAGCGCAGATGGAGGATATGGATGGATTCAAGCAACAGATATTGCTGTTGACAATGATAGGAATATAATTTTAGCACCACTTGGAGGCAATGTTGGTATAGGCACAACAAGTCCTAGCACGTTGTTAAATGTACATGGTGCCAATCCATTTGTTAGAATTAATAATACAAGTGCGGATGATCATGGAATTAAAATAAGTTACAATAATTCTGAAACACACGGATTAAATTTAATTTATAATGCAAACAGTGCTATCTCTTCTATAGATAATACCTATCCAGTAAGTGCTGCACAAGTTTACGGAGACATACGATTTAGACAAAATGTAGCAGGGACGATGACTACTCGTATGACCATCAAAGGAGATGGTGGTAATGTTGGTATTGGGACAACTTCTCCATTAGCTCCATTACATGTTGGTCTTGGAGGGGATTGGCCTTCAAGCACTGGGACAAGTGCAATGGTTTTTATTAAGCAAAAATCATCAAATGTAGGTTTAGTAATCCAAGAGCCGGGAAATGCTAGTTTTGATAGAGCTTTACATCTTTATACAAATGCTTCATTAGCTACAATTGATGCTACTTATAGAGATACTGGACCTTATCCTGATATAGCTTTTGTGACTAGCGGAACGGAAAGAGTAAGAATCAATTCTGCTGGTAATGTATTAATTAGGACTACGACATCAACTACTAACGGTGGTCTTTTGCAAATTGGTCAAGTACCAAATACTACAGCATCTAGTATAGGTTTTAATAATGACGATAATGCGGTAATAAGTGCAAAATATAATTTAGTGTTTCAAATTGATAACACCAATTCTGTTGCTAGTAGATCATATGAGTGGAACAAAGGTGGAAAAGGTTATGGTGACGGTACTAATTTGATGACACTAAATGCGGCAGGTAAACTTGGAATAGGAACGGCTTCTCCAACTACTCTCTTGTCAGTTGGTGGTGCGGGTTCTACAACAGCAGCAAGTGGCATAACATTTGGTGCAGATGCTCAAGCTAATCTTTATCGTGGCGCGGAAGATACTCTTAGAACAGATGGAGCATTAATTGCAGGGGGATATCTAAGGGCTTTAAGTTATGTTCAACTTGTAACTGATTTATATCCGGGTTCTTATACAGATAATTTAAATCTTAACATAGGGAATACCGCAGGAAATGCTTGGGAAACCGCAATCAAGATCAAACCCGGATCTTATGTTGGAATTGGAACGACAAATCCAACAGGTAAACTTCATGTCGTTTCTTCTGTCGCTGGCGAAACAGTTTTTAGAACAGACGGTACAAACGGAACCCTATTCTCAGTCGTTGATGACCTCAGTGATTCGTTAATGTCAGTAAACAATTCCGCAGGTCTTCCAGTCCTAGAAGTCTTTGCTGATGATAGGGTTGTCGCTGGGCAATATGGAAGTGGAGACTTCGTTTTAATTAATAATAAAATTGGTGTTGGTACGAGTAACCCAGCAAATAAATTATCAGTAATTGGAGCCGCGAGCATTGGCTCAAATAGCTACAATGTATCTGCTCCAGCGAATGGATTAATTGTTGAAGGTAGTGTCGGTATAGGTACTACAAGTCCTAGTAGTAAACTTCATGTATATGATAATGGTGGTTCATTTATAACAGATTTAGACGCCACATATCATATGGGTATATTGAATGAATACGTTTCAACATATGTATCTAGAACTAAATTTGGCAGATGGAATAGTACTTCAAATTTAGAACTATATTATGATATTGCTGGTACTGAAGAAGCAAGAATTACAAGAAATTTCGCCGCTGCTGTTTTAAAATTTAATAGAGGCGTTAATACCGACATGATAATTGATGGTAATGGTAATGTTGGTATTGGAACAACAAATCCCTCACAAAAATTAGATGTTCGTGGAAATATAAAGTTAGGCGCAGACGGTGCAGGTAACTATATTTATTATGTAAAAGATACAGAAGGAACGATAATTAACACTTCAAGATCAGATGTAAGTCAGCAAGGTTTACTTAGATCAGATGGTTGGGGTAATTTTACAGTAGATAAAAGTATTGGTGTTGGATATAGTTTAGGAAGCTCGTTTGCTTCTTCTACTATTGGAAATGGTAATTTATATGTTGCTAATACTATAGGAATAAATACAACAAATCCAGCCGAAAAACTAGACGTTAGAGGTGGAATCCTAAGAACGAATAGTAGAATTAGTAATTCTGAAGGTTATCCGCTTGGCCACTATTCTCCCGGAGAAACGGTATTTGAAATAGACCCCACATGGAGCCAAGCTGAACTTCAAAAATATTTTAATAGTAGTAGTGTCACTTGGGTAGCAGTAGCTGATGCTCCCGGGGGTTATTGTATTTATATTGATGGATCAGCTAATGTTGGTGGATTTGCTGATTCTGGCTTCCCTTATATTCCAGTAGACACTAGTGATATTTTCTACATGGAATGTTGGATTCAAAATGTAGGAACAAATCAAGGTCACTACATGGGAAGCCAAGATTTCGATCACAATTTTAGTAGTTTAGGAGGCAATCCCGGTTCTTATGGTTATTGGGTAATGAGTAATTATAGTCCCGGTACTAGTTGGACTAAAGTAAGTGGTTATATTACTGGATTTGGAAGCTCAGTTGGTCAATTTGTATCTGGTACAAAATATTGGACTCCTCAAGCTTTATTCAATTATACAGCAGGAACTGGAACAAGAGCCTGTCGTATTTCTGGATGGAAAATTATAAAAGTTTATCACCCCGGCAATAGAACCTTTACAGGAAGTATAAGCGCAGGTACAAGTATTAGTGCTGGTACTAATCTTACTGTTGGTGCTGATCTTTATGTTGCTGATGAGTTAGGTGTTGGAGTTGCTATTGCTAATAAGAGAGTAAACTATGGAGCGCAAATAAACGCAGCAAGTGCTTCTATTCAATTAGTTCTAGGAAGAACGGCTAGTGCTACTGGCCAAGGAGGAATTGGTGCAGATGAAAATTCTACATTTGCGGTTTGGAATGTAAGCGGAGGGGTCAATAGACAATTTGCCATTTCTCAAAGAGGTAATTTAGGTTTAGCTACTTCAACTGCTGCTCCTAGTTCCAGATTAACAATTGGTACAGATTTTGCAGGAGCTTCTGGTATTTCTATTGACACAAATGGCACTTCTAATTCAGCAATTGTTGTTAGAAAAAATTCTAGTATGGCGGCTTATGGAATCCTTCCTTGGGATTCTGAAGTTTATTTAAGCGCAGGAATATATTATAGAGAAGGAACTTGGACTCATCATAATGCTAATAGTAATAATCAGTTATTTGTAATGTCTCCGGGTGGAGGAACTAAATGGTACGCTTCAAATGACGGTGCAGGTTCTTGGAATGTTGCAAGTGCTGTTACTCTATGGGATGACTCTGTTCATTGGAAATCTTCAATTAGATCTACAAGGGCAATAGACTGCTATATAAGTGGAGCAAGTCTCGCTGTTGGAACAGATAGCGCGACATCTAGATTAACTGTTCTCGCAGCCGCTCTTACTACAACTTCAAAAAATACATATGCAGCCGCAATTGGAAATAGTAATAATACTGATTTAACTTTGGGCGCAGATGGTTCTTATGCCTATATTCAAAGCTGGGGTTCCAAGCCTTTATATGTAAATAATCAAGGAAATGCTATTCTATTTGGAGATAATGTAGGAATTGGCACTTTAAGTCCAAGCGGAAGACTTCATGTTGGTACGCCTTCTTATTCTAGTTCAAACAGGCCATTTATTGTAAATAATGGCGTTCAATCTGTAAATGCTAGACTTTATGATACAGCAGTTATACAACAAGATGACGTAACTACTTTAAGATTAGTAGAAAGAAATTCAGCAGTAGCGAATCAAATACTTTCTTTTGCTATTGGCGATGGTGTTGCAAGAATAGCTTGTACCGCTCAACCAATGCAGTTTTATGTTAATGGCGGAGACGGTATTGGAGATTATGGATACTTAGGCTTAAATGGTACAAAAGCTATTGAAATTAGCACATCTGCAAACGTTGGAATTGGCAACGTAACTCCAAATGCCGCAAGATTACATATTAAAGGCGATAGCTTTAACCCTGTTTTAAGAGTGGAAACTGCATTATTAGCAGGAGCAGCAGGAGGAACGGCTGGCAAAACATTTGTTGGTTGGTTGCCAATTCAAACTGGCGCACTTAGTCCCGGAGACACAGTTTACATCCCATTATATAAATAAAATTCTATGGAAAATATCGAATATAAAATATACAAATATGAGTTATGCCCAAGTGAATCTCCAAATTCTACTATTGTAGGATTTTTAATCACGGACACTAATTCTAGCAAATATACAAATATTGAACATACTTTGCCATTCTCTGAGACCAATAATTTAACTGAAGAAGAGATCTGCCAAATGGCATTTAATAAATTAAAACCACAAATTGATGCGATTATTACAAGATTCCAAACTGCAAATAATCCAGTAATAGGAAAAGTCTTTTTGCCTTCTTCTTAATATAATAAAATATGAGCGTCAAGCAGGGAAACATAGGAATAGTTAAAGATAATTTGCTGTTTTATTACAACAGTAAAGTTATTCAAGGCTTTAGGGGAGAAGCTACTTCTAATTTAGCTAATGCTATTTCTATTGGCGCACAAGGAGGAAGTTTAACTGTAGCTACCTCATATCCATCTTTTTCAGAAGACTTAAGTGATGGTAATTTTTTCAAAAATGTACCTAGCGGAGGCGTTTTATATCATCAAGTTACTAATCCTGCTTTTTCTAATAATACTATTTTATACAACAACAATGGAGGGTTAACTTCTGGCTCTCTTATTCCTATATCTGGTCCTTATCTTGTTTTTTCATTTTATGCTTATTTAACTCAAGTTTATAATGGATACAATGGAGGTCTTGCAGGATATATAAATACTTATATTGCAAGTTCTGTAACTGGATTTGTTAGTTCTTTTTATGGATCTTATGGATGGTATTTTTATGTAAATGGTGTGCTTGATCAAAACTGGTCATACAATACAGCATATTTAAATAAATGGGTTAGAGTAGTTGCTGTCGTGAATAATGGGGCACTTGATTCTACTGTAAAGTATTTTTCTAATTGGTATATTTACAATGACAGATTAACTAGTGGAGCAATGTATATTGCAAAATTTCAAGTTGAACAAAAAGCTTACGTCACTCCAGCGGTTAAATATGATTACTTGACAAACTTAAGCAATAGAGGAGAAACGACTACAAATCTAATATCAAATCCTGATTTTACTTCAACCACAGGTTGGAATAATAATGGAAATATAACAACTACTATTGAGACAATCAATTCAAAAACTTATATAAAAGTAGTTTCTAACCAAGGCAGTAGTACTCCGGGTATTCTTTCTGATTCTATAAGCGTAACTGCTGGCTCTATTTATACTCTTAGTGCATTTGGTTATAGATCTGGTTCAGCAGAAGCTTATTTATATGTTTACAATGTAAGCAGTGGAACAGATATCTTATGGACTGGGGCACCTTTTGGAACTACAGATGGTTGGGTGGTCAGTAAATTTAAAATACCGGCAGGGTGTTCAACTATTAAAGTAGGAGTGTTATGGAGCGTTCCTTCTATTGGAGATATTTTCTATGTAGAAAAAATACAATTAGAACAAAAAGAATATCAAACCGCATTTGTTAATGGTTCTCGCACAGCAAATACTATTACTGGCGGCGGCGGGTTAATAGATTTAAGTGGAAATAGATTTAATGCTAGTCTTGATAATAGTGTTTTTGATACTAATGGGATTTATTATAATGGAATTGGCACTTATGTTGATACAGGATTTGATATCACAAATCTTGACCCATCTCAAGCATTTACAATAGAAGCTATTGTAAATTTTGATGCTCCAAGAGTTTATTCGCCTACATCTTTTACAATATCAAGCGTTAATACTACCACAAATTATATAACAACAAGTGTTACCCATAATTTAGTAGCAGGAGATAGAATTGGCTTTTCAGTTTCAGGAGGTTCGTTGCCAAGTCCACTTCAAGATTCAAGTACAGTAGTTCCATACTATATAATTAATCCTACGTCTAATACTTTTCAAGTATCAACTAGTTCTGGTGGCTCTGCCGTTGATTTAACAACAACTGGATCAGGAACAATTAGTGCTTCAATTCCATATAGAAATGGAGTATTATTTGGTAGAGCAGGATATGGTGGTATTTGTATTTATTATAATATTAGTCCCGCTGGAGTTATTACTGTATTTGGATACGTTAGAACAACTGTTGGTGGATATCAGAATACACCCGTTCCAACAATATCATCTGGCGTAAATTACTTAATAACTGTAGTCAATAATCCAGTAAACAATAGTTTTACTATTTATTTAAATGGCGTTTCTCAAGGTCAATATTCTGCTGCTACTGGAAGTACTTACGCTAATGGAATAACTGGAAATTTTTATATTGGATTGGGAGGTCAAGCGGATGGTGGAGGAACATTAGCTTATCCTCCATTTAAAGGTTATTGCAATATGCAAAGCATTTACAGAAAAGCATTTTCAGAAAAAGAAATTTATCAAAATTATATAGCTCACAAGAAAACACATAATTTACCATAATATGAGTACAGTTAATAAAGGTTTACAAATATCAAGAACAGGATTAAGCTTATATTATAATGTAAATGATCCAAAAAGTTTTCGTGGACCAGATAGTGCAAATTTAGCTAATGGAGTTTATTTAGGTTTTTCAGGAGACCGTTGGTTAAAAGTTACTAGTTATCCAAGAGCAGGAAGATTGCCATTTAAATTAGAAAGTGATGTTTATAAACTCGTAAGTGGAAATAATTATTGGGGCAATGCAAGTGATTTTAGCGTTGCTTATGGCAAAACTTATATAGTAAGCTTTTGGTATTATCAAACGGCTCCAAATATCGTTACTCTTTCGTCAAGTAGATTTTTTGGAACTCCAAGAGGAGGATCTGGAATATATAATAATGTTTCTACTGAAATGTATAGTACTTTTGATCTTACTATAGTGGGAAAATGGACTTTTGGTTATTCTATTATTTGTACAAATGTTCCAGTTGATAGTTATTCATATTTCAGAGGAACTTATACTTTGCCTTCTTATAATGATGATAATCCAGCCGGGGATGTTTATATTGCTAATTTTAAATTTGAAGAAGCTGATTTTCCAACAGCTTTTAATACTACTGCAAGAACAAATTCTTTAGCTGGCGGTGGAGGTTTAGTCGATTTAAGTGGAAATAATAAAAGCATAGATTTAACATCTATGTTGTTTGATGATGAGGGTCCATTATTTGATGGAATTAATAGCTATACAATGAGTATCAGTTCTGCACAAAACTCATCAGGAGCTATTATTGATAATAGATATGATTTTAGTTTACAATTTTGGTTAAGACCAAATTCTAGTAATTTTCCTCTAAATGCATGCGGAGATAAAAGAATTACTATTTTCGAATTGCCGGGAACTGGCCTTCCGGGTGCTTATTATTTAGGATTGTTTGCATACTTAACTAGTGCATCTGCTAACTCTAGTACAACTAGTTTAATAGCTCAAATAAGATCAGCAGCAGATAATACTCATACCTCTTCAGATACAGGAACATCAACAAGCACAACAATCAATAGAAATGAATGGACTCACATTGTAATAACTTATACTGGTTTTGTAATAAGAATTTATAAAAATGGTGTTCTGGATTCTACATCTTCTGCCTTAACTAATAATTCATATTTTTGGGATGGTGCTATAAACATGGGTTATATTGCAAATAACTGTGGACCCTCTTTATTGCATGGAAAAATACAAGAAGTAAAAGTCTATAAAAAAGCATTAAATGCTTCTGAAGTTTATAACGATTATTTAGTAAGCAAAAACATATATATCCTAAAAGCTTCTCGCTATTCAAATTATGGATCTTCTCTGACGAATCCCGCTTATTCTGCATTAGATATTACTAGAAAACGCGGAGATGTCGCAAGTGGCTTGTATTATATAATTACTTCAAATGGTGTAAAACAAGTATATTGTGACATGACTACAAGAGATGAATATGGGCAAACTGGTTGGATGCTTGTAGGAAGTTGGGATACTGATTATCAATGGAGTTTAAAAGCAAATAGTTCCGATTCAGTTTTTGGAACTACTGCAATGAATTGTGTTTCTTCTAATTTTGGTAATATGAAAATTAACCATTTTAGAATTTTAGCTTCTGCTGCTGCTACTACGGTAACAAGCAGCGCAAGTGCAGATTGGTATTATCAATGGAATACAAAAGTAAGATGGAAAGAAGTTTGGGCACCAGATGCTAGTAGAACTCAATACTATAGTAGTTATGGAAACAATGTATCACTACCAAGAGGATCTTTAAAAGCTTTTGATTTAAGTTATAATTTAAAATTCTCTGTAAAAAATAGTTTTCATAAATATAACGGATTAAGTGATTATGGTTTTACTCCTACAGCAGACGTTTCAAATACAGGAATTACAAATGCCCCAGTGGTTGGCTTATGCAGATTTCATGAAGCTTTATTGTATGCTGGTAGACCATTCGGAGCATTTAATTTAACTAGAACTGGCGATTTTGAAGCAGGTACAGGTGCTGATGCTGATGGTACTCTTGCTATTGGAATATCAACAACAAGTGATAACTATACTGGTCAAGATCGTGATGTAAATGTCGCTGCCAAAGTAGGATATGATGATAATATAGTTTGGTCAGCTTATACTACTTCGGTAACATCTGCTGTAACTACAGCAAATAATATTAGTACAAAACTATGGTGGTGGATTAAATAATATGTCATTAACATACTCTCCAAAAATTATATTAGATGGTCTAGTTTTATGCTTAGACCCATCACAAAATAAATCATATCCAAGCGCAAATTTATCAGTAAAAGATGGTTTGATTTTGTGGTTAGATTCATCTGACGATAGTTCTTTTAGCTATAGTTCAGGAACTTTAGTAAGTCAATGGCGTGATAAAAGTGGATTAAATAATCATGCAAATCAATCCACCGCTGCCAATCAACCAACTAGAAATTCTAGTACAAATTCTAGAAAAACAGTAACTTTTGATGGAACAAATGATTCTTTAAGTACTTCTAATTCATTAGATTTAAGTGTTACTCATACAATATTCGCTATAGCTAGTCAAACAACAGGCACCGAGGATGCTGGATTAGTTTCTATAAATAATTCATTAAATAATGGACTTACTTTACATAATGGAAGTACTTATTATGCATATTATGGTGATGGTGGTAAATATGCGACTAGTTCAATTACTACATCTACGACTTATATTTTTACAAAAGTTTTTAAAGGCACTTCTAGCACTACAAGGCAAGTATATTTAAATGGAACTTCTGCAACAACAACAGGTGTCATTGCAAATTCTGATGCTTCAGGTGTAATTAGATTAGGTCAACAATCAACTTATTTAAATGGAAAGATTGCTGAAGTAATTATTTTTAATAGAGAATTAACAGCTACAGAATTAAAACAAGTCCACACATATCTTGGACAAAAATGGGGTATATCTAATACTGATAGAAGTATAGTTGATTTAGCGGGAAATGATGACAATGGATTATTTGGCAATGGAACTGTGGCAAATATGCCGCTTTATGATTATTATAACAAAGGAACTTTGAAATTTGATGGTTCCAATGATTATGTGAGTGTAGGAGCTAACGCAATTCTTCGGGGTAATAGTATAAGTTTAGGAGTTTTTTTTAAGACTATAAATAATGGACAATCGGTTCAATTTATAGCCGGATATGGAGATACTGGTGTACAGGGTTATTGGTTAGGAGTAGTTGGCGGACCTATACGATTTTTTGTAGGTAATGGATCAACATCTCTTCAGTTAAATTCAGGCATATCTCCTAATAATGACCAAATTTACTATGTAGTTGGCACATACGATGGAACAAATCAACGAATTTATGTTGATGGCGTATTAATGGCATCTTCGACTTCTGTCAATGGAAGTCTGAGTTATACTGGAATGACTGATGGATTTTTGATTGGACAAGTCCAAGGATTTACTGGCGGTAGATACTTAACTGGAAACATATATGCTATGCAAGTATATAATAAAGCATTAAGTGCCGCAGAAGTATTACAAAATTATGAAGCTCAAAAGTCAAAATTTGCAAATACAATTGTACAAAATGGTCTTGTATTAAATCTTGATGCTGGCAATCCATATAGTTATGCTGGAGCAGGTACAACATGGTATGATGTTAGCGGAAATGCAATAAATGCATCTGCAAGTGGAACATCTTCTTATATTAATTTATACGGTGGTTTATTAAGTTTTCCTAATAATAATAGTTATTATAATACTTCAACAGTTTCTGCGTTGAATTTAGGATCAGCTTCATTTAGCATGGAGTGTTGGGTTTATTTAGATGCGGCAACTGCATCAGATAATACTTATAGAGGAATAATAAGCTTAGGCACAAATTCAAGTAACTTTGTATATATTGCAAAATGGAGATCTGGTTTATATACAGGATTATATGTTCAGTATAAAGCAGGTGGATCAACTATTACAGGTGTTTATCAAGCTAATGAATACAATCCAGTTTCAAAATGGACTCATGTTATAGCAACAAAATCTGGTAGTTCTTTAACTCTTTATGTGAATGGTTCTATCGTATATACAATAAATGATTTAAATACAACCTTTACTGGAAATAGCTCTGTTTATGTCGCGCAAGCGCATAGTGACGTTGCTTCTTTATATGGTTATGTTGGAGAGGCAAGAGTTTATAATATTTCTTTATCTGCTGCTCAGGTCTTGCAAAATTACAATGCTACAAAAGGAAGATTTGGATTATAAAGTGTAAAAAATATTAGAATAACTTAATTTTAGATTAAAATAAGAAAATGAATACAATATTTATCCCCGTTTACCCAAAACCATCTGGCGCAAATGTGACGCAACTTTGCGTTGATTTTAACGCATTTGACCCTCATGATGGAATTAGATTTTCAGTCGTAATGAAAAATCCTGAAGGATTAGTTTTAGATAAAACTTTTACTAATCTTGCGGGAGATGACTGGCAAGATTGGCCCCCTGAGCAAACAGCCGCAGCAGATTATAATTATGTAAAAAATGTAGTATTACAAAACTTAGGATATACTGAAGCAGTCGCTCCATACTTTACTACTCAGCCTGAAAATTTAAAAGTTCTTAGTGGTTCTCCCGCTGTATTTACTGTAGTAGCTTCTGGAGATGCTCCTATTTCTTATCAATGGTATAAGAATCAAGAACTTATTTCAGGAGCAAATTTAGAAGTTCTTACTATAAATTCAGTCTCCGAAACTAATATAGGAACCTATTATGTAAAAGCTCAAAACCCTGTAGGAAGTACAAATAGTAATTTAGCTTCATTGAATACTTTTGTAGCTCCATTTATCTTATCGAATCCAAGTGACTTATCTATGCCTTCTGGAGCAAACGCATATTTCTCTGCTGTATTTGATGGAGATCAACCAATTACTATTGAGTGGTTTAAAGACGATCAATCTATTCCAGATTCTAATTCCTCTCAGTATGTCATAAGTGGAGTCACACAAGATAATGTAGGATTCTATAAAGCAAAAGCTACTAATATAGCTGGATCAATAGAAACATCTGAAGCAAGTCTCTCTATTATTGAACCAACTCCTCCAACTCCTCCTGAGCCAGTTCCAACGGGAATTATGCCTTAATTTTTAAAATATCTCTTCTCAAGCCCCGAAAGGGGCTTTTTTTGTGTAATAATGTGTATGAATTTAACAGGTACACAAGGAAACTCTTTTTATAAGAGACTTGTTGCCCGTGACTCTGATGGAGTTGTCATAAACTTATCAGGCTTCACGGCTTCTGGCTATGTAAGAGCAAGTTATGGGGCAGGATATACAAACGACAATGTGTATGTACCAAGCTCTGGTATTTTATTAGACTTAAATCCAAAAATCATATCAGGAGCCGCAGGAGAAAGTTTTGTCAGCGGATATATCGATATCAGCATAGGTAGAACAGGAATGGCGGCTTTACCATCTAGTTACTTATTATACGATGTTCAAGTTTTCTCGGGAGAAAATTATGCTCGTACTGTTGAAGGTGGCTATTTTGTAATTAATCCAGAAATAACATACTAATATGAAAATCGTAGACATGGCTCAAGAACTCTATTTCGAATTAGGTCAACCAAGTGATCTATCAGTACCAGCTATTAGTTATTGGCTTAGGAGCAATATAGGTATTCTTAATAATAAACTGAACAAAGACATTATTATAGACGACGCTTCTTTGGAGCTTGTGCCCAATTTGGGAGAAACAGAAAAGTCTATTTATAAAAAGATCTATGAATGTTATTTTTACGATCTAAAAGTCAAGCAAACTTTAAATGCAATAAATGGAGATAGCTTGTTGGAAGTTACAGATGGCGGTGGAACTGTTCGCAGAATCAACCGAAACGAAACCAGTAAAATATACTTAGAAGCAAAGAAAAATTCACTTAATGAATTAACTGCGATGGTTAATGATTACAATATTAACGACGTTGGTCCTCTACAAGTTGCTGGCGACGATACTGTAGCTGGTTCTTATATTACTGATAAGTATTATTCAATCAGACCATTTAATAGAGTTTAATTATGGCATCTTTAATAACAGACGCACAAAGACTTAGTTTTGGATCAAGTTATAATGATCTTTTTGATACATTATCTAGGGATATTGTCGTCTACAAAGAGCCTATTAAAAATATAACTTCTGTTAACGAAACTCCAGTATTTGGTTATCCAACAGATCAACTGCCTGATAGCGTAACTTATACGCCAGTCTCTGGTGTTTATAAAGCTAGAATATTTTATGGTAGTCCAGATGAAGACATTGTGTCTTTAAATTCTGAGATTAAAAATCCTAATACTACTGCAAGAATAAGAGTCCGCTTAGAAGCCAAAGATTACATTGAAAATGGTAAAACAGAAAGAATAACTTTCGACAATAAATCTTGGAATGTGCAATATGGTTTTGTAGTTAAAAGATATATTGATGAACCTTATTACGAGTACATGATGAAGGAAATAATGTAATGGCTACAATAAATAAGACAATTTTAAATAGAGAAGTCAAAAAACTTCTTTTCAGTAAAGACATTCAGAATTTAGCCTACCAAAGAGCCGAAAAAGAATTTCAAAGACTTAAAAATCAAACAATAAAAGAATTTGATCAGCACCCAGTTACTGTCGAATTAGAAATGGGAGCCGAAGGAAAAAACATCTCAAAAACTTTACCCGGAACAAAACCTGACTCTAATTTATTTTCATTTATTGGATTTGATCAAGACTCTCAGCCTACGCAGCAGGTAAGGCAAGCTTTAGAAGAAGAAATTCTACTAAATAGAACTCCAAAAACAAGAACTACAGAAACAGGTGTTCAATTCGAATTCCCTGTTTCAGTTCCTACATTAAAGTCAATAGAACAAAAAACTCCATTACCTTGGGAAGCTGGAAGAAGCTGGGTTAGAGGAATTGAAAGAGGCATTTCTGGATTGGGATATTACTTGTCTGGAAAATTTAAATCTCCTGAGCCTAGCCGATCTGGCGGCGGTATTCAGGCAGATGACAAAGTTAGATCAGGCTCTTTTTCTACTGTGAAATACTTGAGTACAATACTAAAAAATCTAAAGGATAAACTCAAACAATGAAACCGCAATTTGACAATCAAATATCTTCATCGTTTTTAATGTGGTTTGATCACACTCTGCTATCCAAGGGTGAGGCTTACTATAACGTAAATACTACATTTCCTGCTAATTCTTCTTATGTGAATGGTTTTTATGCTTATAATGGTCCTTATAAAGGATTAGTATATGACTCTTCAATTGCTGGAGCAACAGTAATGACGGGAGTTAGCATAAATGGCGCAAATTACAATTTAGGTCAAAGCCCTCTAAGTGGTATAAACTATTCAGAAGGTCAGATTTATTTAAGTTCTGGATCTCTTAATGTTTCTGGAACTTATTCGGTTAAAGAGTTTAACGTGTTGATGACATCTCAACCAGAAGAAGTGTTATTATTTGAAACTCAATACGTTAGAAGAAATAAAACCCCTGCTGGGTCTTTAAAGGATTCTTTAAAAGAAAATGCGATAACTTACCCTGTAATTTTCATCAAAAATAATGGAAGCACAAATGATCCTTGGGCTTTCGGCGGAACAGACGAAACGAGAGTAGACTTTAGGGCCATTGTTATTGTTGATTCACAATATACATTAGATGCAGTTTGTTCATTATTTAGAGATAGAAATTACGACAACGTTCCTCTAATTGATCCAACATACAATCCATTTAATGTTTTAGGCAGCTTTAAGAGCGGGGTAGTTTTTAATTATAATAACATTACAAGCGGCAAAGACTACTGCATGATAGATAGAGTTTCCGTCTCAAAGGTCGCAGGTGTAAGAGATAGAGAGAACAATATTAATCCCGGTTCTTATTATGGACTAATTGATTTCGAGTTAGTTAAATTTAGAGAGCCAAGACAAACATAAAAATATGCCAAGAAATAGAGTAATTTACCAAAATGAAGCATTATACGTTGGCCCTTCGCCAGCCATATCTGGTCACTATAAGTTTGTTACAGGAAGCAATGTAAATGTTCCTACTCAAAAATTAAATCAATTAGATCCTCTTGCTACAAGAACTTTAGCCTCTGGAGCAGGAACCACCACGGCTAGTCTTGCTACTATGCAAGCAGGTTTGCTTCCAAATTTAGCTAATTTAGATCGTATACAAAGTATTAATTACAACTTTAATATTACGAGAAGAGATGTAAATCAATTTGGAAATTTAGCCGCAATAGACAAAATCATTATAGAGCAACCAGTAATAAATATTGATTTTAATTACTATCAAAACGGTCTTAAGAATGAAGAAGAATTAGGTTTCACTACGACTTCTTTGAAGAGAAGTGCTGCTGTAAATTTAACAATTACTGCTTCTGGGCAATCTGAATTTGGAATTACTGCGGCTTCTATTGCTGATGGCGGTCAAGGTTATTTAAATTCATTTACTTTAACATTGCCACAAGCCGGTGGAAATATGCCTCCTGTACTTTCTTTTGGCGTGGCTACTGGAGGATTATATGCGGGTCAAGCAACAGGAGTCTCAATAACTGATAAAGGATCAGGAGTTATTTATATAAATAATTCTCAAATCGCAACCACAGTTTCTATTGTTAATATTCCAGTTAATGTCGGGATTGGCGGTACGAGCAATCAATCAACTTTTTCTCCAACTTTAGCAAATAACTATCCAGAAGGTACTTCTAGTATTGTAGATATAACCTGTTTAAGCGGAATACTTACAAAAGCAAGTGACGAAAAAAATTTGTTTGTAAGAACTGTGCCTCAAGGAAATGACGTAAGTGTTGCGACAACCGGCACACTGGATCAAGCCATTATCGCTTTTGGAAATACTGTTATTACAAATTACGCTATTAATGCAGCAGTAGGAGACATCCCAAATGTGGCAATTAGTAATGAAGCTAGAAATTTTTCTATAGTTACTGGAGACAACGATTTTAAATCTAGTTCTGCTGGTAGACGTTATCCATTGCCTTCAATAGACGAAGAAGGAACAAGAGTAAATGGGACATATTCTCTTCCAGATTTTAACAGCAGATCAGACCTATCACAAAATATATCTGCATTTAGACCCGGAGGCATCATCCTTGATTTAACTCCATTTTATGCTTCTGGAGGATTAGGAATTGATACAAGGTCTTCTTCTTTAAACGCTCAAAGTTTCAGTTTATCAATGGCTTTATCTAGAGAATCTTTAAGTAAACTTGGAAATACTTTTAATTTCGCAAAAGAAATTACTTTTCCAGTTAGCTACTCTTTCTCTGTCAATGTTTTGGTATCAGAACTAGCAACTGGTAATTTAGTTGATGTAGTTTCTAGTAAAGATATTAAATTCAATACTTCAGTCTCTTTTATTAAACCCGGAACTGAAGTTTCAAGTTATGGTAAGATAACTGGTGTAAGATATTTAATTAAATCAGCGCAGTTAGAATCTTTAGACTTTAGTTCCTCAATTGGAGCTAACAAAACAGCTACTTTAACCTTTGGAGGTCAAATGAGTTCTCCTCAAGATTCCACTAAAGGTGTATTTATGCAGGGAGATTATTGGATGCAAAGACAAGAAATCATATAATAATTTCTCAAAACAGAATAAAAAATGTAATAATAAAAAGAAATTTAAAGGATTAAAAATATGCCAAGAAATCGTGTAATTTACCAATCAGAAGCACTATTCAACACAAAAGACATTGTTGACGTAGCGGCTTCTGCACCACCACAAACTGGAAATTTATATATTAACCAGTTTTCTCGCGTCCAATCTTGTAATTATAATTTCAATATTGCAAGAAGAGACGTTAACCAATTCGGCGATCTAGCTGCTATTGATCGTATTATTCTAGAGCAACCCACCGTAGGAGTTGATTTCACTTATTTGCTAACAGACATGGGCAACGAAAAGAACCTTGGATTTTCAGTAATTAGCAATGGAATTACTACTATTTCTGATATCACTAGCGCAAATGCTACTCAATCTTGCTTATCTGGAATTCTAACCAGCGGATTCATTAATACTAAAAATTATTTCATCAGAACAGTTTCTGAAGGTAATGATGCTTCTTCTTTTGCTAATGATACTGTTGCTAACCAAACAATAGGAAGCACAATTGGATTAGGAAACGGTTTCTTAACTAATTACTCTATTAACGCTGCTGTAGGAGACTTCCCAACCACTTCTGTCAGCTTGGAGTGCTTAAACATGAATTTCAGCAATGGAAATTCAGGTGCTGCTCCCGGTGTTACTCCTGCTGGAGCTATTGCTGGAGGTGCGTTTATTCTACCTCAAGCTACAGGCAATCCTAATGGTGAAAACGCTTTGGGAAAGATTTCTGCTCTTAGACATGGAGATATATCATTCTCTTTATCAAAGACTCAGGGTCAATCTTATGGCGGTACTGATTTAACTACTTCTGCCGCTATTCAAAACTTCTCAATCTCAATGGGTCTAAATAGAACTCCATTGCAAAAGATCGGAAGCAGATATGCTTATTCAAGAGAAATTGATTTCCCAGTTACTGTAACTCTTTCTGTTACAGCTTTGGTACAAGATCTTACTACTGGTAACTTGGTCGATCTAGTAAATGTAGATGGTCTCTATGACGCAGTTATCAAACTCGCTGCTCCTGCTGTTGCTAACAGTGATTTGAATCCTGATGAAGGCGTTGGATATGTACTCAAGAGACTTAACTTGGATTCACAAGACTTCTCTTCTTCAATCGGAGCCAATAAACAGGTCACGCTAAACTTCTCTACTCAAGTTGGCTCTCCTCAACAAAATGACAGAGGATTGTTCATGCTTGAGACATTGCCTCTCGACGCATAAGCTAAAATATTAACTTCAAAGCCCCAGCCTAAAAACTGGGGCTTTTTTGTTTTTATGCGTGTAAAGATTATTAGGTAAAGGTATTTCAAAGGTATTATGGCTATGGATATAAAAATGAAAGAGTTTATTCTCTTTCAAAATCGGCGTAAAGTTATTAATCTATATAAAAACTTTTTAATCTTACTTGAAGATTTAAAAGAAGATGGTTATAATATCTCTGAAGATAAGTATCAAAGGCTAAGAAAAAAAGTTCTTGATTCTGGCAATGATACTATCAGACAGTTCGAAGAAGAACTAAATAATATAGATTTATAATGAAAACGATATACGAATTTGCAATAAATAAAGAAGGCGTTGTAAAAGAGACAGAAGAGTCTGTAAACGAGGCTGGTCAAAAAGTCACGATTACCAAAGATGTAACTACTCAGATTCCTCATAACTATTTTATCAAAAAGCCTACTAGAGCTTTGTTTGACGAAGCTGAATTGTTTTATGGCGTTAAGCTTTCTGAAGGAGTAAAAGCTGGTCTTCTTACTCGTACTCTACTAAATAAGAGATATGTTGATGATGGTGGAATTTTAGCAGATAGAACTAAAAACGCAGAAGCAGATGCTTATAAGGATTTGTATGATGCTCAAAACGAGTTGCAAAGACTTCTTGCTTTAGAAGAGAAAGATCGACCAGATTATTTTACAGCTAAAAAAGAAGAGCTAGAAACCAAGATTACTGTAATTAAAAACTCTCTAACAGAACTAGAGGTACAAAAAGAGTCGTTGTTTGACAATACCGCAGAAACAAGGGCGCGTAATAAAGTAATTACTTGGTGGATATTATTTTTGTCATACTATGAGAAAAACGGGGAGAAACAACCATTCTTTGGTGAAGGAGATTATGAAGCCCGAATGAACAGGTATGACGAAATCTTTGAATCAGAAGATCCTCATCTAGTAAAAGTAGCTAACGCTTTCATTTACTTTATTAGTTTCTGGTACGTCGGTAGAGCAAATTCGAAGGAGGACTTCGATGTGCTAAAGTTAGAACAAAAAATCTTTTAATTTCTTGCGTTAATTAATCCTAGCCCCTGCGAGAGCGGGGGCTTTTTAGTATATGGATCTAGAAGCTTTTAATAAAAATCTAAAATCTCTTTATTGGGATATAGTAACTGGGTCTTCTTCATTTAAATTAAATGGTAAGACTTACTATGTTAAGCATATGTCTCCAAAAGACGCAGGAACAATTGAAGTTCAAGAAAATTACTATTATAACAAAGCTAAATCCCAAGGTATTCCAACAAACGAAGAAAAGATAAAAGAGCTAATTAAAGAAAATATATACAACGAAAAAGACGATAAAAAGATAGAAAATAATAGACTTACTCTTGCGAATTTAATGAAAACTCGCCGCAAATTATACTTAACTAGAGACTTGGAGAATATTGATAGGCAGATGAAAGAGATAACTGAAGAAACTAATCGGTTACAGCAAAAGAAAGACGATCTCCTAGAAAACACTTGCGAGACTTATTCGGGCAAAAGAATGAATGAGTTTTATATTTATTATTCTGTATACGTTGATGAAAAATGCGAAAAACAGGCTTTTACATTAGAAGAATTTGAAGATATAGATCAAGTTGAATTATTTAATTTAGTTGGTGCATATTCTAAATGCGCCCAAAAGTTCAATAACCATAATATAAAAAGAATAGGAGTTAGCGGATTTTTCCTTAATTATTTTTACTTAGCAGAGGATAATCCCTTCTTTTTCTTTGGTAAGCCAGTTACTCATTTGACATTCTATCAGGTTGAATTGTTTGGATACGCTAGATACTTCAAAGACTTGATGAGCAAGTCTAGCGTCAAGCATCCTGATGAATATAATGATGATGTAGATAAGATTATTGATTGGTATGAGTCTAGCAGTAATCTTGAAAAATTACATGAAGATAAGAACGCTGCTTCAGGTAAAGAAACAGCGGTTCAGGCAGTTTCTGTCATGGGAGCTACCAAGGAAGACCTAAAGAAATTAAAGCAAGACAATACTGGAGCCATCTCTCTAGATGAAGCCGCAAAGAAAAAAGGCGGCTCATTAAGTTTTGAAGATTTAATCAAATTACACGGCGTTTAAGTGTAATTATTCTTAGGTTTAAGGATATATGGCTACATCAGCAGGAAATATTCCCATTTCAGCGACATTTGCTGCCGCGCAACTTGAAAAAGATGTGTTGTCGGCGTTGAACCGTATCCAGAGCAAGAGTAATCTTTCTCTAAATACAAGAAATTTTTCTCAACCACTGGGTAAAATTACTGGTTTAGCTAATGAATTCCAAAAGTCTTTGGAAGCTTCAAATGCCCGTGTAGTCGCATTCGGAGCTTCTGCTGGTCTTATTTTTGCAGTTCAAAAGTCATTTTCCTCTTTAGTAAATACTACTATCGAAGTAGAAAAGTCTCTTACTGATATCAATGTAGTATTAAATACATCTTCTAAGGGTATCAAGCAATTTGGAGATCAGTTATTTAGTGTAGCAAAAAATACTGGATCGGCTTTTAAAGATGTAGCCAGTGCTGCAACAGAATTTTCAAGACAAGGTTTGGGATTAGAAGAGACATTAAAGAGAACAAGAGATGCTCTTATCTTAACTCGTCTTTCTGGTCTTGATGTCGTTTCTAGTACTGAGGCTCTTACTGCTGCTGTAAACTCATTTACAAAAGAAGCTCTCACTACAACTGATGTAGTAAATAAGTTAGCCGCCGTTGACGCTAAATTCGCAGTTAGTTCTAGAGACTTGTCCGAAGCTATTCAGCGTGTAGGTTCTTCAGCCAGCGAAGCTGGAGTTAGTTTTGATGAATTGTTAGGTATTGTTACTTCTGTTCAGCAAACAACTGCCCGTGGTGGTGCTGTAATCGGTAACGCTTTAAAGACTATTTTTACAAGAATAGAAAGACCTCAAGTTATCAGTGATTTGAAAGACTTTGGTATTGCTGTTACTGATATTTCAGGAAATGCTTTGCCAACGATTAAAGTTATTGAAAACTTGGCTCAGTCATTTCAAAATTTAAATCCTGTTATTAAATCTCAAGTTGCTGAACTTGTTGGTGGTGTTTATCAAATTAACATTTTAAAAGCGGCATTAGCAGACGTATCAAAACAAAATTCTGCATTCGCAGAAGCTACAAGAACTTCCTCTAAGGCAGCAGACGAAGCTATCTTAAAGAATAAAGCATTAAACGAAAGTCTTTCTGCTTTGCTTAATGAAACAACTATTAATTTTACAAAATTTGCTACCTCAATTGGAGAAGCAAGCGTTGGACCCGGAATTAGAAAAGTTTTGGGCTATATTAATTCAAGCTTAGAGTCTTACAATGAAAAAGACGCAGAGGGAGTTGGCGAAAAAATTGCGACTGGTGTATTAAGTGGTGTTACTAATTTTATAACTGGTCCCGGTTTAGGTATTGGAGCGTTTGCAATTGGAAAACTATTAGCTAACTTTACTAAATTCGCTGGAGATGCAACTAAAAATCTTTTGGGACTTAATACTCTTGGAAGACAACAAGCTGTTTTACAATCAGAAATTGGTAAAATTCTTTCTGATAATCCCGATCTAATTAAAGACATTATTTCTGGATCTAGAACTCGCTTGCAAGTAGAGCAGCAAATAAAACAAACTCTTATAGAACAAGCTGCTTTAGCAGAACAGATTAAAAATTCTTCTATTGATATAGGCGGTAGATTTTTAGCTTCAGGCTTAAGAGTTTCTGAAAAGAATACTATTGTTGGAAGAAGAAGCGCAGAAGGGTATATTCCAGCTAAACAGCAAGCCGCAGAGATGGTTGGAGCTATGCAAGGTGGTTATACTCCCGGTAGAGTAGTTGCTGCTCCAAAGTCAATTGGCGGAATAATGAATACTGCCGAAACAGTTAAATATATTCCCGGTTTCGCTCAACCTTATATTCTTCCTCCTCAAGGATCTCGCGCAGCAACTCAATTAGCTTCAAAATCCATGGCTAAAAATGGAATTAATCCTTACATGGCTAAAGGATTCATTCCTAATTTTGCTCCAAAACCTTTAACCAATCCTTCTTATGGAGATAATGATTGGTGGCTTGGGTCTGGTCTATCTGCTCCCGTTTCTCTTTCTCAAATTACAACTGGAACATCGGCAGCTTGGAGTCAAGATAAAGGTTTTTATAAAACTGATGGTTCTGCTTTTACTGCAAATGATTTAAATACATTTGTGAGAAGAGGGGCTACTTATGGAGACATTAGAAAGTATGTTCCAGATAGTCTTTTAAAAGATGATCCAAGATGGAAATCTGGAGCTATATCAGATTTAAACGCTATTAGACGCGACTTTGCACCCGGAAAGAAAATAGCAGGTCAAGAAAATATCAAAGAAGGAATTAAGCAAGTTTATGATCCTTATGTTCCTCCTGCTTCAATGCTTGTATTTGATTTAGATGCAAAAAATAAGGAACTATTTGCAGATGAAAAGACCGAAGAAATATTAACTAAGAGAAAAGAAGACGGAAGAGCTTTTAAGATTAAATCTTATGCTTTAAATTCGTCTTCTCAAAACGAAGAAAAAACTAATCTAATTACACAAACAGCAGATTTCTCTCGCAGAACAACAAAACAAATTGCTAATTATATTAGACCCGGAGAATATTCGGATGCTTCTGTTGATGAATTTTTTAATAAGGCAGGTAAAAATTATTCTGTTCTTGCTGGTACTATTTTTGAAGCTTCTACTAATTTAGCCGCTAATTACACAAGAGATCAATCTGGTGGTGGTGTTGGAGATTTTGACGTAATTGGGGGAAATATTGGAAATGTAAGACAGTTTTTCCCCGGATTTGGAGATCAATATGGAGATTATAAATTAAGAAATAATGATGATGCTGTAAGATCGTTTATTGGTAAAGTTAAGAAGAAATTCGGCCTACAAATGGCAGAGCATTTTAAGGCTCAAGAAAAAAAGGTAAGTCAACTTAGTACTGGATTTTCAAAAGGTTTTATACCAAATTTTGCTCAAAAAGACTTTCAAACAGTAAATACTGCTAGATTAATGGGAATTAATTTAGCACAAATGGATATTAATCCCGAAACAGTATTTAGAGAGTCTTTGCAAAACGCTGTCGCTCACGGTCAATCAGGACAAGAAAAGGGAGTTTTCATTGGAGTAAGCGGATATGGAAAGCCAAATGAGTTTGCAATTAGTGATGTTGGCACTGGAATGTCTCCAGAAGATGTATTCACTAAATTTTTACCATATGCTCAAACAGGAAATGAAGGAGGTAATAAAGGATTATCTGGATTTGGAATGGGAAAAGCTTCTATTTTCATGGGTTCCAAGAAGTTCCTTCTTGATACTATAAAAGAAATAAATGGTAGAAAGATAAGAACAATTGTTTCTGGAACCCCAGAAGGATGGAATAATTTCATACAAAAGGGCAAAATAAGTTTAGATGAAACTCTTTTTAATCAACCAAGAGGTGATTTAAATTTTGATGGGTTAAAAATGTTTTGGAGAGAAGTCAATCCAGAAAAAAAGAATACTCCAATAATGGGAACCACTTTCGCTGCTTCTCCTTCTAAAGAGGGTTATATATCTTATGGAAGTTATTTAGAGAATAGAGCAGGAAAAGTAGCAGAACTTCCATTTAAATTTACTACTGCTTCTTCTGGTTTATTGAGGCAAACAATTAATACTAGAAATGAAGATCCTAGCTATAGAAAATATTATTTTTCTAAATTTGATCCTAGTAAATCTTCAGTACAAAGAACTTTAACGGCAGAAGGTGGAGAAGTAGATATATTGTTTGATCCTCAAGGAGATCCTCAAAAAACTTATGGATACGCTCAGATTCCCATGCTGTCAGAGGGAATGAAGTATGCTAACTATAAAGTAGAAGGAGTAGACTATATTCCTAAAAGTTTAATGTTTAATGTTAGGAGTAATGTTGGTGCAGGTGATCCAAATTATCCTTGGAATACTGACAGAACTGAGTTAAGAGGGCCATTAGGCAAAATGGCAAAATCTGCCGTACAGGATTTAGCTGCACAATTAAAACGCGCTCAAGAAGATAGCGTTAGGAATGTCCCTTCTTATCAAATGGGTTCTGATCTTGAGCTTCTTGATGTTTCTTCTTCTTTGCCTAAAGGAACAATGGAGAGTATTGCTGGAAATCCTAAATTCCAAAATTTTGGTGCTGCTTTAAAAAGCGTTTTTGAACAAACAATTGGACAGGCTTCTGAGATTTTTGATCCAAGAATGGCTAATGCTTCATTTAGAGGTTTAGCTGTTGGAGCTAATTGGATGGGTTTAAATACTGCTTCATCAAAAGAAGTAGGTACGAAATCTATAGTTGAACCATTTGCTCATGTAGAGACAGTTATAGATAGAATTAGAAAGATTTCTCAAGAAAAAGCTAAACAAGGAAAGAAAATAAAATCAGTTGGTAAATTTAGAGACATCTATTCTAGAGAAATATTAGATACTGTTTTTCATGAAGCCGCTCACCAAGTTAATAGAACAGAAGGAGAAGCTCATGCTAAATCAATGGCAAGCGTTTGGGCAGCTAACGCAGAGCAAGTGGGTTCTTATTTAAAAGAAATTCAAGGTTCTCTGACTCCCGAGTTGATGAACTTCATCATTTCTACTTATAAGCAAAACAAATCTATTATTGATGAGGGCAAAGCTTCAAAGTTTAGAGATTTCGTATCTAATTATTCATCGGGTCATATTCCTAACTTTGCTAGAATGCAATTAGGAAAACCCGGATTTTTTGGAACATTTTCTGCATTAAGAGGAAATCTAGGAGTAAAACAATTCCCAGATAACGAATCATCTACAAAATCTAATGTAGCAAATGAATACTTAGCTTCACAAGAACTTGGCCAGATGATTGATGCAGAACAATTAAACCCAATTTTTGAAACTCCTAAGATTTACGGAGCATTGTCAAAAGCTATACAAAAGAGTGCTATTTATAAAGAGATTTTTTCTGGAAAAACAGCACAAGAAATTTCTGAAAATTTAGACGAATATACTGGAGAAAGAAGAGGATTTGTCCAACTCGCAGAAATCATAGCCGACAGAGCTACTTCTCAAATTAATGCAGGAGGTAGAATGGAGGCAGTTGATTTAACTCAAAACCTTGGCAATATGATGTATAATCAAGTAGCTGAAGGTATCTTGTCGAAGATTTCTAGAAGAAATTATGAGAAATTACTAAAGTCTATTGAATCAAAAGACAACAAAGATGCAGAAGCTCAAATTGACAGAATTTTAAGCTCTATTTTTACTAAAGGTGGTAAAGTTAGTATAGTTGATACAGGAATGTTTAATCTAGGAAGCGGCCTAGCTTCTAAGAGAAAATCTTCTTTAGGTAGTCTCGGATACGAAGATGATTTTAGATTTGCTTCAGGTTATATTCCTAATTTTAATCCAGTTATGGAGGCAATGAATAGAGAGATGTCTGCTGGATATTCTGCTTCTCAGGTTAGATTAGGTAGAAGCGATAAATTAAAGACTAGCTTCAATCCAATGGGATTGGGTGTTTATAATTCTACAGAAGGATCTCTTAATAATGGAATTGGCTTGGCAGAGAAAGCTGGAATAGACCCTAAGACAAAAGGAATGTCTGCAAGAGGACATATTCCTAATTTTGCTGAGTTTGGGGGCGCAGATGCTTTTATATTAATTGCTGCTTTTGGAACTCTTAGTACTGCTTTAAAAGAAGTTGCAGGAAGCCTTAGAACTTTAAAAGGTAGTTCTGATACTTTAATTAAATCAAATGCTTCTGCTGCCGCTTCTTATTCTCAACAGATAGGACAAATACCAAAAGACTTCAAAAAGAGTCAAAAAGCAATATCCGATGAGATTGAAAGAACATTTACAAATGTAAATAAAACGACTTTAAAGCTTCAAGGCACTGCTACTGGTCCTTTAGTAGGGAAAACAACTAGAGATCAATTTGGTATTGTTACAAGCTCTCCTGTTGCTGCGTCTCCAGAACAAGTAGCTAGATTAGAAGAGTTAAGAAAACAACAATCTGAACTAAGAAAAAAAGCAAGAGAAGAATTATCTGCTGCTAGAGAAGGACGAAGACAAGCGCAAGAAAATATAAGACAGGCTCAAGCTCCTGTATTTTCAAGAGCAAGTTTTGCGTCTGGAGGGCAAGCAGATAGATACGTTAGAGGGCTTGGCACTCAAATTGGTTTAATTGGTAGTGTAGCTTCAAATATTGGTGGACAATTCATATCTCCAGAAAATAAAACAGGAAGAGCCGCAGCTTCTGGCTTAGGAGACATAGCTTCTTTTGCTGGCTTAGGGGCACAGTTTGGCCCTTACGGAGCAATAGCAGGAGTAATTTTAGGAGCTGGATCTGCTCTTATTAAATTAAAAGATGCCAAAGCTGAAGAGGCTATTGATAAAATTAATAAATCTTTGGGAGAGACAAAAGAAAGATCTGCTGAGTTTTCTGGTGCCGCTCAAAATTACTCTACTTCTTTAGAAGGTTTACAAAACGCTTTAAATGATCCTAAGACAAAGCCTGAAGCACTATTAAAGTTTCAAAATAATTTAACAGAAGCTTTAAATAGTATTCCTGAACAGTTCAGAAGTAAAGTGTTAGCCGCAGGGACGGAGATAAGTAAGGTTACTGAAGCTATTGGTGAAGTAAATAAAGAAATGGCCAATACGCAAAAGAATTTAGAGCGACAATTAGCTATCACGCAATTTATTGAAAAGCAATCTTCTTTTTTGGGTAGAAGTAGTTTAAAGCCAAAAGATCAAGAAGTGTTTAATAGATTATTCACCTCTTCTATTAGATCAGAAGATATAACTAAAAAATTTACTGGAGAAAATGCCGCAGCAGACTTTTCTAAATTTATTGATTCTTTAAAATCTCAAGCAATTATTTATAGTCAAGAGACTATTGGGCCTTATGGTTCCCGCATAGGCGCACAACCAATGGTTAATAAAGAGAGCGTAGAAAATATAAAAGCTCAGTTAAAACAGAATACAGTTATTCCTGAAGAAATAATTGATCAGCTTGACAAAGCTTTTGCTGAATTTGATACTGTAGCATTAAGTTCTTTATTCGACTCGCTCAAAAAAGCAGGAATAGACGTTTTTGATTTCGCCAAAAGATCGAAAAACCTTGGAGAAATTTTAGCAGAAAACACTAAGAGACTTAAAGAAAATGAAGAAGTTCTTAAATCTTTAAATTCTCAATACAATAGCATCAATCTTCAAATCTCTAATCAAATTGATATAGAAAAAAATCGCGCTCAAACTATTAGAGAGATAAATAAAATTCAAGCAGAAGGCGCGGTTTCAATCCAAAGAGCTAGAGTTAAAGGTCTTTTAGAATCAGCTACTCCATTTATTAGCGAGTCTTCAAAATCGGACATCCAAAATCAATTAGATCTAAATGAGATAACTTCTAGACAAAATTCTAAAATTCAAGAGGCTTCTAATAAACTTTTAGATTCTTTCTCAAATACGATAATTAAAAAATCAGAAGAAGCTAGATCAAAAGTTATTCCTGCTATTGAGGGTGCCAAGTCTGAAAATGCTATTCAACAAGAAAGAGCCGTCTTCCAAAATCAAATTCAGAAATTAACTCCTTTAATTGCTGAATCATTAAAACAAATAAATTCTGGTGGTAATATAGGAGATATACAAACAAATTTAATAAATAACATAAGAGGATTTTCTCAATTCAAGCCAGAAGAAAGAGATGTTCTTGTGCAAACTCTTGAAGTATCTTTTGGAGAGTTTCAAAATACTCTCGCCGAAATAAAAGCTCAAGGCGATATAGATATTCAAATTCAAGAAGCCCAAAGAGAATATCAAAAACAGTCTTTGGAGCTAAATCAAAGACTTTCTTTTGCTGGTGGCGCACAAGCTTTGAGTTCCACTGGTAAAGCGGGGGTTTCTGAACTTTTTGATAATATTTCTGAATTAGTTTCAGAATTTAGACAAACTAACGTTGCTGGAAATGCTGCTCAAAGGGGATCTAGTGCTTTTAAATTGCTTGATGTATTAACTAATCAATTACAATTAAATAGAAGCATTGGTCAACCAAGCGGATTCATTGGACCCAGTGCCAGTGGAAGTGCTTTTAATAATCAAGTGTCTTCTGATTTAAATCCTTTGGTAGGAACAGCTATTGCTGGCAGAGTGCAGCAAATAAGAGAAAGCGTAGATTTAGCTCGCAGAGTTACTGAAATTCAAATGGGTAAACCAACAGCCGGTACTGCTTTAGGAACGGCTTTTGACCAAGCAAAAGAAGGCGCAGTTAAAACTGCTTTAGATCAAATTACTTCTCAGTTTAAGTTAGAGAATATGGGGAACTATCTTGACGTATTACAACAAGAAGCTAGATTCTTAAATGACCTAACACAAGATCAAAATTCTATTTTAGAAAAAACATTGCCAACTACTATAAATGAGAACTTTAATAGAGTTATAACAGAACAAGTAGGCAGCAAATTAGATAGCTTAACTACTTCATTACAGGGAGTTATTAACAAATTAGGAGTTGCTACAAAAAGAAACGCTCTTGAATCCGAAATGTTTAATAAGCTTCCTGCTGACGTATCTCCAGCAGATAGACAAGCAATATTGAATAGAATAGCTGCGTCACAAAATTTAAGAGATACAGAAGGGTCCATATCTATGCAGACTAACAACGCCGAAGCAGGAATAAGACTAGCAAGAGAAAAAGAGATTAAAAAATTACAAGATTATTTTAAGAGTTTTGATTTAGTAACAGTAACCGGAGCAGAAGGAGCTTTTACAGAAGCTTATAAAAATTTAATTGGAGATCCATCTAAAGTTTCAAGAGATGATTATGGGAATATTACTGGAGGTGTTAGCTATGGAAAAGGCTATTACGGGACTGGTACTTCTAGAGAAACTATAAATAATGCAGTTGTGTTGCAGGAAGATCTAGGCTCTTCCTATGAAGATCAATTAAGAAATCAAAAAAGATTAGAGCAATTAATCGCTTCACGCGAAAAATCAATTGGTCGTCCAGAGATTAACCTCTCAGGAACCTATAAAGGATTAACTCAAGATATAAATAGAGATTTTAAAGTCTCTATGGCAGAGGAGACTGTAAAGTCTATTAAATCTGCACAAGAAGAGTTAAGAAGATTAGACTCGGCTTCTCCTTTAATGTCAGTAGGCAATAAATCAACTGCGCCTTCTTTACAAGATATCATTGATAAATATGGTTTAGCAGATCAAGGCGGTGCTAAAAGAAATTTACCAACTCAATTAGCTCAAGGAAGAGCAAATCTAGATAGTATCAATAATTTGCTTTTGGCTAGATTAGAAAATGATAAACAGCTTGTCGATCTTAACGAAAAAGTAAATAACCTTTTAAAAGAAGACCTAAATGATACAAAGAAAAGAGAAGACCTAATTAAACTTCAGACTGAGCTAAGAAAGAAAACTTTAGAGCAAGAAGGTAAGGTCGCAGAAGAGTTGTATAATTTATATTACAAAGGTTCGTTTGGAGAAACTTTCTTTAAGGATGAAAGAGCGGCTTTTGCTAATGCTAGAATTGAAAATGAAGCTCGTCAAGGAAGAGTAGCTATTGGAGCTATAACAGAAAAAAATACTACTTACAATAGAGCCGATTTTGCTAGAGATACTGGTCAATTGATCGACACTTTCCAAACTGATTTCAAATCAGGTATTGCTAGTGCATTTGGTGAAGCTATCAAAGGAACTAAAACTCTTAAGGATGCATTTAGAGATATGTTCCAAGGCATCTTAAATAGAATGCTTGATAAGTCTTTAGAGATGGGAGTTGATGCTTTATTTGCTTTTGGTAAAGCTGCAACTGGCAGAAAAGATGGTGGATTAATCAGAGGTTATAATTCTGGAGGTATGGTTGTTGGTGGCTCTGGAATGAAAGATGATGTACCCGCTATGATGAGTGGCGGCGAATACGTTATCAAGAAGTCTTCTGTTAAAAAATACGGTTCTGATTATTTAAGAGCCTTGAATGGCGGACTTGTTCCCAAATATGCAGTAGGTGGGTTCTCAATGGGTCCATTACAAAATGAGTTCTTATATGATAATCCTGATCGTCCAACTTCTGGGGAGTTTGCTGTTGATTCTAGACTATCAGCCGCAGCTTTAACTGACGAGAATAATCCTCAAAATAGATTAAGACAAGATCGCTATGAAAAACTTGATCAATACTTGCAAGACAGATCGCAGTATGAGAAAGACAAACAGCAAGCTATTAAAAATTACAAAAATCAAGTAAATAGCACTTTCTATTCAGGTTTAACTGCTGCTGCTGTTCAATTAGGTGCTGCTGGTCTTACGGTTGGAGCAGCTAATATGAGAACTAATGCAGCAACATCTGCTGCAAGAGGTCTAGAACCCGGAGGCAACTTAACTCAAGCTCAATTAAACGCTCAATATGCAAGAAATCTTAGGTCAAATGGCGGCTATATAGCTAGATTTGCTGGCGGTGGATCAACAGGTAAAGATAATATTCCTGCCTTGTTAATGGGCGGCGAATATGTCATGAACAAGAAAGCTGTAGATATGTACGGCAGAGACTTCATGAATCAATTGAATACTGGTACATTGCCTAAGTATGCCAGCGGAGGAATGGTTGGTACAAGTTATACAGCAGGTCAAAATACTCCTGAATCTAGCGTGACCGAACTAGTCGCTGCTCTTAATACATTGAATGAAAACCTTTCCAAGGGCAATGACATCACCCAAGCTGAGTCAGGTAAAATTTCTGCTGCTGGAGCAAATCAAGAATCTGGAATGTCTGTAGTTAATAACATTTCAATTAATGTTGCTCAAAGCGGCGAAGTCACTTCTGAAGCTAATGCTACCACTCAAAATGGTGGCTCCAATACTAATAAAGATCAGAACAATATTCAAAACAATGCTAAACTCGCTGAACTACTCAGAAGCAAAGTCGTTGAAGTATTGGTCGAGCAGAAGAGACCCGGAGGATTACTTTACGCCAGCAGATAATTCTTTAATCTTAGAATCTATAGTTAGTATAGCCTGATTATAGATTTGCTCTATATTGTTGTCTTTGGCTAATGGTAGATTAAGAAAAGGAGTCTTGTCTACCTTTACAATGAAGGCTTGATTCAGGTATTCCTTGCCCGTAGCCTTATTTAATGTAATGCGGTATCGTTTTATATAGACTTCTCCTGTAAGGAAGTCGTCTTTAATCTTTTCATTTAACATTACAAGAGTAGAAGCGTTTTCTCGCTTTACGTCCAATACAGAAAAAAACTTAAGAGCCTTCTTGTTGTCTTTACCCAAAATCAAGCTTACTTTTGCGCCTTTACCAGATCCGCCTTCTAATTCTGCTTCAGTAAAATTTTGAGTAAATTTTCCATTGTTAATTAAATGGAGTTCAGTAATACCGCCATCACTATTGACAGCTTTAATTTGAAGGACAGCTTTTTGGTTTTTATCTATGGACGATTCAAAGTAAGAATTTTTACCAATAGTTACATATTCATTTACTTTGTATCCAGATCCAGATTCAGTAATGTCATTAATTAATGCAGCATAGTAAAGAGCAAAATAGCAATCAATAGTGTCTCCATCTAAGATTAAATCTTTAATTGTGCCGCTAAATTTAATTAATAAACTTGATTCTACAGTAAAAGGCTTGCTGTAGTTAATGACGGCAGTTCGCACAACAGAGAACTTCTCTGGGTTGCCAATAATTTCTATTTCTTTACTGGGTTCTATTGTAGACCAGTTTGCTAGGTTGTTAGAATATATGTATTCGTCGCCAAAAGAAAATAATACATCCGTCATATGTTACATTATATTGCCAATCACTGCTTTTACAATAGGATGTTTTGCGCTTTCTGATTCATATCCACTTATTTTAATCTCTGGATCTGAAATATAACCACAACCTAATTTCTCCATTGTTAAAGAAAGTAGCTCTCCTTTTGAGCCTCTAACAGCATGAGCAGAAGCGGTTAAGCCGTAGTTGTATTCGGTTTCTTCAGGAGGAGAGATGGTGACGCAAGGAACAGGTTCTGAGCATCCATATCCGGGGTCAATAATTTGTATATCAACAATATTATGAAAGGCGTTAAACTTGTTTATCTTTTCGCAATCATGAATGTGTTGCATTTCAGTTCTACAAGAGAGTTCTCTTAGAAACTTTTTGTTATTTTTAATGACTTCTGTTTGTTTATTGTTGGGAGTCTCTAGAGAGATAATGAAGTCAATATCAAGCTTCTGCAATAAAGTGTTTCTTTTTGCAGTCATTTCTTTAACTTTTTTATCAATGAGATTTTCTTTTTTCCATATAGAGTTTCCATCAGGAAGAAATTTTCTATGTTCTAATATGCTTTGGTCAATGTGTTTTTCTAAAGGTACAATGTAGTCTACAACTTCATACTCTATTCCTACAAGCTTTAGGCGATCTAAATTTTCCATCAAGTCGAGAGAAGATTGGAGGTATTTGTGACTGCCATTTATAAAATATACGATGTAGTGTTTCATTTTAGTAAGTTATTACTACTGATAGTTCTAGTGCTTGGATATGGAAATTATATAATGGAAATGATCTATTGTTAGATCTTGCGGACAAATGTGCAAAAGCTAAGTTTTTAGCACTCTTGAATTTCCAGAAAGTTGGATTAGTTATTGATGCATCAGCAGAATAAGAAGAAGCGTTGGCGTAATAATTTGCATAAGGAACATTTTTTAATGTAACCTTAATTATGTTATCGTCTCCCGGTATTATTTGGGTTTTATCTACTTCACTAGCTACAAAATCTTCTCCAATAAAGCAATATACCTTTATAGCTTTTGTTTTGTTGACGCTTCCAATTGTAAAGAAAATAGACAAAGATTCATTTTCTAATACTGGAACTCCAGCATAGAAAGAAGAATTTGCTATACCAAAATTAAACGAATTAGCTGTTTGCTGATTTATAGTATAAACAGTGAAATTGTTTGGTTCTGCATTTATCAACATTTGAACATTTTTAGTATTGACTCCAAGTTCAGAAAAGTTGTTTTCAGGAGTAACGTTTATAGCATTGAAAGATGAATTGAGCAATCCATCATTTAATAAACTATTAAAATTGCTTTTTGCATTTTCTTCAGTGTTTGAATTTGAGGCGTTTATAGGAATTAAATAAGTATTTGTATAATCAGGAATTAAACTCTTTATATTTCCAGTAAACGTGCTATTAGTTAATCTTGTTATAGAGATGTCGAAAAACTCTTCGTTTCCTTCGCCAAAAGAGCTATTTGTTATTTTAGCTTTAGACTTAAAAGCATTAGCTGTTTCTGATTCTACTGCTCTTAAAGAAACAGTATTTGCGTCAGGAACTAAAGCTCTTGTAAAAATTTTATTGCCATTTAAAACATAAGCTCTCTTGCCAGTGGGTATTTTCGGTGATAATGATGCATTTGGTATATTATCTCTATTTTGTAAAGAGAGTTTGTAATAAGCCATAGTGCCGTCTGGATCTGAAGATAATACTCTATCATCTTTAGCTCCTGCTGCTAGGTTTGCGTTTGTAGTAGGCTTATAAATTACGCTCTTTCTAGAAATTGCATAAGCTGGTGAAGGGAGCGTATTTACGCTAGTATCAAATATATTTTCAGTTAGTACAGTTTTATTAATTGTAAAATGGAGATATCTAGTATCAGCATCTTTTAATACAGACTCTAGAGAGAAAGATAATGGAGTAGATGATTCTTGTTTTATAACAATTGGGTCACTAATTTGAGGGTAAATTTTACCTATGTTATTATCTTTATCAATGAAAGAAGAATAATAGTCTAAGATATTTCTTGCTGTTGCTGCATTTGAGTTAAACTGCCAAGCGAACATGAATGAATCTACAGCTATCAAATAAGCATTATATTGAGTAGAATCAAATCCCTTACCGTTGTCATCGCTTAAGTCATTGAAATTAAATATAGATTGGTTATTTGATATTGTTATAAAGTGAGAGTCAATGATTTCTTTTCCAGTATTATCGTTAACAGACAATGGGCTTCCATCAGGATTGTGATTTATTGAATTTTTTCCAAATTCAAATATATTTTCACTAGGCATTAGTAATAGATAAAAAGCGTTAATAAAAGAACTCGCTGTATCTTGCTGAATAGTAAATTTTAATCTATTTGATCCTTGGCTTGTAACAATAGAGTAGGTCGCTCTTGTGTCTTTTAAAATTGCATTTAAAGATTTTTTTAAATCAGCATCTTGATTGTCGTAAGTTACTAGTAAAAATCCATCTACATTCTTAAAATCATTAGAAGTAGATTTCATTCCAACATCTGTAAATGTCATTTTATCAATTGCCAAAGAGAAGTTCCTATACTTAGCAAAAACATTTGAAGTTTTGTAGTTGTATATATTGTCACTAGTTTGATCTTCATCAAACGTTAAATAGTCTTCCCAGTTTGAAACATTAAGGTACTTGTTGTAAACAGTGCCGAAAGCGTCTTTTGTGTCTACTTTCTCTGGTATTATTGCTATTCTATAAGGGTAATCAAGATTGTTGAATTTATTTGGATTCTTTATGAATTGCAAGGGGATGTTGAACGATAAAGACTCTGGAGGTTTAACAGATTGAATTTGAGAAGGTGCTGTTGACTGAAAGTATTGTGCTTTCGTTAAATCAATTGGAGAGGTAAAAGCATAAACTTTATTATTCAAAGTGATAGATGAACTTGTATTTACATCGTCATAAGTAATCGCAACAACTGGAGAGACAAATAATTCATTTGAGTTTTGAGAATTTGAAGCTTCAACATAAGTTAATGGAGAGCTATTATTAATATTTGCTCCATAAATTCTTATAGAACCTTTGATGTTGCTCTTGTCTAGAACAGTGTTTACATAAGATTCATAAATATCGATTGGAACAAATTTAAAATCACTAGAGCTATTTGGGTTAAAGTCTGATCCATAAAAGGCTTTGTTAAATATCTTGAAGCCTATCGTAGTGTCTTTTATAGAAGAGTCATAAAAGATTTCAATCAATACTTTGCTTTGATCTATTACTCCATTAGCCTCTGCAACGCCAAGAGTAAATAATGCTCTTGAAGGCGCAGAAGCTTCTGGTGCTGGTGGTTTTGCTGGTGTGATATTTAATCCAGATTCTATTTGAGCATACTTTAAGTGATACATCTGCGAGCCAATTACTGTATAATTACTTCCCTCTGTAGACTCTTGTATTCTAAATACTCTATAAAAATCATAATCGCTATCAGTAGATCCATTAAGGTTTCCAGAGTTTTCTAAAGCCCAAGTTATTGATTTAGGAGACATTCCAGACGCTCCAGTAAAATAAGATAGTCCAGTTACGTTTAATCCAGAAGCCATTACTGGTGCTAGACCCGTAATTCTAATTGAATCATAATATTGACCAGTAATTAAGTTGCCGCTTCCTACTATGAATGAATTAGTAAGAGGCTTTCTATAATCATTATAATCAAGGTTACTAGTAACGATACTGTCTCCTGCTGCGTCTTTAAAGCTAGGATCTAGATTATACTTGGGAGAAAGTATGGTTAGCTTATAATTTTGATTTCCAGAAAAGTTAAAATCAAGTTTTCTATCTAGAGTTAGTATTCCAGTAGTTACATTTGTGTCTCCAGAAATGTTAATATTATTTAATCTTCCGCCTACTGTTTTATATTTTCTATTGTAATCGTAAACTTTAATTACGTCTCCGGGTTTTAAGTATACGCACTCTGGACCAGCTTCAAAAGAAACTGTTTCTGTTTCATTGTATTCTGAAGCTAATAACCACCTGCCAAGTCTTTGAGCTTGACCTCTGCTTGTGCATCCAAAGGCGGTTAATTCAGTTTCTTTAAAACCAAATTTCCTGACAGCCTCAATATTTTCTACATATTCTACTGCTGGTTTATAAAAATTATTCTTATCAATATATCTAATATAGACTACAGAATTTCTATCTTTTAATGATGTAGATTCGTAAGTAAAATTACCATCAGATACATTTGAATTAGTGAAAGAATAAATAGGGGTATCTTCTGGCATATCATTTATGGCGTAAATGAATCCATTTGAATAATAGAACATTCCCCTAAATACAGAAGCCATATCAGACAACACTTTAAGAGCATCGTCTTGTGTTTGTAAATAAACATTACATGTAAATCTTGGTTCTACTCCTCCAAATCCATCTGAAACAAGTTCATCGCAATATTTAGCTATTTGATAAAGAGACCATTTGTCTACGTCATTTTCTGTGACATAGTTACCTACTCCATATCTTTTGTTTGTTAAAAGATCGTAGAAGCACCAAGCTGGATTGTCCGTCCATTCTTTTTCAGTTTTAAATTCTCCATCCCAATAATCATTTGATGTAGAATAAGGTAAAACTCCTGCTGCATCATAAACAGTGGTTTTTCTAGAAAGACCTTCTGAGAAAAGATTTCTTGCAAATGCTTTAGACAAAGAAAGTCTATCAAAATCAATTTGATTTACTCTAATAGAATCAGCATAGCCTTCTATTTTGCCGCCGAAACCAGCGGGTGATGTAAAGATTTCTATTTGATTATTATTAGTTATGAAATAAGAAGGAATAAAAGGTCCAGTTTTTGTATTTACTGCGTCGTAAATTTGTCCAGCAGCAAGAGGAATAAGTACTTTAATTTCACTCTGAGAAGAGCTTAAACTTACTGAAGTAGAAGAACCGTCAAATGTTTTATGGTATTCCTGTTTATTGTAGGTATTTAAGGCTTCTTGAGCAAGTGGAGCTATCTGTGCCCTTTGATTTATTTCATTTTGCCAAACAGGATCTGTAGCGGGTCTATATAAAGCTCCAACACAAAGAGTTTGATAAGCAGCGTAATTTGAAATATTTATATTGCATTGAATCTGCTTTTCTAGGTTAACTAGAACGTCTATTTCTGCATTCAATATGTCTGGGAAGTATTCTTTAGTAAGTCTTCTTTCAATAACAGGAACAAAAGTTGAAGACCTTCCTCCTGTCTGTTGTGAGGCTGCATTAAAATTGCAGTATATATATTTATAACAAGTTTCTGGTAAGTTATTAATATTGCTACTGTACGAAGTATCTTCTTTAAAGCTTACTGCTTTTACTAAATAAAAATCTTTTAGTTCTTGCGCTAATGCTCTTTCGTTTCCGTCAGCCGTTGCTCTTCTGACTGTTATATAGTCATTAGTCCAAGTCCTATCTGATATATTTATGTTATTTACTTTGCTTGCGTTTGTGGTGTACGATATGCTTGGTTTTACTACTTTTGGAAGTATATAAAAACTAATTCTTGTGAAATTTTCTTTAAGTTTGGTTGTCGAATATTTCGCTGGATCTAGGGCTTTTGTTATGGTGTAATTTTTGCTTTCATTTGGAGAAATAACTGTAAGTATTAGACTTACGTTTTCTCCAGATATAGTCATAGAAAGATTAAACTGATTACTTCTATGAATTAGAGTATAATTTCCGTCTCCAATGCTTCCTAGTTTAATAAAGAAATCGCAATAAAAACTGCAAAATCCTTGATCTTTTAAAGAAAAGTTTTGTGGGGTTTTCCAATTTTTCCAATATCTCTGAGGTATTAAATCAAATTCATAATAATCCGAAGTAGCCAAACTGCCTCCAGCATAACTATAAGCCTTTGTTCTTTGTCCATTGGCGCATAGAGTTTTAAGAGGCATCTTCAAATAAGTGTTTGATGCTACATTAAGAACGTTTGTATTATATGATCCAGCTACAGATGTAGAGTAAGATAGATTGCTAGAAATTAGATTCCATTTTTTATTTAACCAATTTCTTATCTTGATTCCATCTGATTTTGATAAAGCTTTATTGTAAACCAATATTTCAAAAACAGTGCATCTACTTGTACTCGCTGAAGAATTAATAGCTAAACCTTTTGGAGCAGCTACTGCATTTATAGGTCTTACAAAGTAGTTAGTATTTTGCCAGAAAATATTTACATCTTTTAAATTGCTTACGCTTGTTCCTACGATATAGGTATTTGTATCATTGGCATCATTCCAATAATTAGAACGGTTGAATTGATAAAAATTAACAGGCATTACTCCATAGATTTGACTACCTACTGTAAAAGCATTATTAAATTTACCATCAAACCCCAAAACAAAAGTATTTTCCAAACTATAAGAAGAAATTATCCTATTCCTTTCTGTGTTGGTTGCGCTGTCGTGCCATTTACAGACAGCAAATACAGTATAGTTATTACTAGCGTCAGCTAATGGACTTGTTTCGGTTTGGTAAACGAATCTTGCTTTCTGAGTGGTCGTAAATGAAACACCATAAGTTCCATTCGGGCTTTGCTCTGAATATGTTGATCCGTATGTTGGCTTGTTAGCACTTCCATTTGGAGATGCGTAAGTTCCATTTCCTAAAACGCATTTTATAGTTGATCCAGCTACAGTATTGGGCCAATTAGTTACTGATCCTGTTGAAGTGGTTAAAGAAGCATTACTTGCGTCAAACTGAGCAATTAGTCCATCTGTAATTGGAGGGTTAACATTGTCTGAATTTGTATATACGTTATTTTCTCCAACAAAGAAATCTGTTGTAATTACTTTATCAGTCTTAGCGAATGAATTAGTGGCTGTAATTGAAAGCGGAGTCGTATTTCCATAGGTTTTTGTTATTGGATCATAATTAGCAGGAACCTTAACCTTTAATAGTTTAACATCATAAGATCTTTCTGGAATCTTTGAGAAATAGGCAGCATTAAACTTAGAAGTTACAATAGCAGAATTCGTATATCTAAACGAAGAAGAATATATTTCAGTAATGCTTTCTAGATTTATAAAAGAAGCTCTTGAAGAATAAGTGTCTTCTGGAGTAATCTTTAATACTGATATATCCCAACCTAACCAATTTTCATTTTCGTTCAATGATAGAAACTTGGAAGAGGTGTCAAAAATAATTTGTTTAGAATATCCTTGAGTAATTTTTCCTTTCGACTCTAGTTCGAATATTTGAGGGAAAGTGTCCACTGTGACAGCTAAGTCTTTAGAATCATCAATTACTTTGGCTTTGTCTGAAATTAGATCAAGTACTGCGGAGTTGCTATTATAGCCTTCTTTGTAAATTGGCGAAATTCTAATTCTTATTTTAAAGTTATGACGGATTACAGAACCCACCCCAGCATCTAATGTTTGTCCATTAGTTAATTCAACATCTCTACTTGCTGGATCTAATGTAAATGTGCTGCTGCTTTGATTGGCACTTGTTACTCCTTCTATTTTTAAAGTGCCTTCTGATATTGGTTTTAAATCCTGATATTTTAAACTGACATAAAGAGAAGAAATTCTAAAATTAAGAGAAATCTTTTTGCATTCCCTGTTTAAAATGCGATAAGTTCTTTGATAATCAAGAGTTTCATCTTCAGTTGAAGCTAGTAGATTTGGACCTCTAAGTCTCTCTCCTATTGAGCGGATATAAGAAACATTGTCAAACTCTCCTCCAGATGAAGTCCCTTCTGGGGTTCCATTAGTTGCTTGAATGTTTATTTGCTGGAAGTTGTATTTATCTTGGCTGTCTAAAAGAGGGGTTTGATTCCATTGAACTGATCTTAAATATTTTGATTCTCCATCGCTACCCACAACTGATGGGTATTCATTATAAGTAACTTTTTTAAATCCTAGGTCTCCAACTTGACCTGAAAAGCTATATTGTCCCTCAAGAAGACCTTCAATTGGTCCCTCTGACAAAAGATCTTTTACTTTAGCAAATTGGTATACGTTATAAGTAAGTCCATCATATACAAATCCTTCAGCATCTTCATATGCAGCAGTTGGCGTTGGGGCTGCACTTGCTCCACCTCCACCTCCACCAAAACCTTTTATGTATTTAAAATCTTCAAGATTGTTCATTTTATATATTATTTATTTGAGCTTTTACGTCTGCTGCCGTTGATTTATTATCTAACTCAATGTTATTGACAGATACTTCAACTGTCTGAGATCCTATTTTCATTCTACCGTAACCAATTGGAACTGGACCGCCTTCTCCAAGAATGTTAGAAGGTCCATCAAATAAGTAGTTTGGCTTGCTGCCGTCTTCTTGTATTTTTCTAAAATCATCAAATTTTGGAGGCGACATCATTAATAATGTAATACCTGTTACAGCTAATCCTATACCTGCTCCAATCATCGCTCCTGCAATCGTTGCGCTTGTTGTAGAACCAGCAACAAAGCCTAATGCAGCAGGTGCAAAAACGCCTGTAGCTATTAACAAAACGCCAAGAACTAAAGCTAAGACTCCTTTGGTTGTATTGTTTCCGCCTCCCCCACCAGCACCCCTAATAATTGGAACGATATCTAAGGTTTCTAGCTTTTCATTAATCATTACTAATTCAGAATTGAGAATAGAGTCTGGTTTTTCTAGAGAAATATTTTCTGGATTCATTATTTCTCTCTTATTAACAAGCACTTTGTACTCTACGCTTTTTTCTGCTGCTCCTATTAGATATTTTAAGAGCTTGCCTTTAGACAAGACCTGAATAGCTCGCAATGCTTCCTTTATGGAATTTACTTTTAAATTCCAACTTTCTCTTCCTACTTGTTCTGCTATTTCTCCGTGTAAGGTAATACTAGTCATAAAGGTGATGTCTCATTATATAAATTACCCATTTTTTGTATTGGTTAGAAAGCTTTTCGGTAAGAGAACGCTTATTTCCGGGATGATGCAAAATAGTGTCTTCTCCAATATAAACAGCGCAGTGTATTGGAAAATTATAAGCTTTTGTTCTCATTATTAGAACATCATTCTTTTTAAAATCAAAAACTTCTTTAAATCCGTTATATTCAAAATACCTTTTTAAGTAATTATCTTTTTCTTTTAATGCTCCTTCTTCGTCTATAAATCTCTTGGTCGAGACCTCGTTATATTCTTCTTCAGATACAGATTCTTTTAGAACTTCTAATTCTGGGCATAGATGGATATTTAAATCGTGACAGAAATAATCTTTTACTAGCCAAAGGCAATCAGCAAATCCTAAAAGGAAAGGTCTTTTAGTGTATTGGATTTTGTATCCATTGGGATAATAGTTATGGAAAGTTCCGCTCTGTTTATTGTAAACTATACAAGGTAAACCTAGTCTTTCCGAAACAATTATATCTGCATCAGAAATAGAATCAAAATTAATATGAGAATGATAATAAGCCGCAAAATTAGATTGGCTATAAATATCCATCGCAAATTCAGTAGCTGAATTAATAAGGTTATCTTTCTTTTGTACCTCTAGTCCGTTATCTGTATGTACTAAAACGCCACATACTTCATTATTAGAAGTATTAGCGTGTTCTATGATTTTATTTTTAAGCTCTTCTGTTAGCATAATTGTTTACTCCTTGCAAAACAATAGATTCTTCTCTTCTCTGCGTCTGTTAGTTTTTCTATTACTGACTTTTTATTTCTTGGTTGATGTAGGATATAACCTTGTTCAAGGTAAATACCAAAATGAGAAGGATAGTTATCTAAATACTTGAACACAATAATATCATGTTTTTTAGCGTTTTCTATACCTTCTATTTTAATGAAGTTTTCTTTTTCAAAAAACTTATCAAAGTCCTCTGATTCACAAAACGCGATCAACTTGTTTTTAACAAATTCTGGATAGTTTTTGTCCCAATCTGCGCCTCTTTCGTAATGAAAAATTTTAACTCCAAATTCTTCGTTATAGTAATTTTCTACTATTGATAAACAGTCAGATTGATTTATAACAAAGTTTTTATTTATGTATTTATTATAGTAGTTTTCTGGAGAATATTCTTCAAAAGAGTCTTTTTTTAGTATATATACTACATTCTTTAGATTAAGTTTATGGCTTATTTGTTTGTCTAGTTCTGAAAAAGAGTTATCTTGTATGCAGTGTGAATGATAAATTCCAGTAATTCTGCCATTCATCGTTGCTTTCAAGTAGTCCATTTGACATACAATGAATTCGTTTTCTTTATCTTGGGCAACATTCCTGCATGGAAATGCTTCTAGGATATTTTTTCTATTCAGCACTAAAAGACCGCAGCATTCTTCAGGATTTTCCTTTAGTGCGTGTTCTTTTATTTTTGCTTTTATTTCATCCGAAACCATTACAATGCTCCTCTATTGTAATTAGATACTCCATAGAATCCGCCAAAAGGTAAAGCATTTTCTCCAAATCTAATCTTACATCCTTTTATACTCTTAGAGCATTGGTCAGCTATCCAGTATTGTCCATTTGGAGGTGGGATATTCATGGGAACGTTTGTCTTGGCAACAAAATAGAAATTAATATTTTTCTTATTAATAACTACTACGTCGCCTTTGTTATAAGTTGTTGAGAGTTTCCAAGATTCTATTTTATTAGTTCCTACTGTTGTGCCAGAAAAGATTGGCATCTTTGAGATTATTTGATCATCTTCAGTGGCGCAAACAGGAGCTTTTTCTCCAGTAGAATCGCTTTTATTTGGTATTGGAGTTATAGTGCCATGAGTATCTTCAGTTAGTTTTTCTTTATATTCATAGAGACAGCCTTCTCCTCTATATTGCCAAGGACAAATATAACTTAATACTCTTCGTTTAGGGAGTTTAGCTCTGTCTAGATCTATAGCACTTGATAGTTCAAATTGAATACTATTTTTGTTTTCAGAAGATTTTCTATCAAAATAATAAATATCCCTAGGAAACTCGCAATTAGGATCAGGATCAAATCCTTCTGGTATTATAAGTCTATCTGGCGACAGAGGAGAGGTTCCGTCGTTTTGATAGAAATTTGATCTGTCAAGAAATTTAGCAAATGTTCTAATTCTAGTAAACTTAGCTCCAATTAAATCTCCAAAATTAACAGTTCCTCTAAATAAGCTAAACACATCAAGCATATCATCAGAAAAACTGATCTGAACTTTAGGCTTAGGAAATACGCCTCTTGAAGCTATTTCAAAACCCTCTGTAGAAAGCGGAGCAGGTAGATACGCATTTCCTTTCCAGTAAATGATGTTTCTTCCGAGCTTTAAATTATTATGAAGGCGAATTACCCTATAATTAAAAACACCAGTTTCTGCTCCCGGCAATGATATTTGAAAATTCTTAATGTTAACTACAAACTGAGAAGCAGTATCAAATCCAATTTCAGTTAAGTCTACTTCAAATAAAGAAATTATCGAAGAAGGCTCAAGAGAAAAGAACTCTCTGTTTACTTTTAAAGATGAATCTTTGTCTTGTTGAGTAGCCATAGGATTATGCTGGTACTTCTTCGAACGTAGCCTTTATGGAAAAGTTATTAAAAAATGGATTAGATGAACTCCATCTTCTACAAACAAATAGCTTGGCATCAGTTGATGCAACTGAATAAGGCGCAGATGGGTAGTAAATGAAAGCTGTTTTCGCAGATCTAGCACTTAAAAAGTGCAGTATTGCAGTACATTCATCTAGAGTTAATCCATCAAAGTTTAATTCAAAATTAAGAAGATTAAAGTTTATTTGATCGCTAACTCTCTTTTCGTATCCATCTCCATATTTTATTACATTAACTTTGGGATCAAAATTTGCTTGAGTTTGATAAGAAGGCTTCCAAATAAACAAAGGGTAGTCTTTCTTGACGACTGGGTGTTGAAAATATCCTCCCCAGTAAGCATCAGTATTAGAGATTACATTAGAATAGACTGGAGGATTATTTGTGGGTACGCCAGCTTTGGCATAATAGTATCGATTATCTGTATACACAATAATGTCATGCTTATTGTATGCGACAGAATTGCTCCATGAGCTAATATTAAAAATTGAACTAGACATACCTTTTACCTTTTACCAACTTATTATTACACTTTTTTGTGTAAATAATAAAATAAGATGGCATTATCTCGACTAAATAAGCAGAACTTGGATTTTTACTTGAATCAAAGCCAAGTTCATGGCGTTCAGGAGATTCAGGCTTCCTATCAAATGCCAGTTCAACATACCAAATATCTTGGTATGAATAGCAGCTTTTACACTCCAGAAGGAGCAAAGGCTGCTAATTTGTCTGTGACTAGTTTATTAACAACGTCCAATGATTTTCTTGGTTGCACAGGGGAAGCTGGAAATTATGGCTTCGTAACCAAGAAGGCTAATCCTAGTTCTAATATCCTATTTGGATTTCAAAGTGGATATTTAACTTCTTATACTTGCGGTGCCCAAATCGGAGAAATTCCTACTGTTAGAGCAGATTTTCAAATTTTTAATGATGCTGGTTCAATTTCTTCGGCGGGTTCTTTTAATCAAACTAGCTCAACAGCATTGGTAAACTCAAACACTATTGATATAGGAATAAATGATTTCACAACAAATAGAGTCAATTCTTTCAATTTAAGCATAGCAGTTAATAGAAATCCCGCCTATTACTTAGGCTCTTCCACTCCTTTTTCTGTTAAAAGTATTTACCCTCTTGAAGTGAGTTGTGATTTTAATATAGCTCAAGACAACTATGTGCTTCAAAAGCTGTCTGATTTGTCTTATAACTTGAAGAATATAAGTAATTTTTATATTAACACTAAAGATTTTAATGGTAATTCAGTAAACTTTAATTTTGGAAGTTCGTTATGTTATTTCATTGACGTTTCCGAAGACTTCTCTGCTAGTGTAAATTCTCCTGTAGGAATAACGGTAAGGTACAGGGGCTATCTGAAATAAGGCAAAAGGATGAAATATTTTAATGAGTGTGAAGTAATATTTAATTCGCGTTTTGGGTCAGGACTAGTTCTGGCTCAGAATACTTCTATTGGAGTAAATAGAAACATAAATTCTACTTATGTAATCGGAAGACAAAACTCGTCTCAGATGTTTAAAACTAAAGCAGATGAGACTAATATTGAGTTTACTTATTTTCCAAACATCTCTGATCCTATATATAAATGTTTCGATTACATAAAAACAGGAATTTTTACTGGTAGCTTTCCTGAAGCAGTTGTTCCTGTTCAGGTTGTTTTGGCAGGGGTAAGTGGGTCTTTTTATCCTTCTAGATATTCATTGACAGTAAATCCTAATTCAAAAGTACAAGCTTCTGTTTCTCTTTCTAGTTTTTCTAATCTTTCTGGAAGTATTAATGACAAAACTGCAATTAATAATTTAGCCAGCGGATCAGGCATAGCTCATTCGTGGAATGCTAAAGTCTCAGGAACAGCCGCTCTTTATAATGTTTTAGACTTCAACTACGGCATCTCTATCAACTGGAATCCAATTTATTCAGTCGGTCAACAAAGACCAAGACAAGTTGATTTGTCCGCTGGAGAAGAAACGTTTGATTTTACTGTAGAAAATTTTAATTCAAATTTCTCTAACGCAGACTTATCAACAGCAGAAAACGCCAAGATAAACATAACTACTTTTGGCGATCAATCAATAATGATTATCAACACTTCAGGAAGTAAGATTGACTCTTCCAATCTATCAATTAATATTGACGATTTCGCTAAAAATAAAATATCATTAAAAAGGAGTTTCTAAATGTTTTTCAACTATAAAAATTGCACATTTAAGCTAAGTGGCGTAGACATACTAGCCACTAATGTAAATATGTCTCTTGATTCAAGTAACACTCCTGTTTATAATGAAGAATTTAAAAAGAACTCTTATACATATTCTCCAGAAGATACAGTAGATACAAGTTTTTCTATTTCTTATTACTTGACAGGAAAAGACTTTGTTAAGGAATATCTTTTAGGCGCAAATTCTGAGCAGGGTATTTCTGGAAATTTTTGTGGTCTATATTTCCAAAGTGGTTACGTTACAAGCTATTCTATAAAAGGGTCTCCAGATTCTTTAGCTAAAGTAGATCTTGAGCTTAAAGTTTTTGAAACATTAAAAGGCTCTTTTTCTCCTACTGCCCCGGCCAATGTGCCAGAAATTACACCCTTAAATTTTTCAAATTTTTATCTGTCTGGAAATCTAGATGGTACTGCTTTTGATTCTAACGGTTATAATTTTACAAATTTTAGCTATCAATACCAAAGAGAGGTCCAGAAGTACAATAAAGAAGGAGCTTCTACTTTTGATCAAAGCGGTAGGGCTTATCTTGGAAAGAGGTCTCAATCGGTTTCTTTTGAGATAGATAACTTTAATGTTTCTCTCCCATATTCTGGAGTTCCTTGCGACTTTTATATTTCGCTTCAAACAGGGGCAGTTCCTCTTGATACATTGTCTTTTGCGGGAATAATTTCCTCTAAAAGATCTTCTGTCGAGTCTCAAGGATACATAAGATCTGAGTTTTCTTTAAAACAAGACTTCTCGCATTTTAGACCAGCAATAACTGATTTCACTCCAAGAGTTATATTGCCCGGAGCCACCGTGACAATAAATGGAAGTAATTTTATAAACGTTAAAAGGATTCTTTTTGGAAACACAGAGGCAGCTTCTTTTACTCCGGTTTCTACTTCTTTGCTTACTGCGGTTGCTCCTACAAGTTTAAAAGGTGCTGCTGCTATTTTCATAGAGACAGAAGAGACGACTTCTTCTTCTATTTTTAACTTTAAAACAAGTGTATCTGTTAATGATATAAGATTATCTACGCAGTTTCAAGGATTATAATATGCCAAGCTACAATACAGGTTTAATAAATCAAAAGATGCGCGTCACGGGCGCGGGTCTTTATGCAGTAAGTGGATTGCAGCTTCCCGGTGCTGGCTTCATTGATTTTTCTTATTACGACGCTTCACCAGAATATATTGAATTTAACGTTCCAGAAAATGTAGCTTTTGGTCAGGCTAAATTTTATTTTATTACTGGAAATTCGGTCTCTTCTCCAATGTATGTAAGTGGAGTAGACTTTTTTCCAATACCAAGATTGGATGCCATAATACCACAAACACAAGAGGTTGGTCAATTTGTTGCAGTAAGTGGCAAATCATTAAGTGGCGTACAATATGTATCCTTTAATAATATCACTGGAACAAATCTATCTTATCAACCAGATAGCGGCGTTCTATTAGTTAAGGTTCCAAGTGGTTATACAACAGGTCCAATTAGAGTTAGCGGTTATAATAATACTGGAATAGTTTCCGTAGCTAGTGATTTTAATTTTTATGGTCGCATTTATATAAGTGGATTTAGTGATAATCTGCCATATGAAGGAGACATACTTAGAATATCTGGAAATAATTTTAACTTGTCTTATGTAAATCAAAGCTACTTCCCTGTCAACTTTACTACTTCTGTAGACAATGGAGTTACTGGATTTGTGACTGCTCCTTTTACTGGAGGTGGAGATATTATTTCGGGCGTTGTTCCTGTAAATGCTAATGCTGGATTTGTAACAATAAATTCAAAAGACGACACTACTTTTACTTCCAGAAATCAAATAACTGTTCTTAAAGCTCCTGTTGTATTTAATGCTTTAAATTACTATTTAAATTCTGGACAATCTAATATTGCCATCGGTAAAAACTTTAATTACGCTACTGGAATTACTCTAAGCGGACTAAACTATAGACAACCAAAAACTATATTAAATAGCGGAGTTAGAAGTTCTCAAGTTGGGCTTTTTGGTAGATCTTTACTGTTTAGCGGAAGTTCTTATCTGCAAATTCCTTCTCCTTCTGGTGGTGATTTTAGTTTTGGAGCAGATCCATTTACTATAGAATTTTCAGTTAATCCATTGCCATACACTTCAACTCCAAGAATTGATATGTTCCAAGATCAAGGATGGGATGGAAATGGTTTTTATTTTTATAAAGCTGCTGCAAGCACTAATTGGACATTTTACGCTAGTAATTCAGCTAAAGCTACAATTGCGACTTCTTTGATTCCAGCAAATCAATGGACTAAAGTAATAATATCTAGAACTTCTGCAAATGGTGATACATTTGTGGCAATAAGCGGTACTAATAGGCAATCTTTTTCTACTGTTTCTGCTGGAACTCCTTATACAATAACAGCGGGTAGCGGCTTATTTATTGGAACTCATAATACGGGTTCTTATGGAGCTTATGGAGTAAATCCATTTTCTGGATATATAGAAGATTTCAGAATTATTAAAGGTGCTGGATTATATAGTTCTATTGGTCAAGTAATGACTGGTTCTGGATTATTTGATACTCAAAATACAGTTATATTGCTGCAAGGTAATTATTCTGATTATGATTATAGAGGAGATAGAACTCAACTATCTAAGATTAGAGACATATCTGGTTATGTAGAAGATTACAATTATGGACTTTATAACAAGGTATTTCCAATCTCTGCTTTTGTAAAAAACTCTGTTGGTTCTAGTTTAACTTTTACTGGAACGAATGCTGATGCTGGATGTTACGATATTACGATAAAAAATTCAGGAGGAAGAGACTTCTTGTTTAAGAATTTTGAAATAATAAAAGCAGATCCAATGATAAAAAATGTTTCTACATTTGAAAATTACATTGGCGGTTCAGTAGAAATCATTGGTCACAATATGTATCCAGAAACGCAAATTCTTTTCCAAGACACTGGAGACGCTAATTCATTAGTTGAGGCTACAGAAAATTCAAATAGCTATTCTTATCAATCGACATTTAGAAACGCAAAAGATTTAACAGCTTCTAGCTCTGTAAGAATAAGCAACAATACGTCAAAATATGACGACAGAAGCTTCTTATTTTCTGGAAGCCCCGGACCATACATTAAGTTTTCTATTACTGGTCAATCTCCAAACATTCCTTTAAGCTATGGAAACACTTTTGCAGTGGAGTTAGACTTTAGACCATTGGCTAGTTTTTCTTCTTCAGATAAAAAATTCTTGATAGGTAGTCAAAGTGGATTAAATGTCTTTGTCACTTCTAATCAATTAGTCGTGTCTGGTATTGATTGGGATGGATTTAATTCAAACTTTTCTGGACAAATAAATACAAGCGACTGGAATCGACTTTCAATTTGTAAGAGCTACTTTAATAGAAGCAGTATTAGTGGAAAGATATTATTGAATGGCGCACCAATTAATTTATCTGGAATTAATTACAATTTGAACTTTGCTACTTCTAATCTTGATTTTAGTTTAAATGCCGACAAGAGTTTAACAAATCCAGTTTTTGATATTTATATTGGAAGAGATTATGCAAATACTCCTGCTAATTATTGGAGCGGTTATATAGATGAAGTTAGAGTTGTAAGAGAAAATCCTTATCAATATTCTAATTTTGCTCCTATTAGGAGAGCCAGAAATAATTCAAATACAGAGGTTTTAATTCATGCAAATGCTGACTTAATAGATGATAACGTTAGGACTTTCGGTTATTTAAGTCTTAATACTCCTAACTTATCTTCAACTAGAAAAACTAATTTAGTATTAGATAACACATATTCTAGAATTACTGGTGGGTTTGATAAACAATTCACATTCCTTAAAACTCCAACAATAACAGGAATATATCCCGCATTATTAACCCAAGGTCAGCCAGCAACTGGATACGGAAGCGACATCTACTATGTAGGTTCAATTAACATAGGAAGTTATCCTGTTAGCAATTATACTATATCTCAAGATGGTTCAGAGTTTTCTCAAAGAATAGTATTTACTGTTCCTGATTTTGCTCAAAGCGGCGATTCTCTTTCTATCAATTCTAATTACTATAATTATACTTATCCAAGTGGTTTGCCTATAGCGAGCGGAACTCTTGTTGTAGATGGATTTTCTCCAATAACTGGGGTCGCAAATACTTTAATTACCCTATCTGGAAAATTTTTAAATACAGTTACTTCTATAGAACTAGGCAGACAAGATGGTGCTTACAAGGTAATTACAGCTTTTAGAAGGCAAAGCATTAGCGGATTAAGCTTTTTCATTCCTCAAGTTTATGATATTACAGATGGTCCAATAGTTGTTAATGGTAGTACAAGAGTAACTACGACAGATTCTTTAACTTTTATTAACCCTATTATCTCAAAAATAACTCCAAACTCTGCTTATTTTAATGATTCAATAACTCTGTCTGGTAGTAATTTAAGTAGTCTTGATTTTTATGGCGTTGGATTTAATAATGAAATAATAAAATATCCTCATGTTGTAGCTCCTACTTCAACTGGAGCTTTGATAAGAGTGCCGAGAGATGTAAAGAAAGGGGTTTTTAGATTTTTTAATTCAGGCACCACTGTTGAAATAAAAGGATTTTCTCCTTCATTTAATCCAAGCACAACTGTTTCTGGTTCAAATACTGATACTTATAGAACTAGAGATATTATATTAGTTACAGGAATCAATGCTCATAATTTTCAAACAAGAGACCTTTACATTAGTGGATTTAATAATCTAACAAATAAAACAGGTCAGTATTTAATTTCTCAAGCAATGTCAGTTGCTGACATCTCTACCCTTTCTGGATTAGCTCAACCTTATACTGGATACTCTATTCTTTCTGGAAATTTAAATATTGTATCAGACGTTTCTTCTCAAATACCTGACTTAGGATTGCTACTCAGTGGTTCAGATACGATTGGCATTGGAACCACAGTAAGTTCAAATAGTTACATAACTTTAGATGGATATGTTGGAAGTGGTCAGATATTTTTCCAAAGAAATAGCTTTGATGCAGATAACATGTACAAAACTATCACAATTAAAGCTCCATCTATTTCTACTTCATCTTTAAACATTCTAACAGGTACATATAGATCACTAATTACTTTAACTGGAGAAAATCTTAATTATGTAACAGGAATTAAATTTGAGGGAGTTGGTACTCTTGCTAGAGGAGCTTCTGGAGCAATAGCTACGTCTTTCCCTTATTTAGCAGTTAATTATAAATCAGGAATAACAGTAGTAACTGATTCTAGAGACTTAAATAGTAGTGTTATTTATAAAGATTATGGTCAGTTAAAATTCTATCCTCCATCAATGGCAGGAAAGAATTTACATGGCAAAGACGTAGAAGACATAAGGCCAATCTCTGGAATGTTCTATCTCCAAACTTATTTAGGAGAAGAGTATCCTGTTACTGGTAATTTTAATTATATTCCATTCATCTCAATCAATGACGCTTATCTAAACAATAACTTAACATATAGACTAGATGGAACAACTCAGGTTAGCGGATGGGATGGCTCTGTTATTACTTTCAATGGTGAAGGAGTTAGGTATTTGACTGGTGTTAACTTTTTTACAAAAGTAAATGGAGTGCTAGTAGAAAATTTCCCAACAGTCTTCCAATTTAATAAAAAACAGGCAAAGATAAATTTCTTTAATTCTGCTGGCGGAAATATTACTGGATACAGTATTATTAGTGGAGGTGCTGGTTATGCATCATCTGCAATATCAATAGGCTTTACAGATGGAGGAGCAGGAGTTCCAACTGCAAACGCTTTAGTTTCTTTCATGCCTCCATATGTTGGTCAAGTTACAGGAGTAGATATAATATTTAATCCAACTTCTTCTACTCCAAATTTCTGGCAAGGCAATAACGCTATAGTATCAAATCCTTCTTCTGGGTTTATATTAAAAAATCCACCTGCGAACTTAATTTTTTCTGGAAACAACTTTGCTGCACAAAGTGGAGATGGTTCTAAATACTATGCTTATTATAGCCCGTCAGTTACGTTTCCATTGGATAACGGTTTCGTGGTTGGTGAAAAACTAGACATGAGATTAGCTAACTATGGAGCAGTTTATGAAACAACAGATCAGCCATTTTTAACTATTCAAAATCCAAATAACTTCGCAAGAATAGCTGATATTATTTTAACGGGTAATCAATATGTTGGTAAAAATAATTTAACACTTAGATATGATGAGATTTATTCTAATGACGATGCTGATTTTAATAGCATGGATTTACAATTAAAAACCTCAATCCTTTATCCCACTGGGTATAACGGAAAGAGGTTTATGCTTACCACAACTAAACCTTCCAAGAATGGAAAATATTTAAGAGTAGATTTTTCTACCAATATTCCTCCGTCTGGAGATTACGTCATTGCAAATGATCCAATTGACTCTAAATACTTAAAACTTAGAATTGAAACTATTAATTCAGAAGCTTCTCTATTTAAAGGATTAGGAACAGTAAGCTCTTCAAGTAAAATATTTGCAGGTTCAGTAGGAGCAGGTTCTAGCTCGCCCGGAATCGGAGTTTCTTAATTACTTAAGCTTTTGAATTCTTTCAATCAATTCAAAGATTTTAATCTTTGGAATGTCAGCTATTGACATAAGAGAATCAGCGTTAGTATAGTTTTCTTTAATCAATTTTTCTTTAAGCTTCGTAAAAGTAACGCTCTTCTCTTTCATTACTTTTTCAAGAATAGCATGAGGCTCAAAGATGGCTGAAGACTCGGCGGAATCATCAACAACATTGTTCTTCGACTTGCCAATTTCATCTTGACCAACGATGTTGATCTTTAAGAAGTTTCGGACGCAGCGAATAAACGCTCTATTTTCGGCAATTGGACCCAAGAAATGACGAGCAAAGTCCTTAGTGTTACCGGGAGAAGCATCTCCAATAGAAGAAAATGTAATGCAATTTCCTTCTGTTTCATAGTTTGAAATCCAGTCTATTTTACAAACTGCTACTACATAGTCTGAACTTGGAGAGGTTACGGTGTAATCAACAGAGTGAAATCCTCTAAGTTGTGCTACATATTTAATTCCAGCTAGAAGGATGAGTAGATCTTTATCTTCTAGCTTAGTAACATCAGTTTCATTGGTCTTATCCCTGTTTGGAACAAGGAATTCTGGCTTGATCATTTTTCGCCAGTTAATAGAACCGTCATCATTAAAGTGATATTCTACACCTTCAATGAGACCTTCAGAGGAACGAACAAGTTTCTTTACAGTATTCACATAGATATACTATGCCGAAACTGCGGACTTATCAACTCTAAAAATCCAGAAATTCTCAACCTCTTTCCAGAACTCTGGACAGTCGATAACGGGTTCAGCAAGCTGCTTTGCTTCAATTCCATTTTTTAAAGAAGATTCACTCAAGTAAACTTTGCCATTACTAATTAATCTCTTGTTTGATTTATAGAAAGCGTTGGAAGTATATTCGATGCCAGTTTTCTTTTTTAGATTAATTGGCATTTGAGTAATATGCTCTTGTTCAAGGTATTTAAGTTTAATTTCTTCTAATTCCTTGCCTTCTAAATAAGTAAACAATTGATAAGAAATATTACTAGATGCTAAAAAGTCTGCAAATCCTATGTTGTTGTTTTCTTTAATTTCGTAAAAAATTCTTCCAATATTATTTTTATTATTAATAATAATATTTGGATCAATAGGTTTGTCTGTGATTATAAAGCATTGACAAACTTGAAGCTGTTCGTTGAGGAATTTCTCGTTATGCTCCAAGTCCATTCTAACAACAATATTATTAGAATTAAACTGTTTTGGGTTTACAATTTGATTAGGCACCATTTCTAATCTCATGTTATTGTATTCGGTGCCGAAATAAAGAGTTTGGATAGAGTTGTTATGAGGGATGCCTAGTAATTTTAGAATACTATTAGCAATATGCTCTGGCTTTATTGAATTGATTGTTTTGGGATTCTCCTCAAAAGAAAACGTTGGCTTGTTAGTCCTCTTCGGCTCAAGCAAAATATGGTCTTTAGGGTCTCCGAAGAAAGGCTTCACGCAATTGATGTAGTTATTGGAATACAATGCTACAATCTTTTTACCATAACCAGAAGCAATATGAGTAGGGAAGCTATCTGCTCCAAAATGAAGAAGTGAGTCTTTTAGAACGAAAGCTGTTTGATTAATATTAGTTAATCCAACAAAACTTAGAACATTGCTGTAAACCTTTTCTTTGTCTTGTCCAAGCTGGATAATTTTTATTCCTTTTTCATTTAGAATAGGAAAAATAAGATTAACTACTTCCTGCCAATAATCATAAGTCTTTGAAGGCTTAGAGCTTGGATGAAAAGTGATATATTTGTCAGCGGTAACAGGAAAAAATTTTTCGTAGATATAAGGCTTCTTAATCTTAACTCCAGAAGCTAGAGAATATTGCTCTAAAAGGTGCATATTATTTAATATCGAATGCGATCTTGTCTTTGCCGTTATGAAGATAGTTTAGCATTTTTTGAGTACCTATGTGAGGCAAGAAAGCTATTTCAAAATACCCCTGATGGTCTCCATATCCTTCTAGCCACAGCAAGCTATCCATTTGAGGAATATATTCTATAATTCTATGGACATAAGGATTACCTTCGATGATAGAGAAATAATCTTTCTTAGTGGCGAAGTATAGATTATGGTCAGGATAGGTTTCTTTTATTGACTCAAGAAGAGCGGTACAGAGATAAATATCTCCAATGCTTTCTGGCATTACAAAAAGAATTCTCTTTCCTTTGTCATTAGGATCTAGAATTTCTTCAAAATCAATTTTCCTATTTTTTTGATTTTCTTGTGCGGCTACTTGGCGGAAATAGTTTTCAACATTCTGGCGGCTTTCTCCTTCAGAAAGTTTTTTCATCCAATGCTTGTATCCATCATCATTCTGATTGACCTGCTTCATCTTCAGAATATTATGATACATGAAGATTAGCCATTCTCCATTATCGGTAATATTTGGGACGCTGGCATTAGGGTCTTTTTCTTCTTCCTTCAAGGAGAAGTCATAAGATGTGAAAGGAATAGAGTCGATATACTGTTCGAACATCTTTCCAATAACAGGAACAGAATAGTTTTCTATAGCCCATTTTCTAGCCTTTTGACCCATTTGTCTCTTTTCAGACTCTGGCATCTTGTAGACATGATACAACTGTTTTGCTATAGACTGAGGATAAGTAGAAGCTTTTCTAAACTGAGTGCCATGCTCTCTATACTCTGACCATTCAAGAGCAATAGAAGCAGCATCAGGGTGACACATATCTTCTCCGCAACTATAGTTAGTTACTAAAGTTACAAGCTCACAATATTTTGCTTCTTGGATTGGAATCTCTTGTCCGCCGCTAGTAAACGGATGACAATAAACATCCATCAAATTATAAACCTCACACAACTGTTCTTCGGTTACACCAAATCCAGTATTTGTTGTAGAACAGCTTTTATCAGAATTACAAGATGGACACTTTAATTCTTGGCCTTGAAAAGGCGTAATGAAGTAATTTTTACATTTATTGCAAACATAAGTCGTATAGATATCTTTTTTATCTATTTGATATTCGTCTGCAAGCTTATGAATATCCCAGCCTTCGCCCCAATGAGTATGGAGTAATAGCTTTGCGTTTTTTACATCGGGATGATTTTTAGTAAAGTCTCTAAAACCTTCTAACAGGTTAGGTACAGACTTGCGAAGTTGATTTCTAAATACGAAACCGACAATAAAAGAATCACTAAGACCAAAACGTGCCTTAAGTTGCTTCTTTTTCTCGGCTCCCAAATAACTAAATTTAGAATGATTTACTGGACCATGCATGGTTCTGGCATTATTGATGCCAATTTTATGCATTTCTTTTGTAGCAAACTCACTCCAGATCCAGTATTGAGAAGACTTTTTTGCTTGATTTATTGCTTCATCATAGATCGGAAGAGAATCAAGGGTAACCCAAAGAAGAGAAGTGATATTCTTATACCAGTGTTTATTATAGTATTGAGTGAAAGCCCAAGGATCTTGCGCTCCAATCCAAATATCAGGCTTCTCTTCCTTGATTACTTGATCAATATAATAAGATCCATAGGATACATCTCTAGCGAGGGCGGGATCAGCATTTATCCTATTGATCTCATTGGGATCGGTAGGGACACTTCCAAGACTCTTCCAAGGAGTCTTGGATAAAGCGGGAGAACCCACTTGGGTTCCCCCGCAGTAATGGATAATATCATACTTACCAGTGTTATACAGGTAAGAGACTAGTTCCTTCGCTGCCCTACCGAATCCAGTTTTAGCGAGGCACCAATCCGTTTGAATTACTATCTTTTTCTTTCGCATTAGAATACGAGTTCTTCTGCTTGAGCCTCTGCTTCAGTTTGGGCAGCAGTTTGATTTAGTTGAATTTTATTATAAGCTGGCTTCTTTGGGGCTTCCTCTTCTTGAGCCTCCTTTGGGGCTGAAGCGGCTTTGTCTTGAGCATAGAAAGAGTTTCTGATAAACTCTTGCAAGAACTCTTTGACGAGAATTGCTTCTGCAAAAGTGAAGCCAATCAAAAAGCTAACCTTATTAACTGAATCTCCCTTTTGCTCCTTTGAGGCATTGAAAGAAAATCCAATCTGATTATTGTCTCTGAGATACGGGCAGAATTTGCCCATTGCATTTGAGTTAGGAGCGGTATGATAGAACTTGTACTCAGCATTTCTGTTGATTGCATCTACGATACCTGCTGCTTCGACTGCATTAAACTTTAATACAGTAGTCTTCTCTGGGTTCTTTGCGTTCTCACGAAAAGACCCAAGCTTCTTGGCTTCGTTCCAAGAGTGCTGCTTGATAAAATTAACAAACAAAGAGGTATCCTTCGTTTGAAAAGAGCAAGCGGTTCCAGTTACTTTTGCATTTCCCTTATAAAATTGTAGGTTCATTCAGACATTATTTTGCCTGAAAAAACGTGATTTATCAATTATTTTTTTCGGCTTTTAATTGGGAAAGCTTAGTGTAAACTGTATGAGTTTGAATGGCGACAAGTCTTGCAAATACAGAGTCTCCAAACTTCTGTCCAGTAACGATAACGATATCTTCTTCTTTTGGCATTCTATTATTCAGATTCTGCATATCATCGATCTTGTCAGAGAAGATCATGACGTTGACTGATGCAGTTTCATCTGAGATTTGCATCTTGAAGTATCTAGTCTTCTTCTCTCTTGAAACTCCTGACTTACACTCTTGAATAACTCCAATAAATGAGACTTCATCTTTCTCGGCAAAGTCCGCGATGTCTTTAATGTAAACTAGATCATCTTTCTTTGAAATAAAAACTTCTCTCAGTTTATTTCTGACGCTATATCCAATAATAGAATTCTCATAAAACCAATTAGCAAAACTCTCTGACTTGCTATTGATTTCATAGATCTTTTTATAGGGATCTGCTTTGGTTCGCAGGGTCTGAAGTCTTGATTCTTTAATATAAGGTTTGCCTTGAACATCCTTATTGTCCTTCATGTGCATAAGGATTTTAACTAAGTCATAATCAAAAGTCTCACCAAATAGCTTTGCATTAATCTTCTCCTTATTAGTTAAGACGTTCCAAAGCTGGGCTTCATATACTATTTTACTTCTAGACTGCTTGAAGTCACCATCCAAAGCACCAGCTTGAATCAAGGCGCAAAGGACTCCAATATTCAGATTGGCTTGAGATGCAGTCTCAAAGATGTCGAACTTGTTTTGAAATTCTTTTCTGAACTCATTAACAGCTTTGACAGTCTTCTCGCTGATTCCTTTAACAGACAGAAGTCCAAAACGAATATTCTCGCCTTCAATACAGAACTCTTCTTTTGATTTTAATAGATGAGGGGGAAGAAGTTTAATATTGAAATACACAAGTTCCTTTTCAATTTTAGAAATTTCTCCAATTGGATCTGGTTCATGCTTGCTCATCTTGAGGAGAGACAAGAAGAACTGCTGGGGGTATTTGAATTTTAGATAGATTGAGATTGCGGCGAGAGCAGCATAAGCCACAGAATGAGATTTATTGAATTGGTAATTAGCAGAGTCATTAGCAATTCTCCAGAGGACTTCGCCAATCTTAGGATCAAGCTTTTGTTCAGAAATCTTGTCTTTAATCTTCTGCTCCCATTCTTTCATCTCTTCGACCTTCTTTTTGCCTACGCAGCGTCGAACGATTTCTGCTTCGTCAAGAGAAAAGCCAACTTTGCTCACCATCTTCATCAACTGTTCTTGATACAAGCAAACGCCTCCAGTTACACCTAAGATGTCATCAAAGAAAGGATGGATGCTTTCATAATGATCATTGTTAGTATAGTTGGCGTACTTATCAATGAACTGAAGTGCGCCGGGGCGAGCAAGAGCCAATACGCCGCTTAGTTGCTCAAGGTTTTTTGGTTTTACCTTTTGGCAGACTTTAAAGTTCGTTTCTGCCTCAATTTGGAATAACCCATGAGGAAGTTTGAAATCTTGCAGTTGCTGATATATGAAAACATCATTTACATCAATGTCCTCATATCTAATACCAAGAGATTTACAAACGTCATCAACAACCGAAACGCCTCTTAAACCTAGCAAATCAAGTTTGATATTGTATGCCGTAACATTATTCATGTCATAGCTGGATACAATCTGCTTATCAGAAGAAAGCTCTACAGGACAAGACTCTTCAAGAGGAGAGTGGGCGAGCAAAAGACCAGAAGGGTGAACGCCTTTGTTCTTGTTAAGATTTTGAAGTTTTAAGGCGATTTTATAAACCTCTTCATTATCTCCTGCCCACTCAGCGAACTTTTCGCTTTCTGTAATCGCATCCTCAAGACTCTTAACTTGTCCGAATAGTTTTGGAATATAAGACGAGACATCATTCATCTCGCTTTCCTGCTTTTCCGCCACTACTTTTCCTGATTCCTTAATGCAGAGTTTTGAACTTAAAGTATTAAGAGTTAAGATTTTAGAAGTCTTGCCCTTGAACTTTTCTTCAAGATAAGTAATAACTTTATGGCGATTATAATAACAGATATCTAGGTCAACGTCAGGGAATAGGGAGCCATCGAAATATGTAACTCCTTCTATCACAGTTTTCTTTGCTCTAGCTTTAGAGATGAAACGCTCAAAGAACAGTTCATACTTAATGGGGTCAATTTTGGTTACGTCAATGAGAAATAATAGAAGTGAACCAGCGCAAGATCCTCTTCCCGGTCCAGTGGGAATGTTATTCTCTCTGCAATAGTTAATTACATCCCAAATAAGGATAATGTAATCAATGAACTCTAGCTCTTGCAGAATTTGCAATTCATAATTAACGCGATCAACATACCTCTTATAAAGCTCGCTACCTTTTTCAAGATTAAGCTTATAAAACCCTTCTCTAGCTAGACTCCTTAAGAAGTCATAATTAGAAGTAGCGGCGACTAGATTAAGCCTAGCCTTATGCCTTTGATCAATTTCAAAGACAGGCATTCTAAGACCGTGCAAGCCAAGGTCATACTTTTGAAAGTCTTTAGTAAAATTCATATTGCGATCTGGAATTTGAGCTTGTTCCATACTTTGATGTTTAAATGTAAGTCGTTAAGTGCGTCGTGCAAGGTTTCGTAATCGTGATCAATATCGTATTCTTTTCCAAGTGCAGTTAAATTAGTTTTTACTCCTTTGCGTCTTTCGTTCAGTATTCTATACTGATATTCAATTAGGCTAATATCCTTAGAATAAGGGATCTCGTATTTGATGCCTTTGGCTAGGCAATTTGTGTCGATAACCTTATTAACTAAATGCTTCCATTCTTTTCCATATGTTTCGTAATAGTCCTTGATTAAATAAATATCAAAATTAAGGACATTATGCCCAACAATATAATCGCACTTCTCTAGCCACTGATCAATCGTCTTGATTGCTTCGCTTGAGTGTACTGCAATTTTATTATATTTATACTGATCAAAACGGGTAATTACTGCCGCCTCTTTGCTGACATTAATAGGCTTATCCCATTTGATGTAGATATCAGAAGTTTCTAAAATTTCATTTCCCTTGACTCTAATCATGCCGCACTGCCAAGGGCGATTATTAATAAAACTTAGACAAAGATTCTCGGTTTCTAAGTCTATAAAAGTGTAAACTTTATCCTTATCGTAACGAAGTAAATTCTCCATCATACAGCATTGGCCTCCTTCCAGCTTTCAAAGCTAAATTCTGCGCTACACATATGTTCTAAGTTTGGCTTATTAAGAGTTGTTCTATTATTGATGCATCTAAACGTCAGATACGATTTAAAATCTTCTCTTGTGTTATAGTAAATACTTTTTGCAGGAACCATCTCGTACTCATCTTTGCAGAAGTTAATTACTTTCTGTTTTACAATGTGATCAAATGGAAGACCGTTATCTTCTACCAGAAACGTAGGTTTAGTGAACTTTAATTCTGGGCAGCACAAGGAATAAGACATTGTGTTATTAAACAAGAATGAATCATAGAATGGCACACACAACTTCAGGCTAGACTCATCCCACTCTTGAGTCAAGGTCTTTTCGTCTATTCTTGGGGCGTAATAAAAACCATTTGTGGCGGCAATACTAAATATCTTAATTAGTTTCTTGTAGCCACTCCCATTTTTTGCAAAGACTATAATTTTACTAGATTTTTTAAGAGACTCTTCTGTCTTGTCATTAATGTCAGGGCATAATTCAAGCCTCAAGCCATAATAAAATGGAATCTTAAAGTTCTTAAAAGCATCAAGAAAAGAACTCATATTCTCTTCTACTAAGAATATTTGCTCTAGTTTATTATCTTTAGCTATGTCTACGATTGAAGAAGATCCTTCTTTGGATGAAGTCCCTGCTTTGTCTAGAGTTAAGATTGACTTACCTATGCTGTAATGGCTTTTAAAAAGCGGTAGTATTTTCATGATTAAGAGTTATTTCCATCTGGGGCAACCTTCATACTTAAACTTTTTGATGACTTGAGCGTCGTCTTTCTTTGCTGCTTTAGCTTCTTCTGCGGTAAAGTAGCTCTTTACAAAATTATCATCCTTATCGTAAATAGAATAAAACCACATCTCATTCTTAAATGGGCAAACCCAAGTAGCTCCTGCTTGGCAAAGCCATTTGCTCTTTATGTCATCTGCGGCGAAATTTTGCTTTGCATCTTGCTCAGTGAAATTAGTTACTTTTTCGTAAACATACTTAAGATAAGTTTCAAATCCAGACAATTCATCATCAGAGAATTTTACCGGCTGAACTGGTTCTTTAGGAAACCTGAGAAATACGAATTCTACTTCTGGGTCATAGTCAGGCCAATAGATCTTAGAAGCAATAGAGTATAGCATGGCCTGTACATTGGCTGTCAACTCTTCTCCCTTGAATTTCGCTTTGCTAGACTTGTAATCTCTAATCTTGCTCTTCTTTTCTTTTTTATAAAGGATGGGAAGATCAATGAACCCTCTAGCCTTGTAGCCGTCTCTTTCGATTTTAAATTCGAACTCTGGTTCTTGAATGTCGCCGCCTTTTGGAAAGAAGTCGCTTTTAAGACCGACAAGAATCATTTTATTGATTAACGCCATGTCTTCAGGGTTATTAATACCTTCCTTTGTTGCGTGTTTATTTACTAATCTGGATATTGGTGGGCAAGAAAGAGCATCGCCAGAAGAGATAATCTGCTTATAGATATCCTTATGACGAGGATTAAGAAGCACCTCAAATACTAAATGGCAAATTGTGCCGCGCTTTGCTCCTGAATTAGACTTCTCAGGAATATTTAAATGGTACTTGCAATAGTAAGACCATGAACAAGTCTCAAGAGCTTTAATGCGCGAGGCAGATAGGTAGACTTCTTTTTTATCCATTGAATTCCTTCATATATAAGTCTATCTCATTTTTGCTCATTAATCCAAAATCTTTTTTGGAAGGCAACTTTATCTTAACTTGATTTTCGTCGAAGAACATCAAGAGCTTAGACTTTGCTTTTTTCGCCGCTTCATTACCAGCAGAATTATTAAAAGAATCATTATTAAAAGCAATAACCACTTCTTGGACAGAGTTCTCTAATAGAAATTTTGTGATCTTGGGAGAGATTGCCAATCCAAAAGTAATAATTACATTCTTGTAGCCAGCTTGCCACAAAGCCAGCATATCTCCAATACTTTCAATCAAGAAAACTCTGCCGCTTTCAGATATAGCATTTTTACTAAAGAAGGCTGGATAGACCCATTCCTTCTTGGTTCCAAGGTGTTTCCATTTAATGAAATCAGGTCTTTTTGAATCAACCAGTGACCTGCCACTAAATCCTACAATTTTTCCAGATGGATTATAAATAGGAAACACATAACGATTAATCATGTTTCCTTTTTTAGCTATTCCACCTTTAAACTCTGCTACGATCTCTTCTTTGACTCCTCTATTAAGCCAGTATCCATGATTCTTTTCAAGGCTGACGAGCATTGATTCATCGTAAATCTTTACTTGATTGATGGTATTTTTTTCTTGATTTACGACAATTCCCGTGAAGTTAAACTTCTCGGCGAGCATCTTATCCGCATAATCTAGATCGTTTAGATTAAGTGTGATTTGAACTAATTCGCTTAACTTACCCCCTCGGCAAAGTTTATAATCATACCAATAACCAGTATTTTTATTGATTGCTAGAACTGTATCATTATCTGAACTCCTGTAGATTGGTCTAGTTCTGTACCAACCGCCGAAGTCTTTAAGATTTTGATAACCGATGTTTTGAAGTATTTCTTTTATATCGCTCATAACAAAGTGCCGTCATTGGGATTAGCATCATTCAACGAGAATGTTTGACGCTCTCTCTCAATGATATCGCCCAAGGAACCTCTCTCTTCTACACTGAAATTGTTGATCTGAAAGTTGATAAAGTTCTGAACATATTTTTCATCACCATGTTCATTCCTTCTTCTAAGAAGATCTTGATGTCCAGCGGCATCTTTGCCTTGGAATCGACTCTTCAAAGTTATCAACTTATGAGTCCCAAAGTCTGGCGTATCGCGCTCTATTTCGTCAAGAGTTTTTCTTCGGAAAATCGCAACATAGCTGGCGAACCATTGAAGCCGATCAGACAAGGCGATTGCGGAGCTATCATCGGTTACATCTCCAGCATTTCTATTAAAATTTTCGCCAGATCTATTCATTTGCATTGCAGTGAATAGAGTGGCATTAATTTCTTCTGAAATCTTTTTAAGTTTATCTATCTTTTCGCCAATTACTTGATGTTCTGCCCAGTTTTGGCCTACCTTTTCTCCGGTGAGCTTAACATAATCATAGCAAATAAGAGCAGGGTTTCCTCTTCCAACTTTGCTATAATACCATCTACGAATAAAAGAAACAATCTCATCAATACCTTTATTACCAACACAATGATGAGTATAATTATATTTACTAAATTCTTTTAAGAAGCCTCTGACTTTAGTTACCATTTCAGGATTCTTACGCCAGTTTCCTGTGTCAATGTACCAGAAAGGAACTCCGGTCTTTGCTGCTGCAATACGAAGTTTAACATCTTCTGAGAACATTTCAGTATCAAGGTAAAGAACGCTAACTTTTTTATTCTTTAAATAAGCTCCGAGAGACATCTCAACTAAGAAGGAGCTTTTGCCTTGACCGGGGCGGCTTACAATAGCGTAGACGTTTCCATTTCTTAACCCGCCATAGAGTCTTGCAAACTCTGGATAATGTAATTCTATGCCTGCTTCATCTTGAGGATTATTGCCTTTTTCTTCTATGAACGCCTCTATGTCCTCAAAGATATTCCTAATCTCTTCAGTAGCATCAAAAGAATTAATCTTTTCGCCATATATTGAATCTACTTCAGCTATTAATTGATTAACATTTTTATCAGGATTAGTAGAAACAGTTTCTATGATTCTTTGCGCCATCCCTTTTATATCACGGCGAATAGAAAACTGCTTTAACTCTTGAGCGTATTTAAGAGCAGATTCTTTATTTGATACTGGCAAAGAAATACAGTCAATATAATCATATATATCAAGATCTTCTTGAAATGAGATTCCAAGATTCTGAATCTTTTGAGCTAATATTACTTTGTCAATTTTCTCTTTGGAATTACAAAGTTGTCGAATTACAGAATAAACTGTTCCATTTACATCATTTGTAAAATCAATTTCTGATATAAAATGATCTAAATCGTAGAATGCTTCTGGGTTTTTAATGAGCGCACCAAGCAAGTGCTGCTCTACTTTAATAGAGGAAAGCTTCATTTAACTAAAAAAAGAGTTACTTACTAGTAGGACCGTCTTCATCTTCACCGTCTTCATCTTCTTGATCAGAGGCAATAATGTTGTGAATAGTGTTCTCTAAATTAATCTGCTCAACAGCACTAAGCCAATTATTAATATAATAATGCATCGCCATTGCGTTTTGTGCATTATCGAATTTAGACCTTACTTCAGGCATACCCTTTTTGTCAAAGGTAAACAGCAAGAATCCTCCCTGCGAGCATTCATCTATCTGTGATAGAATGCTATCTGGGAAATGAAATTCTTTATTTTTTGCCACAGATTATATTACACCAACGATATATTAAATGTATGATTTATGTAATCATAGCTTAATTTATTTAAGTCGCTGGTCTCTAATTCTATTAGTTGAAAGCCATTCTTCTCTAGCCACACAGACTTTTTGTAGTCTCTCTTAATAGAATTAAGGTAATTTAATCTTGAGTTGTTATGAAAGAATTTATTAAAAGAAGAATGCTGGTCGCCATTTACTTCTATTGCTATTTTGCGAGAGATGTTAATGAAATCAACCTTCATTCTGCTTCCGAAAACCGGAAACTCTTCATAACAAACGTGAGTCTTCCAAAATGGTTTCAAGAATTGCTTTACTTGAAATTGAATTTTAGAACGAGACTCTTTTTCCCAATCTATTAAAAATTGAGAAACATTTTTGTTAATTATTCTGCCGGTTACAGAATAAAGCTTCATTTTGATTGAACAGCTTTAAGCTTATTGAACAAATGCTTAGTTGCGTCAGCATTTTCTTCAAGCCATTTTCTGAAATTCTCTCTTCCTTGATGTTGCTTTGGCATATCAATTCCAACAGTCTTCAATTCTTCAATTAAAGAATCATCAACGGTGATCCATGCGCCTTTTGCAACAACAAGATCCCACATCAACAAGCAATCAAGAATCTCATACTCGACCCAAATACCGGAGGGCTTTTTACCGAATTTAATTGGATACTGAATAATGTTCTTGCGAGTAGCTTCGCTGGTAGACTTCTGAATCATTACTTTGGAATATTTTCCAATTGATTTAGTCTTACCATCATTCATTTTGCCAGATGGATTGTCGAGAATGTAGTCTCCCATCGCTGTTGGGCTATACTCTAGGATGAAGTCTGCCCAATGCAAGAGCGCATTTCCGCCGCTAAACATTCCTCCTCTTGGAGCATTCTTGGCATAAGGATCGATCTTAATTTCAGAAGTAATCTGACTAATAGCAATCATCAAGTGACCGTGCTTGAACATTCCAATACTTAGTGACTGCAAAAGCTTTTTACTGATGACTTGAGTTCCAGCGACTTTGCTTGCATCTGCTGGACTAGTGTCCTTGTCTCTCTTCAAGATAAGGCCATCCATCGAATCAATTACAAAACAATAGCGATGATCTTCTGCATTATTAAGAACAAGATCTTTAATAACGTCAATTACTAAATCATAGACATTTGATTCTAGAATGAAGACAGAGCCGTCAGTCCATTCAGAAGCGTCGGTAACGAACTTCATCCCGCAACGCTCTCTGTTCTCCTTGGACAAACGTCCTTCTGCCAACACCCAAACTACTCTGCTCTTGGGGATTTCTGCAAGGAAATTTCTGCAAATTTCTAGAGCTTGCGGAGTTTTGCCTTCGTTATTTGGTCCGCAAAGACGAATTAGAGAAGGAGTGATGCCTCCACCAACTGCTGCATCCAAGAGAAGACTGCCAGTCGAGATCTTCCAAGTAACTGCTTCTTCAAAATTAAAATGATCATCTTTATGATCTTTATTATTTAAAATCGCTTGGAGTCTGCTTGAAGCTCCAACTGTTGATACTTTTTCTTCAGCTTGCTGCTGTTTCGGAGGTCTTGCCATAATTCAGGAATTCTTTTAAAGTTTTGGGCTTTTTTACAATGGGAATATCTTCGCCCACTTTGCCGCTTAGTTCATTATAGCCTACCGCAAGCTTTGAGTCAAAGCTTTCTTTGAGCTTTTCTTTAGACTCCTTGAGGTCTTTTTGTTGAAGAAAAAGCTTATATCTATTGTTTAGTATTTCTAAACTCTCTTTGGACTGTAAAAAGTGAAGATTAGGAACCAAGGGATAAGGCTCGACCCAATCCCAAAAATCCTTATTAGGGAATTTTTTCAAAAGCCTTGAAGCGGCTTTCATATCCCTAGACCAGTCTATATGTCCTTCTTTTACAAATTTTACAACAATGTCTTTACAATTTGCCATTTTAAGAGTTCAAATCAGAAGCGACCATATCCTTTACTAATTGGCGGAAGGACCATTTTGGATTCCAGCCAAGTTCTTGTCTAGCTCTATTTGAGTCACCAAGCAAAAGCTCAACTTCTGCTGGTCGAAAGAACTTTGGATCGATTTTGACCAGTACAGATGAGTTGACTTCGTTCCTGATGGCGTATTCAGTCGAAATAGAATATTCTTCATTAGTGCCTTGTCCATGCCAAAAACCTTCTACTCCTACTTCTTTAAAAGCAAGCTCAATAAATTCTCTAATTGTATGAGTTTCATTGCTAGAGAGAACGTATTCGTTTGGCTTTTCTTGATTTAACATCTTCCAAACACCATCTACGAAATCAAAAGCATGACTCCAGTCTCTCTTTGCGTCAACATTTCCAAGACGAATTGGTTCAAATGATTCTCCTTTTTTAATGGCCTTAATAATTCTTGATACGCCTTTAGTAACTTTTCTAGTTACAAACTCTTCTCCTCTTCTTGGAGATTCGTGATTAAAAAGATATCCTTGAATTGCAAAAAGATTGTAAGACTCACGATACACTTTAACAATGTGTCTTGCGGCGCATTTTGCAGCACCATAAGGAGATCTTGGTGAAAGAGGATGCTTTTCATCTTGAGGAGCATACTTTACATCTCCAAACTCTTCAGAGCTTCCAGCGTTATAAAATCTGCAAGAAGGAGAGTGTTTATGAATGGCCTCAAGGCATCTTATCACGCCCATAGCTCCTGCGTCAAACGTTTGTTCTGGAATTTGCCAGCTTGAGCCTACGAAAGATTGAGCAGCGAAATTAATAAAATAATCAGGCTTAACTTCTCTTACCACATTATCAATAGATTGAGAATCAGAAAGATCAAGAGTCACCAAGTTAAATCTTTTATTATTAAGATGCTGTTGAAAATTAGAATAGTTTGGTTTAGAAAGTCTCCTAACGGCTCCAAATATATTAAGATTAGTATTCTCAATAAGATAGTCTACCATGTAAGAACCATCTTGGCCAGAAATTCCTGTAATTATTACGTTTTTCATGTTTTTTGTTCCGTTAGATTAGTGAGAAAAAATCTTTTTTGTAACACTACTTTCGCGTGATGTCTTTCCATGTTTGCGTTATCAACTTCTTTTGCTGAGATATTACCATATCTAGCAAGCTCAACAGCATCAAAAGTTTTCTTATTAACTGATAGCAGATTTTCATATTCTTGTGAGTTAATAATTTGGATAAACAAGTCATTTGGCAATTGCGCTTTTAGATAATTATAGCAGTTTTGCCAAGCTTGTTTAGCTTGTTCTGAACGACTGCTCTTTATTTGTAATATGCTTAAATAATCAAAAGCATAAGCTTCATCTACGCAAATGTTAATCATTTAATCTAAATGTATTATAGGTTGCGGGATATTATTTTTTACAAAAAAGTTTCTATCGATTTCTAATTCATTTTTTGCATCATTCCATTTATATGAACAATGCCCAAAGTGCCTGTTCTGATATTCTACTTTTAGTTTGCCATTGGAATGAAGCCAAGTCATATGGCGAACGTGGGCAAAATGTTTTGGTATTTTTTGATTAACTAAGTACTTATAGTTTAATTCATCACGACCATTAGAATAAATAAGATCATTATCCCAGTAAAACTTAGCAATCTTTAATCCTCTTGAATTAAAGAAAATTCTTGGTGGGCAGAAATCATCAACCCATTGCTTTCCGTCTAGGATGTAGTTTTTAAAATTAATTCCGTACCATTGATTGAACTTATCGTTTTTAATATAAGAAATAATCGACTTAATATCATTCAAAGAATAATACTCATCACTTAGATCTAGCAACCAAACGCAGTCAACATTGTCAGATAATAGAGGAAATAAAGCTAAGTTTCTTGCATCAGATTCAAGCAGAGCTTCTGAAGAGGTATTGAAATGCTGTATCGTGCCATTGCTTTTTAAATTGTTAAAATACTCAATTGTTTTTGAATTGTCTATGTTAACGTTTAAGTCTTTATATTCCTTAAACATACAAGACACAAAAGAAAAGACAATATTAAATTCTTTCGCTGCTTCAAACCAAGGTTTTAGCCTCTGTTCCAAATCGTTAACACAGTCATATCCACAACCTAGAATTCCTATTTTCATAGTAGATTTAATATATTATTAGCTATAGAGTTTTTGTTAAATATTTTAGAGTACTTTTTTCCAAATGCTAATGCTATTTTAAGGTATAAATCATACTCTTGATTAATTATTGAGATTTTTTCTGCTATTTTATTGTGATCTGGATCACATAAAAATTCTTCTGGAATAAATTCCTCTGCTGTAGTCATGTCTCGGCATACGATTGGAATGCAGCCGCAAACTAATGCCTCTATCATCGGGAGGCACAATCCTTCGTTATAAGAAGTGGCTAGATAAAATTTTGTGGTGTTATAAAACTTTTCTAGCACTTCGTCTGAGACTATGCCGTGTCCATTTATTTTGTCGTTTTGAACATTAATAGTATCTGATCCAAATATATTTATTTTTTGATTGAATAAGCTTACAGAGTTTAATGTCAAATAAAATCTTTTATTTGGGTCCGCTAGTCTTCCAACAGACATAAAAGCGTGTTCTTTTTTTAAATTAAAAAAGCTTACATCTTTTATTGGGTTATAAATTACATAAGAGTTTAGCCCTAAGTATTTTTTTAAAGCTAAAGCGGTAGTTTTACTTATTGATGTTATTATGTCTGCTTTTTGAAGTTTTGGTTTTAGTTCATTAAGTATTTTGTTTATTTCATTAAGATGAAAAGGGATATCTAAAACATTTAAAATAAGTATTCCGCCATAAACTTCTTTTGCTTGTATTGCTTTGTCGTACCCAGAAGGGTCATTAGAATAGATTATATCGGTCTTGCCTTCGCAGCATTCATGACCTAAAAATTGCCAACCTTCTCTTATCCTAGGAAGTTGACCAAGAAAATGTTCGGCACCAAAGCTTGCAATTTTCATTTACTGTATGGTACTGCAAAAAATAACCCCTTTGTAATTCTGTCTGTAAAAAGCCATTTCGTGACTATGACCTTCCCATTTATAAAGAGTACAATTTGAAAAAATATTTCTAGCTATAGACCCTTTTGTATGAAAGTCATCGCATAGGACTTTTTGAGAATTAAGATTAATTTTGGAAAGCTGAGTTACCATGTCTTTTGGATCATCTCCTCCATCTAAATAAATAAGATCATACGAATCATCTATTAAAGCTGTACCATCAGCTAAAAGAAACTTTACATCAACATCTGATGTTAGGTTTTCAAAAAGTTTTTTGCAATTGCTCAATGAAGATTCGCTTATGTCGCAAATAGTCAAAGATCCTCCATTCTTTTTTATATAAGAATAATAATGCAGAGAACTCCAGCCATCAGCCATTCTAGAATAATTGTCTAAATTTCTTGTGGCTCCAATTTCAAGAATGCGAATAGACTTTCCAGAAAAAGAGTTTAATGCGTCTTGAAATATTAAATCTCTATTTCCCTTTGAGTTTAAAAAATGATTAAGATATTGATTCATATTTATTTAATTTTTTTAATAAAAACGCAACTGTTGCCGTCTCCTCCATTTTTTCTGCTTCCGTTTGTTTCGTTTACAAATTGCCAGTTTTCAAGTTTGTTTTCAAATAATCCAAGGTTTATTATAGCTTTTCTAACATTGATATATTCATTACAGTGACCTTGCCAGTCTGTTCCTTGCTCTGGTTCTCCTGCATCATGAAAAAAGACAATTCCGCCTTTTTTAATTTTGGATTGCACGGCTTTAAAATCTGCTGTTACGCACGGTGCGCCATGACATCCATCAATAAAGCACACATCAATAGACTCATCTTTTAGTTCAGAAATCCACTTTCTTGGATCACTTTGAAGCCACAAAGAAGCTTTAGCAAAAGTATCAAATCTAGCTAAATTCTGAATTCCATTAATATATAGACAAAGAGGATGATTAAAGTTTGCAATTTGATTCCAATCTAAGCTCCAGCCATTTGGCAAATCCAAACCATGAATTTCCCAGTTATTGTGTTTAATATTTTCAGAAACAATTTCATAAATTGATTTCATAGAAACTGTGCCAGCGGCACCAATTTCTAAATATTTAAAATCACTTTCATTGGTTTCTAAATATTTCTTAAATGATTCTTCGATAGAAGTTTCATTTCCATCCATTCTTATTCCAAATTTTTTCATATTATTTAGGTAGGCAAACTACAAATCCAGTATCTAGATCAAACTTATAAATATCAAACTTTTGAGCTAAGAGTTCATTTACTTTATTATCGTATTTAGCAAGATGTCCAAGACCTATATCGTCTAATGACTTGGCTTCGTAATTTCTTTTTTCATAAATACGCAAATCATCAATTATTAAAATATCCTTATTAGACTTCCTGTGCTTTAAAATAATTTCTATTTCTTGTTCTAGGGGAAGTCTTACCGATATATCTTTTTCATGCTCGTAAGAGTATCCGCTTGTCTCTCCGGGGAAATGAGCATCTAACCAAAAAATGCATGAATTGTGGTTACTTATAATAGGAAGCGTTTTATCCAAAACTTCTGCACTATTGCCCTCAAATAAAAAAACTTGGTTTGTTTTTTGTAAAGCTTCGGCGTATTGGCTTTTGAATCTTAGAATTGCATTTTTATCAATATCAGTAGAAATAAGAGTTTGAAATCCAAATATCGAAGCATATAATAATCCTGATCCAGATCCTAATCCGGTTTCAAAAAACGCTGTTGCATTTACTTTTGACTTAAAATATCCTACATTAAATGTTTTTAGATTTCCCATATTAAAAATTCTTTATTGATTCTTCTATTTGTTCTATTGTTATTTGATTTACATTGGGTTCACTTAAATAAATTGCATTTGGATTTATTGGTTGAATATTTTTTACATAATCTTTTGTGTAATATTCATACGAATAAAGACCAAGACTTGGATGAGAGTAAGCGGACAAAATCCAAGTCATCCCTGTGTCTGTGCCAATATAAAATTTACAAGAAAGAGCAGTTTTAATCGAAGAGAAAAAGGAACCGTTTTCTTTTATTACCCCATCAAGAACAGGTTCATTTGACCCACCTAATTGTATTACATTATAGCCTTTAGATTTAATTAAATTAACAATTTTTTGAGCGTTTTCAATAGATAGCATTTTCTTATTATTGGGACTATAGAAACCCGCAAAAGGAGAAAAGGCCACAAAGTTTAAATTTTTATCAGTATCGAACCATTTTGTTAAGATGCATTGCTCGCCATTTGGAAATCTATTCCCGCTGTATCCGTTCATGAACGCCGCTTCTTCTGTTTGATGAGAGTTTAAAAACCATGCGTTATTAGTATGCGGCGGCATGGGATGGTATAAAGTGGTGTTTTTATAATTTTTTATTAACAGCAAATCTTTTTCGTTAGGCCAGCCATCGTATTGATCCCAAACGATTAAAGAATCGATAAATGGATTGTTTAAAAATATAGGAGAGATTTCAGTATATTTTTTATTAATAGACATTACCAGAAAAGATTCTGGGTTCAATTCCTTTATTTTTTTAAAGGCAACTGTATTTATACATAGGTCTCCAAATTGACCTTGGTTTCCTAAGATTATTCTATTCATTTATTAAATACAAAACAGTTTTCTTCAAAAGAACTATTAAGACCGAATTCTCTTGATACATCGTGTATTGCTCTAACTGCTTCGCTGTTGGCATTGAAAAGAACGATAGAGCCGCCAGTCTTTATTTTTTTGAACCAATCTATTAAATCATTTCTTGTATGCTGATAGTTTTCAGAGCATCTGATAAATACATAGAAGACGGAATTATCTAAAAACTCATGAGCGGCTTGCCATGAAGTAAACTGCGCCCTGCTTGTAAGAAGCTTATTATGAGGAAAGTTTTCTAAATAAAAATCAAAAGCATCTAAAAGTTTATGATTGCCGCCAACTCTATCTAACCATTTATTAGTATCTTCACCCCAAGGGGTTTTTTCTCTTATCGGTTCTCCATCAACAGGGTGAGGAACGCAATTAAATAAATCAAAACAGTAGAACTTGCATTTTTTTTGATTTAAATACATTAGCTCTAAAGCGTAACAAGATGTCTTTCCAAAAAAAGAACAGTTAACTTCGCAAAGAATATCATTGTCGCTTGACCCTAAGACAGCCTGTTTGTGAAATTTAAAAGGCACATCTATAAAAGAAGGAATGATTTCGTGATACATATTATTTATTAATAGGTTGACCTATGTTTTTGTACGCATATTCTTTTAAAATAAAAGCAAAAAATGAAACAGAGTTTAACACATCATCAATGTTTTTATCTTTTTCTTCAACCATTACTTTAACGTACTTAGCTATATTGTTAACAATCCTTTCTTTTTTATGAAAAATTCTCCATAAAATGTCGGAAAGCTCTTTACAACTAGAGTCTTTTATAAAAGATCTAATAATTGTAATAGTTATCATTTTGCTAACTTGTTCGTGATAAAATTCTATTGGCTTACTGTCTTTCATAAATAAAATCAGAATCTTGTACAGCTACTCTAGTGTATCCGTTTAATGCTGCCCATTGTTCTATTTCAAGCAAGTAAGGATTAATATATGTTGCTAGATCGTTATAGATTTCTACAGTTATTTGTCTTGGTCTGCTAACGAGATGTTTTAAAGTAAACCACTCTGCGCCTTCTGTATCTAATCTTAAGTAGTCTATTGAACCATCGTCAAAATTAGATATCTTCCTTACGTTTACTTTTATTTTGTTTTTATTTCGCTCTGGAGTATCGTTTTGAATTATGGGAGATTGGATGCCATCAAGAGAAGACGATGTTTCGTCATCATAAAAAAATGATTCTCCATCAAAATCTCCAATTGCATAATTAAATATTTTAACGTTTGGTCTTCCATTACACTCTTTAACTATATCTGCATAGTATTTTGGATGAGGTTCAAACATTAAAACTTCTAAGTCTGGCCTGTCCCAAACTAATTTTCCAAAAGCCATGCTTAGAGGCCCAACTCCAATTTCTGCTAGTACTGTTTTGCCGTTTTTCATATTAGCTATAGCAAGGCAAATTAAAAATCTGCATATTTTTCTTAGCAAAAAGAATGTCTACCTGAATCAGAACATTGCTTGAATTATAATGAAAATCAGTTATATCAAGAATCCTATAGTCTAAAGACATCATATAATTAATAATATCGTTTACAAAAGGCGCATTTTTATTATATTCTTGTACTTGAGTTTCTATTTGAACTAGCGGAGCATTAGCAATAACATTTTTCCCTCCTTCAATAATTGCTTTTTCAGAACCTTGAGTGTCCATTTTTACAAAGTCAAATTTACTTTGGATTATGTCATCAAGTCGCTTCATTTGACGCTTCACTGTGTCAAATGGAAATACAGATTGCTCTTTATAGATAGAGTTCCCTTCTCCGCATCCAGTTAGGCACACGTTGAAATCCACTTCTTTATTCTCGTCCCCAAGAACCTCTATATAGTAATTGGTAAATCCATTTTCTTTTATCTTAGCTTCGCAAAATTTGTTTGCTTCAAATAATGTTATTTCTGAATCGGGCCAAATATTTTTCGCCATTAATGCCCATTCTCCTTGATAAGCTCCAATATCTAGTATTCTTTTAGGATTAAAGCCTATTTGTTTTAACGCAGAAAATCTTGCGTATTGGTTTTTTGATTGTATATTCATTTTATTAAATAGTAATCTGCTCTCTTTGGTTCGTTTTTCCAAGCGTAATCTAAATACAAATGCTTTTTATGATCATAGTGCCAGTCAGATGGAGGAACCAAAACTTTTACGTTTCCACCGACAGAAAGCATTAAATGATAATCTCCTGTGTCTGAGCCAATGTACTTTTTTATTTTATAGAAACAAGCGGCTAGTTTTCTTATTGGTAAATCTAAAACAGGGATTTCATCGCTTATTTTTTCATAATTAGAAGATAGACAAAAATTTAAAACTGTATATCCAGAGCTTTCGCACTGAGAGATTATTTGTTTAGATATGTTTACTGAGATCTGTCTATACTTGGCTAAAGGATGTCCCGTGTCTGGTTTGCCAACCGTTCTATTGAAACATATTGGATTTTTATACTTAGACAAAAACTCAGTAGCCCATTCTTCTTCTTCTTTCGTTATCTTTATTTTGGGAATTGGGCTTTGATCAAATGCTTTGTAATAATTTAAGATTCTTTGTGAAAAACAGACTTCTTCATCTGTCTGATTAACAGGAGGAACGGGATGATTTACAAATTCAATATCTGCAAGACCATCGTAAACTTTTGACAGTTCTCTTGATCTTTCGTTTTCAAATATTTGTACAGTACACTGAGTGTGATTAAATAAAGGGGTTAAACTTAGATAATCACCTAACGAACCTGCGTTATTTGAGATAGTCAGCATGATCTTGTAAAAACTTATTATATTCTGGAGTCCCAATATGATACGAAAAATATAAATCAGGATTAAATCCTAAGAATTTAAATTTTGAAGCACTGAAGTTTTCCATCGCCAATCTAAAAGCCATTTCGCACTGTATATTTTTAAAGTATTCCCAATTCCTATTTATTAAATTAGAAGCACACAGTAGGTCTCTAGATCTAGAAACATTTGGTTGAAAATCAAAAGTATTTGAAAAGCAGATTTCCTGATCTATTTTATAAAAATGCTCGTTTTCTTTTAGACCTTCTCTTATGTATCTTATATTTAAGACTTCTTGATTTTGCTCAAGAATGCGAATTGATTTAAAAAGAGAATCAAAAACATCTTTGCCTTCTATTGGCGAATCGTCTTCAAACCAAAGAGTGTATGGAGAAGATTGAATTTGTTTAGTGTTAACGCTCTTGTTTATATCTTTAAGATATTCGTTCTGATGAGACATTCCTCTTTCCCAGTCGCCATGAGTAACTATTGTCTCAATATTCTTTGAATTAAAAAAAGATACCATCTCTGGTAATCTTTCTCTTTCTACTTCATTCCCTCTAACCTTTATATGAGCAATGCGATTGGAAAATACATTTAAGCTTCCAAGCTTTTTTTCCATGAAATTAATAGAGGTCTTGTAAACATCTTGAAATCCAAAGTGACCTCTAGTAGTAGTAAAAATTAATAAATTTAATGGGAGCTGATTCATATATTAAAAATAATTTTTCAAAACAAACATTCCTATTCCTCCATGATAAAGCGGTTCATCCTTTTTATTACTGGGCAATTCGCAGTAGAAAAAGACTTCAAATTTAAAATCGTTTATTGCAAATAAAGAACAAGCTTTTGGAAGACTGACTTGGCAATAAAAATCATCAACAAGATAAATAAAATACTCATCAAGAAAAGGTTTTGCTATGCTTAAATTCTCGTATTGACTTTTCTTACTGTGAACACCGTCATAAAAAAAGACATTTATTTTATCTTTTATTTCAAGATTAGAACTAAAAAAATCTTTTTCTTGGAAATCTATATTTCTTTGATTTAAAGAACTGATATTGGTTATTAATTTATTTTTTATCGTTTCTTGACTGTTTTTATGTCCGCTATTTACTGAAGAATGGAATTCGCTAAAATTATCTACTCCTATAAAATGACCTTTATTTTTAAATGCGGCAGAGCATAAGGTTGATCCCATCCAGCTTCCTACTTCTAAATATCTACAATTATCAAAAGAGCAAAGATTATTCATTAAGTGTCTAACTTTGGGACTGCTCATCCCTTCTATATTTAAAATATCATTGCTGACTTTTGAAATATTTCTGTCTGAATTATAAACAGATTCTATACACTGATTTATTAAAAAATTTTTCATATCTTTAAACTATGCTCTTTTATTTCTATCTTTGAAAAATCAGTTTTTGTATTTATTTCTTTCCCTGCGCGATTAGACCAAACAGGTTGCCAGAATTCATTTTGTCTTTCTCTCTGTTTTTTATCTACGGCCCAATAATGGAAAACATAAGGAGTTTCTCCTTCTCTAAGCTTTTCTATTGAATTATTGAACATAAGGGTTTGTACAAGGTTTCCGTTTGCGTCGATTAATTCACAGGTGTCGCTTTTGTCTGTATCTATCTTTCCGTCTTGTTTCTTGGCAAAGTTAACAACACCACGATATAAACCATCTTTGTGCATATACCACTTATAGCCAATATCTTTATAATGATAAATGTCACCGCATAAATTAATACTTGGAATTAGAAATGCAGAAGCTTGGTTTTGTGAAAGTAGATATTCGGCGGCTCTTCTCCACAGATCTTTCTGATACAACGGAAATCTTTCATCAATATCGCATGAAATTTTTATATCTCCAATAGTGTGCTGAAGAGCGAAATTCTTTATCTTGCCATCAAACGCTAAGTCATCATAATCAAAATTACATTGACAAAGAGTAATGTTTGAAATATCTCTATCAACTATGAACTGATTAACTATTTCAAATGTATTATCTTCTGATTTATTAATAGCTAGGACTACCTCGTCCATAAACTGAGAATAGTTTAGAAGCGAGTTCTGCCAATCGAATCCCATCTTGATGAGATTAAAGGCGGAAGTATATGAAGAAAATTTCATGTCACGATTAAAAATTTGTTTTCCTGTATGCTTTTGAGAGGCTCGTTTAGGACTTTCTTTCTATAAAAATCTTTAAGAATAACCTCTGAATTAATAAATGACTTAAACTTAAAATCATTTGCTCCAGAATTTTTTGAATAGTTTAGAAATGACTCTGCTGTAAACTCTAAACCGATAGAATGACAATACATTCTAAACTCTACTCTTCTAGCTTCAGCTTTCTGAAAACCTTCTCTATCATTTTCTCGACCCAATAGAAGATGATTACTTCTTCCGTAGACGTAGTAATATTTAAAAAAGTGATCGATATAGTAAGACTCGTCTCTTTCTGGATCATCTTCTCCATCTCTTAATCTCCAAGTATGCTCTTTCTTGTTTTCATCAAAGAATTGACTTAAGTCTACTGCTTGATTTCTGGCTCCAACTAATCCCCAATGAGGAGAACCATGAAAGAACATATCGTCGTAGTATTCAAAAGCGAATCCTTTGCCGTAATTATATATTGATCTAATTCCTGAGTTCTTGGCTTTGGAAATGAGATTCTTGATATCGGCAATCCATTCAGTATTGAATCTCTCTCTAGAATCTCTAAGGACGAACCAATCGCCAATTTCCATTGGTCCTTGGCGCAAGAATTCATTCATTTGAAAGTCATGGTCGTTAGTCCATTTGCGGTAAATAACTTGACCACAGCCTTTTCTCTCTTCTAGAAGTTCTTTTGTACCGTCTGTAGATCCACCATCAACATAAATTAAACCATCAAAAGCTTGATAGCAATTTTTAGTTAGGTCGTCTATGTTTTTAAGTTGATTTTGCGTTATACCGCAAAGATAGACCTTCATCCATTCATTATATCAGAATAGAATGGTTTTTTCCAAAATAAAAAAGAGTTTTCCCTATGCTTGTGAGGAATAGTTCCATCGACCCATGTATTAGACAGTATCATTTCCCATTCTTTATCAGTTAAATGGATATTTGGAAAGTCTACTCTTGCCTTAATTGGTTTTGTAATAAATACTTCTTTAGTATCTGTATATTGTATCAATTCGCCGCCACAAGGGTATTCACGAATAGATACTTTACCATTGTCTGCAAATAAAAGATTCTTTGAAACGAGAAACCTCTTATTGTTAGCTTTCAAGAATTTCTGAAGGCTTTCTTCAGTCCACATCTCATTTGCGTATGGACCGGGGCCACCAATTGTATTTGGGATACTGTTATAAAACTTTTTGTTTATTAGGTGCGCTCTTTCAGAATAGTTGCCGTTTCCTTGATTTCCAGATAAATCAATATGGCTTACTGATTCGTCTGACTTTAAAATGTTAATGTAACTAGCTATTTCCTGCTCTGAGAACTCACGGATCATGAACTGATCGCACTGAACGTAAATAACGTATTCGTTACTTAAATTGAAATCATTGAATAGTTCTCTTGTGCCAAGTCCACATCCTGAATTTTTTGATCTTAAAGTTAGCTTGTCAATCAAGCCATCTTTGAAAAACTGAAAAATGGCATCGTGATCTTGTCCGCCATTATTTAGTAAAACTACTTCGTGAGAGAAGGTAGTAAATTTTTTAATTGATTTTAAACAAAGTTCTGTTTCTTTAGGTCTATTGTAATTTAAAACTAAAAATGAAATCATGTTTTGCTTCTCTCAATGATATTATCAAGTTTAGCTTCTATTTTATCAAATCTAGCGTTAATATGTTCTGAGAATTTATTGAGATCTTCTTTGTTAACGTATTCTTTTGGAAGAGATATTTCAATGGCGTGAAGTTTGTTTGAAAGATCTTCCGTCTTTTGCTCTTGCTTGTCAATTAAATGAAAAGTCCTTTTGAAGATCCATCCAGCTAAAAAACCGGCGATCATGAAAGCAATATTAAATAAGGTTTGCCAATCTATGGATGCTGCTGGTGTATTCATATTTTACTTATTTAAAGCCATCATGATGTGCATATAGTATTCTACACTCTGTAAAATACTATAGCACAAAAAAGTCTAAAAATTTTATAGACTTACTGGCTCACATTTTCCGCCAGCGCAAGCAACTTCCTGAGTATGACTAGTTTCATCCTCATCTTCAATAAGCTTAGTAAAGTCAACCTTTGACCACTCTTCTTGAAGTTTATTAAATTTAACTTCATCTTCAGGCGTTACAATTGCTTCCATTGGAGCCTGTTGATAGATCTTATCTCCAGAATAAGGAAGCAAAGAAACGGCAGTAAAGTACTCTTGATTGTTATAAAGGTACTCTGTAACGGTCTTCCATTCGTCGTCTTTAACAATAACGGTGCAGCTAACTGAATGGTTTAGTGGCTTCTTGTTTGAAGCAGTTGTGCCGCAATTAACCCAGTTAGTTTGTGTCAATTTAATAAGTTCCAAATGCTCAATTGCATTTAGTTCAGACTTAATCTTGACATTCTCACTTACTTCAATAGGGAATGTAATAACATCATCAACCTTATTTGCGCTCCAAACGCTCTCTTCGCAAGCGTGTTCATTAAACATCTTGAAGAACTTATAGACATTATCTTCCTTATTGACCTGAATGCGGCGGAAGTACTTACGAGCGTGGTGAGGATGAATTCCAGAAGCAGCAGACAATACAATGGAATTAGTTCCCTCTGGCTTGATGCAAGTAACTCTAGAAGCTTGATTGATTCCAATCTTCTTGGCCCATTCAATGTTAGTGTTTACTGAAACCTTGGCGGCTTCTCTTTGATACTCTGGATTGAAAAGGATATCTGGATTATCCATCATTCCAGTAATAGAAACTCCAAGCAGAGCTTCTTCTTCGGTCAACTCTTCGGAAGTATGACCGAGATAAGGGAAGGTCGTATATGCAGCTTGCAACGTTCCAATCAATGACGCAGCCCAAGAAGCATTTTTAAAATCTTCTAGAGACTTAACTTTCGCTCCATTGATAGAAGTGAGATTGCAGAACTGGAATCCGCAACGTCCATCTTTAGTAATTGGAATAAAAGAAATCTCAAAACAAGGATTCAAAAGCTGATTCTCATCAACAACATATAAGAATCCCGGCTCACCAAATTCCTTAGTCTTATTAATTAGAGTTTCAAACTCGTCATAAGAAGTCTTGCCGCGAATAATAATTGCAGAGTTATTTGATCTAGCTCTCTGAGGGTTATCAAGGAACCAATTGCCAGTCTTGGCGTTCATCATGTCCTTATCTTGAGCGTCAAAGATAACGCTGCAAGCAGAACGGCGAATACCTCCAGACAATACGGCATCAGCACAATGCATCAAAATATCATAAGCATTGACAGTCTTAAGGCGGGTTTGATTGCTATCTTCAATAATAGTATCAAGTAGCAATTTAACCTTGAAATGGCAGTTCTTGAGACCTTTATAGCCGGGAGCTTTTCCTCCACCAGTCTTAAGCTTCGCTCCCTTTGGGCGAATTTTGCTGTAATCAAATACGATCTTACGGCCAGAATAAGCGGTATTCTTAAAATAGCAGTTTAGCAAAGCTTCAATTGAGTCGCCCCACCCTTCAATGCTATCATTAACTGTATAAGTAATTACCGTCCCAGTCTTATCTTTAGCGTTAACGAGATCAGGTAGGCGATTGAGGAACTTATCAGTGATACCAAATCCAACGCCAGTACCACAAAGCAAAGTATAAAAAGATTCAGCAAAAGAACGAATAGAATCAATATGACGTACAGCGCAATTAAAGATTCTTCCATTATGCGCTTCAACCGCTTTACCGCCGAATTGCATACTACGCATTGAAGGAGTAACCTTCCTTTCTCTAACCAAGTCGAAAGCTCTTGAAATTTCATACTTGTCTTCTTTTGGTAGGTGCTTGAATCTCTTCAAGTGCATGGTCTCGACTCTTGTAACAGTCTCGTCCCATGTCTCTCTGCGCTTCTTCTTTTCGTCATATTTTGCGTATTTTGTTACGAACGTAAAGTTCGCCATTTCGTCTAGGAAGTTAATAGCTTTGCTCATATAGGGATAATAATTACACCGAAGAAAAACCGATTTGGGAAACGAAAAATTAGATACCAGCCTTGTTCGTGTGTTTTGCGCCACGACGGACCTTAGAATACTCTTTTAGAGATTTTTCCTTAATGGGGTCTATTCCTTTTTCTCTTTCTCGTTTTTCAGAAAGTTCTTTAGAGGAATCCCACATCTCACCAACGTTATAATTCTTTCTCGCAGTTTTTTCAATAAAATCTCGCTCAGAGTTCGCATCTATCTGTGTATCTACACTTACATTAGGAGAGATGAAAATTCTTTGCCATTTTACTCCTCCTTCAGAATACACTTTCTCTGCGTCAACAGAAAGAAAAACTTCTTTGTATTCTTTAGTTTTAGGATTTTGAAAAATATAAACTGGCATATTAAAAAAGAGAAAGGATCTGTTCAGTTGTCTTTCTGACGGTGAACTGCTCTTGAAGCTTCAAACCTTCTTGATTTATTCTGCTTTGCTTTACTCTTGCGATTGCCTTTTCGCAGCCTTCAATAAAAGCATCTTCTGACCAGTCAAAAATATTTCCCTGATTAAATTCTTGTCCTTGGTGAAAGAACATATTGTCATAAGCAGGAATTTTGCTTGAGGGGTTTACTAAAACTGAATTCTTATCATTAGCCCAAGCAGAATAAGCATGAGCATTAATAATTACAGAATGCTTTCCAATTGCAACTGATTGAAATTCTGGTAAAGCCCAACCTTCACCTCCTGAAGCTCCAAGAATAACGTCTGCTGAATTTAGAAATTCATTATAAAGATTAACTTGAGCCATATGCCCAAAGAAGCTGACATTGAAGAATTTCTTGCCTTCAACTGCCATGTTAATCAATTTAGTGTTATCTTCTTGAGATAGAAAATTATTATAAAGAGCGCACTGTAAAGAGTAGCTGTTATTATTAGCGTACTTATTGATCCATGCACGGATCGCCTTTACATGATGCTTGCGCTTTTCAAACTTGCCACAAAGATTAAAAGTGATTCTGCCGTCATTAAAGTAAGTCTTGTTTGTAGCTTTGAAATTCTTTGCGTCAAAGAACAGGGGTAAATAACTTACATTACCTACCCCATGTTCACTGAATACCTTCACTGAATAAGGGGAAGAAACTAATACCTTGTCATTATTCTTTAAGATATTAATCTCAGTCTGAGTGAGGGCATCAAGTTCATGGAAAGTAAGTAAAAACTGCCGATCACTATAAGACTCAAGTGAGCCGTTAATGTGCCACAGTTTAAAAACTGGATCTTTTCTTGAATGGTATCGGAGACCCTTCTTCAAACAAGAATTAAACCAATTCTTAAAATCTTCCGTAATCTCTTCCTGACCGAAATCAGGATTGCCAATCATAAACAGAGATGGCTCCAACTTCAAAGAATAAATCTCTTTGAGAAGCTGAATTGAGACCTGACCAAAACTGGTCGTATTAATCGGAAGATGCAGGGCAAATTTCATGTTAGATCAAATCATCATCTGCGCTGACTTGGCTGACTGCGGCCTTTACAAGAGGCTTAACTACTGCGCGAGGAGCGACCTTTGCTGCTGGAGCAGGAGTGGGAGAGCCTTGAGTTCCAGTGAGGGTTTCGTACTGAGCCTTCTCCATGAAGATCTGAAAATCGGGAGACCCATCATTCTTCTTCTTGTTATTTGGGAACACAATGATCTTAACTTCATCAAAGTTATCCTTGATGTCCTTAAGTCGGAACTTACCAGTTAGATACTCAGAACCACTAGAGCCTTTGCGGCTCCAAAGTGCGCCAAGTTCGCGTCGAATTGAATTACTGTCAGTATTGTTAGTATTAGGAGTAGGCATAAGATATGCAAATAAATACTACCTGTACCAACAAAAAAAGTAAAGAGTTTTTACACAAAATCTTGCATTTCTTTACTCTCTATTTTTGTTTTCAAGAACTCAAGGGCTTTTTTGTGTAAAGTGATTGCCGTCTGGTAAGTTACGCCTAGTTCTTTTGAAATATTCTTCCACTTACGAGAAGGTTTGTCTCCATAGTATCTCAACATGATAATCTTCTCTAATCGCTTGTCTTTCATTTGAGAAAGGAGATTAAATATATATTCCTTCTTCTCTTCAAAATCATTAGTTTCTTGACTAAGATTTGCTACAAGATTCTTTTGGTTTTCATCGTCTATGGAAAGCGTCCACTTATGTTTAGTAATGTTTGTTAAGCATTTGTATTTAACGTGATTAGCAAGCCAAGTTGAGAATTTACTATTTTGAGTTTCGTCAAAATTAAGAGTACACTTGTAAATAATGTAATCTTTTTCATTAGCAAGATCTTCTGGGCTTACGCCTCTTTCTTGAAGAATCTTATTATACTTTTTAAATATATCAAAACAGAGAGGAGAGTGCCTATCTATCAGAGTCTTTAATGATTGGTTGCATTGATGAAGTTTTACCTTCGTTACAAGTTCGTTGTCAGTTGATTCTATCATGTGTGTAAAGCTTACCTTGTTTTATCAAGTTGTCAATACTTTTTTTGACGGAAATTTTCAAAGTTTGTTCGTCAGATCCATGCATCCAACGAAGCAAATAATCGCAATGTTCTCTAAGAGCGGGATCGTTTCTGCTTTCATCAGTGTTTGCAGGATTGCAAATTGAACCGTCTGAAAAATATTTTTCAACATAAATTAAAACTCCTTTATTTTCTTCCTTTATCCAGACAACTTCGTCTTTTGAATATTCGAAGTGTCTAATATCTGTTACACAAAAAATATCTGAAGGTTTAAAATTTTCAGATTTCTTGTACTCATCAATTTCAGACTGAAGCTTTTCTATCCAATACCTACCTTTAGTATTTTGACGCATTACTCTAGCGTGACTTACTAATAAATGTCTTACCTTGTTCTTATCCTCAGTTGAACAATTAAAAATGTCAACTCCGTATTTATATAAGATCAAAGAATATAAATCATTCTTTAACGAATCAGCAAGAGCAAATCTTATTACATTCACTCCAAACTCTTCTGAGCAAATCTGCTTTAGTAATCTATAGTAAGTATCCTTACCTACAGTTGCAGCACCAGCAATTCCTAGGAATAAGTTAGACATAGTAAAACATAGTATTCAGAAGAGATGTGTTTGTAAAGAGAACTGCCAGCTTTATGATTTTTCTTTGAGTTAAAATAGGAAAAGGCTGTCATCTCTAAAAATAATTATAGAGTTTTAAAATAATCAAGAGTTACCCATTTCAATCCTTCGCAACCTGCTTCTCAGGCTTTCGGCCCTCTCAAGAGAGCCTAGCTAATGACTAACTCTTTGTTTAAGTTCTTTGTCTTCACGGGTGGGATTTCTCTTAGGACGAACTGCCAGCTTTTTCTTTTGAGAAAAATGAGGTTTCAGCTTTTCAAAGTCTTCTCCTTGCGGAACGTCGCCTTTTCCCGAAATGGCGTTGGATTTCTTAGATCCAGTTGACTAGGGTCTTTTTACGGGCCTGATGTCTCTGATGCGTTCAAACTGGGATATCCCCAGTAGGCTATTCACCCAGACAAAGAACTAGCTCATCCTATTCAGGGTTTTTGGTTTTGTCAAAAATCTTTTCGCGCATCTCGTTGAAAATCACCAGAAGGTTCTTGATGTCCTTCTCGCTGACTGAAGCAGGGTTGCATCTTTCAGATTCATTTTCAATTAAAGTGCAGTAAGAATTAATAATTTCTGCGATTACGAAAGCAGTTTTAGGAGAGATTGTGATATTCTGTTCATAAGCATCGAACTTCTTAGAAAGAATCCAATAATTATTTTCATTAAAGACGGCTTTCTTTACGACTCCATTTTTCTCAAATTCCTCAAGGGCGCATAAAATGCAAGCTCTTTCAGATTCTGGTTGTTCAGAAATCTCAAGAATCTTTATAAAATTATTTTCACAAAAACTATCATTTTTAAAATACCATTGGTATAACTTAATTGAAGCATCAGCGATTGTCATAATCAATGATACAAGAATGCCAGAAAAAGGTCCAAATAAACTTGATCTTTTGTTTTGCTCCAGCGAGAATACTTTCCATGAGACTTTCTTGGCATGAGTACGGGTGCATGATGGCTCTTGCTGCTTCGTCTAGAAGTGAAGATCCGCACACCAAGGTTGGAGCTTGCATCTTAAATAAAGAGGGCAGAATAATTTCAACAGGATACAACGGTCTTAAAAAAGGCTTCCCTGTTAAAGACTGGATGAAGGAGGAGAAAAATCGTCCTAAGAAGCGCGAAATAATGCTCCATGCAGAAACCAACGCTTTGTCTTTGATAAGAAAAGGAGATGCAGATACTATATGTTTGACGATATCGCCTTGCTTCGCTTGCGCGAAGGATATAGTTTCTCATGAAATTCAAAGAGTATTTTATATTAAGGAATACGATCAATGTAATAAGTTCAAAGAAATATTTGAATATTACAAAATTTACTATAAGGAATTGAATCCCGAAAGTTTTTCTAAAATTAAATCTCATTTACAATTATGGATATAGAAACAATAGTCCCAGTTAAATTCGTTAAACTAAACAATCTAGCAATTGTCCCGTCTCGTCAAAAGACTGGAGATGCTGGTTACGATCTTTATGCAACTGAGAGCGTAAGGATCAAGCCAATGAGTCGCGCTTTGGTTAGCACTGGTCTTTCAATCGAAGTGCCTCAAGGGTATTATGCAAGAATTGCTCCTCGCAGCGGATTGGCAGTTAAGAATGGCATTGATGTCCTTGCTGGCGTTGTAGACTCTAGCTATCGTGGAGAAGTTAAAGTTGTATTAATGAATCTAAGTATTGATCTTGCAAGCATGATGGGGCTTACTCCAAACATTGCTGGTTCAAATTTTGATTTTAATATTAAAGCTGGAGATCGGATCGCTCAATTAATTATTGAAAAGTATCATGCTGTTGATTGGCAGCAGGTTGAATCTTTGTCTACAACCGAAAGAACGGGCGGATTTGGAAGTACAGGAGTGTAACTCTGTCACTGTGACAGCTAATTTTGTCTCAGAATGTCTCAAATAAGCAGTAAAAAGGCGGCTTTTAAAGTTGGCACAGTTTTTGCTAGAGGAAAAACTCTATGATATACTATATTCAATCAAGCAATGGTCAAACTCAAAAACTAGATCTTTACAATAAAGATTCATTCGTGCTAGACAAAATGAGCAACGAATATGTTTCTGAAATTGAAGTGCCGGGTTTCAGTAAAGAAGATTTAGATATTACAGTAAAGAGAGATGAGATTGGCGATTTAGTCACAGTTAAAGCCTCTAACGCGAAGAGGAAAGCTGAAGCTTCGCTATGGATTCCTTCCGCAGCGGACGCTTCTCTTTTGAAAGCTTCTGCTGAGAACGGACTGCTTACTTTGTCGGTTCCTGTTAAGGGAGCCTATCAGCCGAAGAAAGTTAAAGTAACCTAAGTTACTCTCCGCCTTCGGGCGGGGTTTTTATTTTATGAGTTATCTAAGTTCATCAATACCAGTTCAGATTGGATACCTTGACGTTTCCTTTCTTCATAATGCAAAACCTAGGACCATGAACGAATGGATTCCTGTTGAGATATTCTCTGTGGTTTCAATACCTAAGAGATGTTTAATGTTTAATGTGATGAGTGAGTTTGGCGCACAGTTCGCAAGGGTTCCAATTCACTACTTGTCCTTTGATGCCAACCCAACTACTGATTACGAATTACATTGGTTGCAATTGTGGGATAGTTTTAGTTACTATTTCACTATTCAGAGATTTGATTATTTAAAAAATGCTTCTGCTTATATACTTTTGAAAGATAAAAGTAAACACGTTGGCAAATATTGCTTCACGATTGATTGGTGTAATGGTGATGATTATAATTTAGGTTATTCTGAGATATCTGCTGGACATAAATGCGCTCACATCTTCTGGGGAGAAGGGGGACAAATGTTCGCTCAACCAAACAACAGAATAGTTTGGAGAGATTCAGGAGCATTTATTGGTTCCCCGCTTCCTCTAGAGGCAAAAAATTGGAAACCTTTCGGACATGAGTTCTCTTGCGAAGGGCTTGCTTATAAGTGGACTGCTGGCGATGAAGAACTTATGTATTATGAGTTCAAGAATGAGCCAGAGTTAGCCAAATAAACACGATAAAATAGAATGTGTAATATAAGATGTAATTGAATATGACTGCTGAAGAGAATGAAATTTTTAGAGAAGCTATTTTACTTCAGAAAAGCACCAATTGGTGGATTAATCAAACATCTAAGATTATCCAAAAAATAGACGATCTTGAAAAACAAGATTTCTCTTTAGAAAACGAAAGTGAATTAGAAGATCTTCGTCATAAGCTTGGCACTTTTTTGGCTCGTAAGAAAATAGAAGAAAAGAAAATTGAAGATCTTCTCATTAAGATCGACAAGGTAGAAAAAAAGGAAAAGGGAAAAAATGCCAAAACTAAAACGTGAAAAATTCTATATTGTAATTTCAAAGAAAAATAATTACACTTACGGAGCTTTCCCTCATACAAAAGAAGGAAAAGCCGCAGCAAAAAATTACATCCAAGAAAAATCAAATAAAAATTTGCAGTTAAAAATCAAAATTAAATAATATGCCAATACCAAATAAACGCAAAGGTGAAGACTCAAAAAAGTTCATGGGACGTTGTATGACCGACATTCCAAAGGACGAATATCCAAATCCAAAGCAACGTGTTGCGATTTGCCTGACTCAAGATAAGAAGAAGCCGAAGAAGTAATTCTTATTATGAAGTTAGTTATCTGCATCCCCGGAAATAACTTTTCCGGGTCTTTTTTTGATTCTTTTCTAGAATTTTATCATTGGTGTCTTCACAACAACATCAAGGTATTTCTTTCAAGAAAGGAATCTTGTAACATTTACTATGTAAGGAATATGTGCCTTGGCGGCAATGTCCAAGCTGGCAAGAGTCAAAAACCTTGGGGAGGGTCTTTTGATTATGATTATATGCTTTGGATAGATTCCGATATTGTTTTCAAGCCTCAAGACTTTATTAGGCTTCTTCAAATGGAGAAGGATATTGCTTCAGGTCTTTACTTAATGACTAATGGTTCAAGAGAGCCAAATCAATTTGCCACTGTGGTCGATTGGGACGAAAAGTTTTTTGAAAAAAATGGTTACTTTAAGTTCGTTCAGAGAGAAGATGTAGTGGGTAAAACGGAACCCTTTGTAGCTGACTACACTGGATTTGGTTTTATCTTAATTAAGAAAGGCGTTTTTGAGAGTTTGGATTATCCTTGGTTCCAGCCGATCTTTTTTAATATTGGCAACGCTCACGACTTCTGCATGGAAGACGTAGGCTTCTGCCTCAAAGCTAAAGAAAAAGGTCATAAAGTATGGATACATCCACAAGTAATAGTGAAGCACGAAAAGAAAATCCTTCTAAGTACATGAGGCAATTAAAAATTAGCCGCCTGACTTTGATGGAGAAATTTTTTAATACTGATTTAGAACTTTTAGTTGAGATATGGAAGGGAGAAACAGAGAACGAATATTTCTCTGTTGACTTCGCTTACAATTATTCTTCTTGTGCTGCAATGGGATCTATAAGCGAAAGAGAGTCTAACCTTGGCGCATATAAAGAAATTCTTTGGGCAAAAGATGAATTATTTGATATAATGGGTTTAGCTAAGTATCTTAAATGGGATACATCAAATACTGTAATCGAAGACTTATCTGAAAAGGTATGAACGCAAAACTAGAAAATTATCTTTGCAATCGTTTCTCCTCGTTCTTTGACTCTAAAGGACTTTCATTTGATTGCTCTGATGGGTGGTTTTTTATCTTAAATTGGATGTTTTTGCGAGTTGAAAACTCTCTCAATTACATAAACAAAGACAAGTCGCCAGAGGAGAAAGATTCTTTCATCGTTCTGCAAGTTAAAGAAAAATTTGGATCTCTTAGAGTTTACCACACTGGAACTGACAACGAAGAAATTTTTAATCATGTATCTGCGGCAGAATCTTTAAGCTGTTTCATTTGCGAGGAGAGTGGAGTTTTTAACGAAACTGTAGGAATCAATTCAAAAGGTTGGATTAAAACACTTTGCAAAGATCAAGCTGGATTTAATAGTGGTTGGATTAGTAATTATGATAATGATCTGCTTGCTATCCTAGAAGAAATAAAGGCTGAAAAATGACTGAAAGAGAAGCAAAAAATCAGTGTCTTATGATTAAGAAGACTTCTATTTGGCTGAAGAAGGAAATTGCAGCGACAATGAAACTTCTTGATGAAGCAAAGGATGATAAAGAAACTCTTCTTCATTTAAATAATCTTATCTGTTTGAAGAACAAGGCTGGGGCAGAGGTTGCCCGAATCGACAACTTGATCAAGCGCATGGAAGAAGAAGATTTCGAATTTTGACCTTGCTTTCCTCTTGCGAGCCGCTAGGATGGGGGCGTGATAAATTATGGACTTTGCTGCATTTCCCTTGTTTTGTCCGAAAAGGGCGAGAAATTTCAAACCCTGACGTACACCAGATTCAAAACCCTTGGCAGAGAAGAAGGCATGAAGGTTCTCTCCAAGAGAATCCTCAATAATTTCAACATCACTCTCAAAACGATAACTCATTGCAATGAAAATCAAATCGGAGCTTATCGACTTTCTAGCGAAATTACTCCTCTTCTTAGTCATCCTGATCTTAATTTTGATCTCACTGAACTTAACGATGCGGAAGAGATTTTTTCTATTATTGACAAGATTAAAAATCAGATCAAGACATCGGGCATCAGAATCTCCGCTCACCCCCCAGAGTTTGTAAGCTTCACCAGTCAGAAAGAAGAAGTCATTAACAACTCAATCAGAGATCTAAATGAACACGCTCTCTTGTTTGATCTGTTTGACTGCCCAAAAGATTACCGCTCTCCTCTCAACATTCATATTAGACAAGATGGCGACCCAGAAGAACTTTCTCAGAAGTTTATTTCAGTTTACAATCGTCTCAATCCTAGTGTAAAAGATAGATTGGTGCTTGAGGTCAATGACAACAAGAATGGCACTTGGTCAATCAAGAATCTTATAAAGTACTTTTATGAGCGACATGGGATTCCTATTACATTCGATTCCTTGCACCAGTCTTTGCTGCACGGCGATCAATCTGATGAAGAGGCTTTCAATGACGCTTATCGCACTTGGCCTACTAAACCCCTGTTCCATTATTCTGAAGGCATAGATGGTTCTCGCAAACACGCAGATATGCCGCTTAATCATCCAAAAAACTTTGGACAGAATGTAGACTTTGACATAGAATTGAAGAGTAAGGATTTGGCGATCTTTAAACTCAAAGAGTTTGCCGCGCAAGCATAGTCGGCGATGCAGGGGTTTTGTAAACCTCAGAGTACGGTTCGATTCCGTAGCGTGGCTCCATATCAAGTGAAAAGTTATTACATATTTTTAGACGATATAAGATATCCAGAAGATGTCACATGGGTTCAAATTCCAAAATACGAATGGACAATTGCCCGTGATTTTTTTCAGTTTCGGGATATAATAAAGATAAAGGGCATTCCTGCTTTTATCTGCTATGATCATGATCTTGGGGCGCAGCACTATCGTGATCTTAAAACCATCCTAGAAACTAATAAAATTGACTACTCTAAATATAAAGAAAAGACTGGCTACGATTGTGCTAAGTATTTGGTTGAGGTTTGTCAAGATCAAGGCATTCCTCACCCAGAATACGAAGTCCACTCAATGAATCCTGTGGGTGCAGAAAACATTAAAAAATACATAGACAATTACAATGCATCAATTAGAATTTGATTTTAGATCTCCAGAAGAGGTTGCTAGACAGAGAAAAATCGCAGAAGAAAACGAAAAGGTTTTTGACGAGATGTTCTCTGATGATGGATATGTTTACAATAAGTATGTAGATTTTTTGCTTGATCTCGTTCCCTTCAGACTGGCATGGAAAGCCAGATACTGGCCGGGAAATATTAGGTGGTGGATAAAATGCAAATACCAGAAGATTCGCTATGGGGTTTCTGATGATGATGTTTATTCTTTAGGCTATAATATAGCTCTTTTTGTTTTGCCTCGCCTTAAGTATTTTAAGGAAAAGGGAAAAACTGGAATCCCTGTTTGTTTCTTACCAGACAATTTTCATCTCCTTGAGGGCGACGAGCAGACAGCCGCTGAAGAAAAAGGCATCAAAGAAATGGAAGCTGCTCTTGATGAAATGATTTTTGCTTTTGAGTATATTATTGATGGAGATAAAATGTGCGAATTGCCAGAGAGTCTTTCTTTTAAAGGCAAGGATTTCGACTTCAACTCCGAAAAGAGTATAGAAGAAAAAGAAGATTGGAAGCGGTATATGGAAAAAGCTAACAAACTTAACGAAAGAAAAGAAAACGGTCTTATGCTTTTTGCTAAATATTACGACATTCTTTGGATATGAAATTTACTGATGAACAGCGCGAACTAATTAAAGAAACGCGCAGAAAAATTAATAAACTAAAAGACGAGCAGCATATTTTGTATAGTAATTTACTTTCTCAATTAGATATGTCTGAAAGGGCAGAGGATTGGATATTTGATTATGTTTATAACAATTATGGGACGATAAAGAAAATAGAATCTTTTCTTAAGTAATATGTCAAAACTGCATTTTGTGCCCAAAGGCTGGGGATATGAGAAGTGGATCGTTAACAATGACAAGTATTGCGGCAAAATTCTTTTCGTTGTTAAAGATCGCAAGTGTAGTCTTCATTATCATAAGATAAAAGATGAAACATTCTACGTTCAAAGCGGAAAAATTGTCTTGCATTATGGCATGGACGAAAAAACTGCAAGAAGTCACTGGATTACCTTGTCTAGAGGTGATAGTTTTCATATCCCAGTAGGGATGATCCACCAATTCTCTGCTCTTAAAGATAGCGAAATTATTGAAATTAGCACTCAGCACTTCGATGAAGACAGCTACAGAATTGAAAAAGGAGACTAAAGTGTCGCAAAATAAAAAACTATTGAACGAACTGGCAAAAAATATTCGCAGTATTGATGCCAGCGAACAACCAAACCGCATAGTTAAGAATATTGATAAGATTATTCAAGACTATTATACTAAATTCTACGACATGGTTGATGGTAGAAAGCAGATAACTCAACAAAAGAATGGACACTGCTGCTAAGGTTTCAACCCCTTGCATCAGACTTTGTAAATTAAAAGATGGTTTCTGTACAGGTTGCAACAGGTCTTGGCAGCAAATCGCTGATTGGACTCAGTATTCTGAGAAAACAAGACTTGAAATAATGGAATCTCTGTTATCAAACGAACAAAATGAACGGAAAAGGAAGCAATCCTAGAAATTGTTTTAGTAAACAGTTCAAATCTAACTATGATGAGATTAACTGGAATAAACCAGTTAACAATGAACAGACCAGTAAACATCATGGAACTCAAAGAAAAAGACTTAAAAAAATACCACCAACCCAAAGTGGGGGATAATTTCCAAGCAGGAGACTTACTTCATTTGATTGACGACGAATATGTTGTCGTTTCAAAAGATAATATCCTGATGAAGCAGACTATCAGCAAGTATAACAAAGTATATAGAAAAAATGGAAAAAGATAAGGACGGTTATCTCTTGGTTCCCAAAGAATTCACTCACAAAGGTTACCAGTTCAAGTTCATAAAAAAGCTTGAAGGCGGCTGGATGATCTACGAAAAGACAAAAGAGTCTACTAAAACTAAAAAATATGAATTGGTTAAGCCTAAGAGACAAGATCAATTCGTGTTTCATGGCAAAACTATTGAAGCCAAGTGGGTTTATCCTAATGATAATGCTTTCGGCAGGATTGGCTTTGATTGCCTTTCTCTTGATATTGCCATCAATAGGCATAAAGAAATCTTGGCTAATAAGCAAGAACAAGTTGAAAACACTCAAGCTGAATTAAAGATTCCAAAAGGAGAGTTTACCATGAAAGATCTCCTCGTTACAAATAAGATTCCATACCCAAAACTATATCTTAAAATTAAAGAAATGGTTCTTGGAAACACTATTAAGAAAGTCGGGGAAAGAAAAAATATCAGAGGTAAGCCTAGTGATGTTTTTAAATTGGTGTAATAAATAGTCTATGGATGAACTTTTAGGAGCAGTAAAACTAATCGCTGGAAACTTTTGCCCTCATGACTATATGTATTGTGATGGGCAAATTTTACAAATCTCGCAATACCAAGCCTTGTATGCGCTAATAGGAAATCAATATGGAGGAGATAAGATTCATACTTTTGCTCTTCCTAATTTAAATAAAACTCCAGTCATTCAAGGAACTACTTTGAAGTATATAATTTGTACTCAAGGGATATTTCCTTCAAGACCAGATTAAAAAACACTCAAGCCGCCGAAAGGCGGCTTTTTAGTGTAATAAAGTGTATATGTACGATCTAACTCCAAATCTTCCCCATGTATCATCGAATTATATTTATGATACACTTTTGGAAAAATGGCGACCAATATTAGACTCTGATTTTGGTGGCGGCGTTGGCGGTAAAGACGCTTTTGGTAGACTTAGGATCTCTAATCCTGAGATGATCTTCAACAGTAAACAAATATTCGATAACCAACCTCTTTATTGGGACGACATTCAAGAGAGCGGGTCTGGAACTTCCTCAGTCTATTCTGTAAATACCGCTTCTTCTACTCTTTCAGTATCTGCTACTACCGCTGGCAAAAGGACTCGTCAGACTTTTATGAGGTTTAATTATCAACCTTCTAAGAGTCAATTAATATTCATAACAGGAATACTTAAAGCATCTGGCGGCGGGGCAGGAATTATTACCAGAATGGGATATTTTGATGATGATAATGGATTATTTTTAGAATGCAATGCTGGAATTATTAATTTAGTAAGGAGAACAAAAACTTCTGGTTCAGCGCAAGACAACACAATTCCTCAATCTTCTTGGAATCTTGACAAAATGGATGGCACAGGATCAAGTAGGATTTCTTTAGATTTTACAAAAACTCAAATTTTCATGATGGACTTTGAATGGCTTGGAGTTGGAAGAGTTAGATTTGGATTTAATGTTGAAGGAACTACTTATTATGTCCATGAGCTTTCTGCTGCGAACAGCTTAACGACAGTTTACATGTCTACTCCTAACCTACCTTTGCGATATCAAATAATTAATGACGGGACAGGGATAGTTTCTTCAATTAATTGTATTTGTTCTGCGGTAATTAGCGAAGGAGGCAGAGAAGAAGTCGCTACAAATTCTTATATTTCAACAGGAGGTACATCTGTCCAAGCTACTAAAAACGTTACAAATGCAGTATTAGCGACAAGATTAAAGACAGGATTTTTAGGAGCTACAATTGATATCTTAGACCTTAGTTTGCTCACTACTAGCAATGATAATTATGAATGGCAATTATATTTAAATCCCTCTGGGATAAATGGATTAACATTCACTGGCGTTACTAATTCTGCATTAGAATACAGTGTTGCAGCAAATGGAACTCTTATTTCTGGAGGATTTAGTATCGCTGGTGGGTATGCTCAAGCAAAAACAAGCATCCAAGCTGATTCTTTAAAGTCTTTAATGAAATTAGGATGTTCCATTACGGGTAAAAGAGATGTCCTTGTTCTGTCTTGCTTGCCTTTAGGTTCTTCTGATTCTGTGGTATATGGTGCTATCAATTATAGGGAATTTAATTAATTAAGCTGTTTTAATTATATTGTGTAATAATAGGCATGAAGAAACTTCTGTTCCTGCCTTTCGTCCTGTTAATACTAACTGGATGCTTCTCTACAATTAAACCTTCTAAACAGATAGACGACAATCAAAAGGTCATTGCTAAAGAAGAGAAGAAAGTAGATAATACTCTAGTTGAAATGGAGAAAAACGACAAAGGCAAGAGGATTCAAACCTCTGGTCTTTCTGTCGGAATTCAGCATTCTCTCAATCAGATAACTAATGCCCCCGTTCAAGTAGATACTGCCAGAAAGTTAAATGAAAGAGTAATCTCTATTGTTGGTTCTCCTCATATTGATGAAATGAAGAGAATAAAGGCTACAGTTGATCTTTTAAACTCTGCTTTAGTTGAAGAGCGCAAAAAAGGAGAAGAACTTTTAGCTCAACGCGACGACATAATTAATAAATTACAGAAAGAAAAGTCAGAGCTAAATCAAAAATACGATGATCAACTTTGGCAACTAACTGACAAAGCCAAAGAAGTCGCCAAAGAAGCAGATCAAAATAAAGCAGTGTTAGACTCAATGAGCGGAATGTTTGGTCTTAATGCTGTATTATGGGGATTAAAGAAGTTTGTTATTAGCACATTAACTACAATTATTATATTTGTAGTCCTATTTGTTATTCTTCGTCTTCTAGCAACAGTTCACCCTGCTGCCGCTGCTGCATTTTCAATCTTTAATATGTTAGGGTCAGCATTGATTTCTGTATTAAAAGCTTTAACTCCTAAAGCTTTTGAAATGTCTAATTTCACTTCAAAAGACAAAGTAGAAGAATTTAAAGCCCCACTTGTTAAGATTGTTGACGTTATACAAGATCTTAAAGAAAGACAAAAAGAATTTCCAGATAGAGTTTATCCAATAACAGAAGCACTAAAAAGATTCGATAAAGAAATGGATAGAGATGAAAAAGACCTAATAGACGAAATTCTAAAAGAACAAAAGTGGATTAAATAAAAACTAAAATGAACGAAATATTCTCAAATATAAAGAAATATTTATTAGTTATCCTTTTACCAACTGCGCTTTTAGTTATTCTTTCAATATCTTGTTTAAAAGATATAGAAAAAGCATTTGTTAGATTTAGATTTGGTAGAGATATAACTCTCTACCTTAGAAAGTCTACAGACCATTTAACATATCTTGGTGCTGCATATACGGCTACTGGTGATAAAAAGTTTATAGAGCAATTCAACGGTCATCTGAAAGAAAGAGAAAAGTATTTTAATAACGAAGTTTTTATTTCCAAAATACTTACTCAAGAGGAATTAAAAGAGTTTCGAGTTTGCTTGGATATAAGCAATGAATTAGCAAAAGATGTAGAAGGACCAGCTTTTGAAAAAATGGACAGCAAAGCGTTCTTTAGTGAAAAATATTTAGATTACAAAAAGAGAATATACGAGAGCAAAGATAAATTTAGAACCTTGATTAATGATAGCTCAGAAACGAAAATCAAAGAAGAAACGCAATTATTAAATATATACTTATATAGTTTGTGTTTAATTATTATTGCGTTAGTGTATTTAATTAAACATGATAACCATCCCGTCGCCCAAAAGAAGCCTATAAAGAAAAAGAAAAAGTAATATGGAACAGTTGCAAAAGATGGGAATTCAATTAGGGTTCTTGATTAGCGGTTTATTTGGGGCCATTTTGATGGCTACAAAAAATGAAAAAACCGATGTAAAATCTGTAGTCTTGTCTCTTGTTGGCGGAATGTCTGCCGCAAACTTCTTGACTCCTGTTCTGGTTGATGCTCTAAATATCGCTAATGTCAAGCACCAAAATGGCGTTGCTTTTATTGCTGGATTTTTAGGCTTGAAACTTGTAGAATTAATAAGCGAAAAATTCTTAGAAAAAATTAACGGATCTTCAAAAGGAAAAATTAAAAAAAGAAAACCAAGAAAAAGTTGACAACCATCAAGTTTGCCCGATAATATTCCAAATATATGGACAATTCATTAAAACTCGTTCAACAGCTTATAGAAGCTAGTTATGAGAAAGATCGCCAAGATAAACTCGCTGATAATTCTAAAATTGGAGAATCTTTCTTTACTCATTACTTGAAGGTTCTTAAGAATTGCATGGAAGAAGAGTATGCAAAAATCAAAGAGCAAAAAAATTAACAATGAATATTCCCGAGCTTGGGACGATCTATACAAGGATCTGCCCAAGTGGAAGAAAGACATCATTGACATGGCAAAAGAATCTAAGAAAGAGGATTCGTTTTACGTCGAGTTCATAAAAGAAGTTATTAGAAAAGCCGAAAAGTAATCTCTTGTGAAAAAATCTCATTTAGAAAAGTGCGTAAGTCTTACAAAAGCTTTGCGAGAGACAGACTCTAAACTGAGGTGCCAACACTTTTCATTTATCTTTCACAAGAACAGAATAATTACTATTGGCAAAAATTCTAATAAGAGCAATCCAACCAATCAAAAGAATCCTAAGACTGGTTTAAATGGTGAATTAGTAAAGGATAAATATACCTGCTCTGAGCTTAACGCTTTTATCAAGTTTAAAAATCTTACTAATATTGACTTTACTAAAACCAATCTTGTCACCACTAGGATTGACAGAAACGGCAAGATTAGAAACTCTAAACCTTGCACTTCCTGCCAGAATTTGATTAAATTTCTGAATCCAAAGAAAATATTTTACTCCGTTGATTCAAACGGAGACAATAAATTTGAAGAATATGTTCAACCTTGATAATCTAACCTGTCTAAAATTAAATAAAAATTGGATGGGTATCGGGACTGAAGGCATTGAAACTGCCATCAGTAAGGTATTCAAAGGTTCATATCTTGCTATGGATATTAATTATCCTTTAGTAGATGGAGAATATGATTTTGAAAACCCAGACTATAGACCAGTTTCATGGGAAATTTGGGAGACTTTGCCAGTGCGCCATTTCGATTATTCGATCTCCTCTCCTTATCAGACCTTTCGAATTCCGACGGTCGTCATCAGCAAGAACTTTTCAAAAGTTCCGATCTACCACACTAAATTAACTAAAAAAGCAATCCTTGAAAGAGACAACTGGACCTGCCAGTATACAGGCCGAAGATTGTCAAAGGAAGAAGCAAATATAGACCACCTGATTCCCGTCTCAAGAAACGGCAAGAACACTTGGGAAAACATGGTAGCTTGCGATAAAAGAATTAATAGTTTAAAATCTAATAAAACTCTTGAAGAATTTGGGATTCCTTTAATTAAAAAGCCCAAGAAACCCAATTCTCACCCATTTATTATTAATATAGAAAAAAAGCACAGAGACTGGCAGTGGTTTCTTTACTAATATGTTACAAAAGATTCAGCAATCAATCCAAGAAGCTCAAGGCAGAGGGTACAAGTTGGGCGAGCATTTTAATGCCGTGATCATTCCTTCTAATCTTCTTGACGAATTTGAGAAAGAATTAAACTCTCATTTGAGTACATCAACTACTGAATCGAAGAATATGGTTTTTGGTTTGGAGGTGCTGGTCTGCGGGAAAAACGAGCAGATCAGATTCGGAAAGATTTTCTAAACTCCCCTCTTGACCTTTTCAAAAGCTTAGTTTAGCCTGTCTGCCGATGAGTGAACTCTTGAAGACCAGAGGCCGTCCTACGGGAGGCAAAAACCTTGTATTCGTTAGCATTTCGCAGCTTCGTGAGAAGATGACCGATGCAGCGAGAATTCCAGTCAGCATCAAGTTCGCCAAACAGGTGAACCTAGTCGATGATGGCGAAAGCATCCCTCAAACCCCAACCCCTTCCAATCAGGTAGCTCCTGCGAAGGAAGAAAAGCCAGTCGTTTCTTTTTCAGTTTCGGAAGAATTTTAATATGAGTAATCGCTTTGATTCAATCATTGGTCAGGATGCAGTTAAGAATAAGTTAGATTTTTATCTTGATATTTACGAGAAAAGTCAAATCTCTCCTAATTTTCTTTTTGTCGCTCCGCGAGGGTCTGGCAAGACTACCATTGCAAAGCAGTATGCTAGAAATCTTATCAAGGCAGATAAATCTAAGTGCAAGCCACTTATTGAGATTAACTGTGCAACTATCGCTTCATCCGAGAGTTTCTTTAATGATGTCTATGTTCCTGCGATAGCCAATAAAGAAGTCACTGTGCTTTTTGATGAAGCCAGCGAATTGCCCAAAAGCCTTCAGATTAATTTCTTGAGTCTTTTTAATCCTAATCCTGCTAATAGAAACACTCTTAATCTTCCAGATTATTCTGTTGATTTTGATTTTGCTGTTCAGAGCTTCTTGTTCTGCACAACTGAGCCTCAGTTGATTTTTCATGCTCTTCTTGATCGCCTTGAGAGAGTTGAGCTTCAAGAGTATTCTCACGGTGATCTTTCTCAGATAATTAAGAAGAGTGTGAATTGTGAATTTGATGAAGAATCTCTTTATGACATTTCTTCTTGTTTGAGGGGCAACGCTCGACAGGCTCAAGTCATGGCTAACAAGATTGACTCTTATTTAAAAACAAAGCAAGAGAGGATCTTTACTAGTGATGACTGGCAGCTTCTAAAAGACAAGCTTAGTATCTTACCTCTGGGACTCAATCAAATTGAATTGAGAATCCTGCAAACTTTAAAGAGCAAACCAGAAATGACTCTCACTAATCTTTCTGCGATTATTGGAATGACTCGTTCCAGCTTGCAAAAGGATTTTGAAACTTGGTTATTGAGAAATAATCTGATACAAATTGCAGAAAAGGGTAGAATGCTTACAGGTAAAGGTCAAGAGTACCTGAAGCGTTATGAAGAAAAAGAAGAAGAATCAAATCAACCTTTTTGACTTTTGTAAAGTATTAGATACTGATTACGCTGAATATGGGGGGAAAATAACAAGAGCGGATGGCAATTATCGCTATCTTGATTGTAGTGCTGGCTGCAAGCATTTTATTCCTTTGTATGATAAAGCGAACAGAGATTTGAATTTAGACTATGGAGTCTGCACTAATCTTCGCAGCAAGAGGTGTGGACTCCTTACTTTTGAGCATCAAGCAGGATTTGGTTGTTTTGAAATTGAAGGGTACGAATAAATTTTTGACAAATCTTGATGGCTTGCGTAAAATAAGGTGTTATGAAAAGAATTCTAACATTATTGTCGTTGGTCGTCTCACTATTCGCAACTAAGGCTTTAGCCGAAAACGTAAAGGCGAGTACAGAGGCTGGCTATATGTCTCACTACATCGTAAACGGCGTTGCTCGTACTGAAGCGCAAGCTTTTGGTGCAGTAAATATTGGCGCAACTTATTTTGGAGTTGATGCCTATCTTGGAGGAACGATTATTCCCGTTTCTTCCGCTCTAGACGAGTCTCACTGGACTGCTGGCGTAGGAAAGGGATTTAAGATTGTAGAAGGCGTAACGGTTCGCCTAGACGGTCAGGCATTTCGCCACTTGACTGCGATTCCCGGTGCGCCAAATTCAACGGAGGTAGCAGGTATTCTTGCTCTTGAGAATATCGTCGCAACTCCTTATGTTAAGGGTACTCATGATCTAGATCTTGATCAGACTGGTTATGTTGTTGGCTTGAAGCGTCCTACTGATGTATTTGGTTGGTTTACTATCACTCCTCTCGTTGAGTATGGCAAGTTCACTGATTATGATTTCAAGACGGCGAAGCTAACTGTTTCAAAGCTCCTATTCAATCATCTTGAGCCTTTTGCTGAAGTTGGCTATTATGATAACAACTTCGGTGTAAGCAAGTATAATTTTGCAATCAAGGAGTTGAATGATTCTGTGGTTGCAGTTGGTGGACTTAGGTGGAACTTCTAAAATGGGGATAAAGGTTTGCGGTGATCCTTAAAACCGCTCCTTGCGGGAATGATGTAATGGTAGCCTAAAACTCTTCCAAAGTTTATGTGCCAGTTCGATTCTGGTTTCCCGCTCCAATTTTTATGATACAAAAAATAAACGCCTTCTTATTTCGAGGCAAGATAGACGAAATAAACTCTAGAATTTGCGTCTGCCTTCGAAAAGATGGCGCATGGGATGAAAGCTCTACGTTTTACATCTCTGGTGAATTTAAAGATGCCGAAGATTATTTGAGTGATAAGCATTTTAATGTAATGTTTGCAAATTATATTGAAGATGCCGAAGGAAATTTTACGATAGAGCAATTTAATCCCTTGACTTTGGAGGATGAATCCCAGACAGTAGAGGGACTTTACCTTCAGAAGAAGTTTTTCTCGACGGTTGAAGACGGTTATCAGAAACTATTAAATACTAACAATTAATATGGCGCACTTAATCAAAGTTCACGCACTTGACCTGAATCACGATAATGGAAAGGATTATATTCCTATTCTTATTAATTTAGATGATGTAACGTCTATAGAGCCAAGCAAAGTCCACACTATCATTTATACTAATAATGGCAGTGCTGGCGGCATCAAAGTCAAAGAAAGCCTCGACCAGATCCTCAACTTGTCGAAGAAATAAATTTTCGAAAAATCCCTTGCGCTCCGCTTTGGCCTCGCCTAAAGTGTCCCTGTCGGTAGGAACTCAACACTTGTAAATCATGCAAATTGCTCCGAAAAACGAGAATTCTGTGCTGCTGTCGGACAACTTCAAGTCCGTATCTTTCGGCATCAAGCAGGATGGGCTTGCCCATATCTTTGGCGTTCTCCGCAACCAACTGTACTCTGACAAGATCCTTGCGGTCATCAGAGAATATTCCGCCAATGCCTTGGACGCAAACGTCGAGGCTGGCAGCGACAAGCCCATAGTCGTCACCGCTCCCAACCCTCTTGATCCAGTCTTCAAGGTAAGAGACTACGGCTCCGGTCTCAATGAAGATGAGATTCGTGACATTTACTCCAACTATGGAGAATCTACCAAGAGAAACTCTAATAAGTTAATTGGTCAGCTTGGGCTTGGTTCCAAGTCAGCTTTTGCTTATGGCGACAACTTCCTTATCAATTCTTTTGTGAATGGTAAGAAGGTCACCTACAATGCTTACATTGATCCTACTCAGATTGGCATGATTGCTAAGATGTATGAGGAGGATACTTGTGAGCCGAATGGAGTTGAGATTTGCGTCCCTGTCAAGTCTAAAGACATCTCCTCTTTTCATTCAAAGATAAAGGAGTTCTTTAAGTATTGGAATCCGATCCCTGATGTTAGGGGCATCGAAGGTTTCCCCGCTGAAAACCCTGCTCCTGTTATTGAGGGTTCTAATTGGAAGTATTTTGTTAATAATAAAGGCATCACTTCTTCTCCTGTTATTGTGATGGGAAACGTTGCTTATCCTCTCGTTCCTAATGAGGTATCTCAGGAGTTTGTTGAAGCTTGCAATCAAAAGACTTTTTACGCTCCGATGTTGAGTGGGTTTGTCTTTTATACTGATATTGGAACCCTTGAAGTCTCTGCTTCCAGAGAAGATCTTCAGTATACTGATTACACCAAGAAGAATATTGGCAAGATCTTTAAAGCTTTCAATGATGAACTTGTTTCAAGAGTCAATGATAAGATAAATTGTGCCAGCAACCTGCTTGAAGCCAAGAGAGTCTATAAAGATTTCTTTGGAGATCTTTTTGGTTGTTATAGTGCGCTGAGTTTTCTTTCTAAAGAGTGTAATTGGAATGGGCATGAAGTAGACTCTCCTATTGTTGAATTTATCTTTTCTAAAGATGAATGCCTTGCTGATGGAAAAGAAGCTGCTTCTATTAACTGCTATGGATCAACTCGTCGCTCTAGGAAATCGGTAAACTTTTATTTATCCAACCGTCTTTCGTCAGAGAAAGAAACATTAAATGTTATTGATGACTGCGATGGAAAGAATCTCTTAAAGAGAATGCGTCATACCATCATAGACAAAAAGACTTATAAGGAAATTAATGTAATAAAAGTTCGTGACCAAGCTCTTTGGGAGAAAGCTCTCAAGACTAGAGGTATGGAGAATTATCCTTTCGCCAAACTTTCTGAGCTTGAATATCCAGCCAATATTAGTGAAAAAGTCTCAAATCTATATTCTGGCTCTAAACAGAAGAACGAAAAGCATACCAAAAAAGCTTTTGTCCTGAACACTTCTATGACTAGTTATTCTCCAACTGCTTCAGACTACTGGGATGCGGCAGTTGTTGACATTAAAAACGATTCAGGCGTTTGGATTCAAATCGATAGGTTTAAATACGAAGACCAGTCGCTTAATTATTTTAATAAAAATCTATCTTCTTTTGTGTCTGCCTTGGGAATTACGAACTCTACGCCCAAGATCTACGGCTTCAAAGAAGTTCCAAAAGGTCTAGAAAAGAATGCTAATTTTGTAGAAGTCAAGAAGTGGGTTGTAGAAACCTCATTTAAGAAATTAGAAAATGACGGCGCAATCAATGAATTCAACTGCTTCTTAAAACTATCTAACTTTGAGCTTCCTTACTCTTATGTTTCATTGATGAAGTTTATGAAGTCTATTGAGCATCAAATTCCTGATGATTCAAAAGATTTAAAAAATCTTATCAAAGATTATGAAGAGGTAAGCAACATAATGAAGAATACATCATTTGCTCAATTGAAGTCTGGTCTTGTTTATTTCAATTGTTATCAAACTTTCTTAGAAAAGCTTTCTTCACAAGAGATTCATCCCTTTATTAAGAATATGGAGTCTTTTCTGGAAAGGAATCCTATGCTGAATTATGTAAATGATTCTTACTTTGGTTATATGAGAAAGCCTGAATTCGAAAAGAGCATCCTGTCCTACGTCAAGTAAAATTAATAATATGAACATCCCATACATCATAACAAACAACTCAATTACCGTTGTTGTCAATGGTAAAAGTTATACGCTGAACGACGGGCATCCTAATTATGCCGCCGTCAGACAAGCGGTCGTTGACCGTAAGTTCGATAAGATTGCAACTCTTGTCGATATCCCTGAAGCAGTGCGCCGATATACTTATGGTAGCATTGAAGTTGAAAATGGTGCGATTAAGTACGCTGGTCAACCAGTTCACAACTATGTCTGCGAAAAAATCTTTTCTTTTATGAAGGAAGGATTGCCTTTTGAGCCACTGGTTGCGTTCTTAGACAAGCTTATGAAAAACCCTTCTAGAAGGGCAGTGAATGAGTTGTATTCATTCCTTGAGCATAAGGCTATGCCTATTACCCCTAATGGTAATTTCTTAGCTTATAAGTCAATCTCTCTTGATTGGAAAGATCACTATACTGGCACTTTTGATAACAGTGTTGGTAATACTCTTGAGATGGCTCGCAATTCTGTTTGCGATGATGCTGAAGTTGGTTGCTCTTCTGGATTCCATGCTGGATCTTTGCAGTACGCTTCAACTTTTGGAGGAAGCAGCAAGCTTGTAATTGTTGAAATCGACCCCTCTGACGTAGTTAGTATTCCAAAGGATTCTAATTGCCAGAAGCTCCGTACCTGCAAGTACAAGGTTATTGCAGAATACACTCAGAAGCTTCCTGACAATTATACTGAACAGTATAGCCCAAAAGAAGAGTTTGATAATTATACTGATCCTTGCTACTGTGATCAGTGTCCCGCAGAAGATGAAAACGAAGACGACTCTGTGCCGATGTCTTTTCATAATGTCAGAGACGAACTGGGACGCTTTACTAAGAAAGTGAAAGTATCTTAATGGTTATAGCAGTTTTGCTGCTAATAATGTTCTTAGGATACGTCTCTCAAAGAGAAAAACTGAAGTGAATAAAGGTAGTGGGGCTAAAATCTTGCTACCTTTTTTCTTTTTTAAGATACAATAAGTTGTGGAGTCTATTAATTATAAAAATGTTTTGTATATTAGCCCATCAGGAGATTCTGATTTGGCGATGTACGCCAAGAGGCATATTTACAAATTAATAAATAATAAAGTCAATGTCCTGTGGAAGACTTATAAAATAGATAACTCTATAGACGCAGACAATAAGTTTAATAAACTTCTTTCTCAATGTAAACATAGACTACTGTCTTATTCAGAAGTTGTAATAGATGCAAATCCAGAAAGCTGGGATATCATAATTGATCAATTCAAAGTAAAAACAGAAAACAGGATAATTGTAGGAAGGACTTATGATAATCTTGACACTGTCCCAGATGAACTTGTCGCAAAGATTAATAATAGTTTAGTAAATGTAGTAAGTGTTTCTAGCGAATACAATAAACAGACTCTAATTGAATTCGGAATCAATAAACCTATTATAGTAGACCAATGCCCAGAAGTAGACTTATGGACCTTTGGAGTAGATTCAAAAAATGAAGGCGTATCGGCAGAAGCATATTTAAACAGGAGCATCTTTAACCAAGGGCAAGATGTAAAAATACTAAATCTTCCTTATGATAAAGAAAATTTCTTCTTCAATCCTTGCATATTCTCAAGAAACGAAAATCATTATTTAATGGCGAGACATGCAAAAATTACTAATGATAAGCCTCTTGAATTCAATAATACTCTTAAACTCTATCAATTAGATTCAAATTTTGAAATCAAACAACAAATCCCTTTAACAATAAGAGACGAAGTTCAGAACGAGCAATACGAAGACCCCAGAGTCATATTTTTTAAAAATAAATACTATGTAGGATGTGCTAATTACATAGCCAACAAAGGCGGGTGCATTCATCAAAAAGTTTTAGTATTTGACGAGTATTTTAATCATATAGATAATCTGCATATTAATTATGATGGCAATGGATCTTTTATAACGAGCAATACAAATCATCAAAAAAACTGGACATGGTTTGTCTATGATGATAAACTAATGCTAGAATACAGAATGAACCCTCATGTAGTTCTAGAAATAGATCACATAAAAGGACAAGTCGTCGCAGAATACAAGCACTTTCAAGATATAAGTAAGTTATGGAAATTTGGCGAATGTAGGATGGGGAGTAATCCTATTTTAAAAGATGGGCATTATAATGGCTTTTTCCACAGCAGCTTACCTTGGAAAGGATCGAAAAGGAGATACTTCATGGGGTATTACAAATTTGAAGCTAAACCACCTTTTAAAATAACCGAAATTTCTGAAAAACCAATCTTATATGGCAACGAAGTAGACGAGCGAGTATTAACGGATAATAGTCCATTAGTAGTATTTCCATGCGGAGCAATTCAAAAAGACAATCAATTTGTTATTAGTTTTGGACTAAACGACGAAAAGACAGGCATTATAAAAATATGATACAAAAAAATATTCATCAAATATGGGTTGGAAACGCAAAACTCCCTCCTAAGAAAATAATGCAATCATGGGTAAACTATTGTGAAAAATTTGGCTGGAAATATCATTTATGGACAGAGAATGAGATAGAAAAGTTAACCTTGCAAAATCCTTCTATTTATCAGTATTATAAATCAAAGAATGATTTTCATGGGATGTCTGATATAGCTAGGATAGAAATAGTTAATCAATTCGGTGGTCTTTATTGTGATGTAGATTTTTTTAGTTGGCAAACGAACATAGAACAACTAGTAAATATAAACCATAATATGCTTATTGCTTGCACAGAAAATGGGTATCCCAAAAAAAGCCAAATGCACATGGAGTTCAACTATTTTCCCGGCAGAACAGATTGCGCTTTTCATTTAGCAAATGGATTTTTTATTGCTCCAAAAGATAATAATATTTTATCTTTTATGTTAGAACAAATGCCTTCTTCTTTTTTTAATAATAGAAAATATTTTGATGAATCTTTTACAGATTGCGAAGGCAATCCAAGAAGGTTTGGTTCAGCAGATGCAATAGGGTGTTTCTTTTTAACTCATTGCGCTAAAAAGCATCCTTTTGTTTTGATTTCTCCTAAATTTATTTTCCCCGGCATAAAATACGTTTCAGAACACTGGTATAAAGACTTTAAAAAAGAAATTATATGCAGTTACATATATAATCATGATGAAAAAATGATAGATGGACTGCTATGATCTTTCCAAAAATATTCTGTTTAACATTAAAAGAAACTCCAAAAAGGAGAGAGTACGCAGAAAACCATTTCAAACAACATAATTTAGAAGTAGATTTTTTTGAAGGCATTCATGGTAAAAAATTTGGCCTTTCTACAAAAATACCATACACAGACGATGTGTCTAATTGGAGTCCAGACGATGGGACTCCTCATTTTATAAGTCAGGGACATATTGGCTGCATTTTATCTCATTATGCTCTATGGAAAGCTATGCAGTATATGCCATTCGGGGAATATATAATTTTTGAAGATGATGTAGTTCTATGCGATAATTTTAAGGAGGAACTGATTCGCTACAAATCTCAACTCCCAGAAGACTGGCAGTATGCATTTATAGGTCACTGCTGTCTATGCTCAGAAGAAGGAAGGTTCCATGTGAGTGAAAACGTTATACAGACTATTGATCCTCCAATGTGTACCCATGCCTACATGATAAAAAAATCCGCTTTGCCAGTTCTAATAGAAACAAATAGCCTAGCTTGGTCTCATATTGACATACAAATTAAAAAGAGAAGTCTTCCAAAATTAAAATACTATGTTATGATGCCTCCTCTTGCAGATCAAATATCGATAAACAATCCAATAGATGTATCATTTAAATCGCTAACCCAAAATGGATAAGATATATCATTTTATATTTGGGCTATCAGAAGATTTTAACAAAAAACCTTTTAAGTATTTTCATTATCTGTCTATCAAAAGCTGTTATTTAACACAAGAAAACCCTAAGATATATATGCATTATCTTTATGAGCCTAAAGATAATCAATGGTGGGAAAAGGCGAAACAGTTTGTTGAATTGATTAAATATGATTCTCTCCCAGATATTGTTTACTATTGCAATAACAAGAAAGTATGGAGAGTAGAACATCAATCCGATATCTTTAGACTACTAGTGTTGAAAGAATATGGTGGAGTCTATGCTGACGTAGATACGCTTTTCTATAAACCATTTTTTCCTAACCTAGATAAAGATTTTGTATTAGGAACAGAAGCTATATTCCACATGGATTCTAATCAGTGGCAAGTAAATGGTCTTTGTAACGCTTTAATAATTAGTAAAAGAGATTCAAAATTCCTAGACCTATGGTTTGAATCTTATCTATCTGACTATGATGACTATGATTGGAACAAAATGTCAGTAAGAAAACCTTTTGAACTTGCTAAAGAGAACCCAAGTCTAATACATATAGAACCAGTAGAGGCTTTTCACAAGTACGATTGGAACTTAGACTTTTATTATGAAGACAGAGAAGGAGGAGATAGCGGAATTTATAGCAAGCACATGGCTGAATCTAAGGTTTACCATGTCTTAAAAATAATATCAAGACGTTCTCTTCTGTCTCAAAATTCGCTGTTTTCTAGGATGTGCAAAAACATTAGAGGTTTATTGGATGAATAGCCTTTCATAGAGGTTCTTCATTAAGAATTTTCTTTCTAGATTATTTAACACACAATAGTGGTAAAAAAAAGTATTTTCTTTAATATCTTCGACGCGACAATCAAGGATGGTATTGTCAGGAAACGTAGATACATTTAAGTTAAAATGATGGAATAGAGCTTTCAAACAGTTCTGCTCCCACTTCATACCGTAACCTTTACCAAAAAAATCATTGTCCTTAACGTCTTTTAAGAACAAAAGAGTATCTAGTAATTTATTATTGTATTCATTATTTTTGATATAAAAGTGACTCATACAAATTCCATTCCAGTCTGAGCTACACAAGAAAGAACTCTCTTCGTTTATATTCGTTATGTCTAAGAAAAATTTTTTATTATTTAAAAACAGAGAATCTATATCGCTCCAAAGCACATAATCATATTTCAAAAAACAGTCTTTCACAGCGAGTAGCTTATTCCAAGAAGGATGAACTGATTGATCGAACACTTTATCATAGATTTGAAGTTCAAAATTGTTATACTCACAAAATTTTTCAAAAGATTTTATAGCTAAAGGCGCAAAACTTTTAAAATTATCAGTATATAATGTCGTCAGGCAGACTTTCACAATTAATTATATTACAATGTGTAAAATAAGTTAACAATATGATAAAATACAGATCAGAACTATCCTCCCTGTTCCAAGAAAAAAACTCTTTAGGAAAAGGTGTAGAAGTAGGAGTTGGAAAAGGGGGACACGCCAAGACAATACTTTCTAAGTATTTGGGTCATTTATACTTGGTGGACCCTTGGGAAATGCAAGACCCGCAAGAATATGAGGACATAACGAACTCTGAAGACCATATCTCTAATCTTTGTGATTGCGTCACTAACCTGTCAGAATATCAAGCTCGCTACACAATAGTAAAGAAAAAATCCTCACTTGCCGCAAATGATTTTGAAAATGAGTCTTTAGATTTTGTTTATATTGACGCTAATCATAAATACAGTTTTATCAAGGCGGATATAGAATATTGGTTTCCGAAAGTGAGGGCAGGAGGAATCATATCTGGACATGATTATTTTAATAATTGGGAGGATATTCCTGATATTGCTTCAAACGGAATAGATAAATATGTTTTTAACGAAGAAGGCATTAAATTAGCAGCATTTGGAGTTAACCCAGCAGTAAATGAGTTTTGCGCTCAAAACAATTATAATTTACAAACTACTCGTTATGAGTGGTTTGCTTCATGGTATTTTATTAAATGACTAAATTAAGTGTTTCTACATTTTTTGATTTTGAATCAGGGTATAACACCTTGATAGAGTGTATATTAGAAGAGCTTCCAAAATATAATTGCTTAATAAAACCAAGGTCATTTTCTAATGATGCTGGTAGGTTTGAAAAGTATTTTGAGAATCTTCCTGTCTTTAAAGAAGATCTTGATTTATTAGTTTTACCGCCTTGTAACGAATTAAATTTTTCAAACTTTATCTTTTTTTTAAATCCTAGAAAAGATAGAGTAATGCTGACAATGTGGGAAAGCACAAGGATCAACGAGATATTCATTGAGCAGATGAATAACATGAAAGCAATCATCGTCCCTAACCAGTGGAATAAAGCAAATTTTGAGAGGCAAGGGTGCGAAACTCCTATTCATGTTGTTAATCTCTTTGTTGATACCGGAATATTTAATTATCAAGCTCCTGTAAATAAAGATAGATTTGTATTTGGAACTGCAAACAAAGATCCTCGCAAGAGATTAGAAGACGTTGTTAGATGTTTTAATAAAGCTTTTCCAGATAAGAAAGACGTTCAACTCAAGATAAAAATATCCCCTAAAGAAAGCTACAATAAAGTTTTTGCTTCTAACAAGATAGAAATTTGTAAAGAATCTTATACTAGACACCAATTGAAATCATGGTATTCTAACAACGATTGTTTTGTTTCTTGCGTAAGTGCAGAAGGTTGGGGTTTAATGCAGCACGAAAGTATGGCTTGCGGAAGACCAGTTATCGCTGCTAAGTACGCTGGACTTTCTGAGTTCATGACAGAAGATAATTCTTTTTGCATCAATTATAAAGAAGTTCCTGCGGAAGGCTATTGGAAAGCTCCCGGCGCAAAATGGTCAAAATATGATGAAGAACACTTGATAGAATCCATGAGGTTCGCCTATAATAACCCAAGCATCGTAGAAGCAAAGGGGAAAAGGGCAAGCGAGGACGCTTGTAGACTTAATAAGGAATTCTTTGTAGCAAACTTACTCAAAGTCATTGAAATTTACAAATGAAAGCAATCCTAGAATTTAATCTGCCAGAGGAAGAAAGAGAATACCAAATAGCAAATCAAGCCAAAGATATGCTTTGTGTAATTGGTAATTTAGAAGATACTTTACGGAGTTATTTGAAATACGGGCATACATTTAAAACTCCAGAAGAAGCCCTTCAAGCTATTCGCACTCGCTTGCATGAAGAAGTTTCTATTAGATATATAAATATCCACGATTAATATGATAGAAATTGTTCCAACTCTTTCTCAGATTTCTCTTGCTAAAGAAGAAGCCAAGAAGATTGGAGTCCTTAATAATTCTATCCTTAGCGGCAAAGGCAATGTGTATGGCGTACTTGGCGAAATACTTGTTGCTGATTACATTAAAGCAGATCGGTCTAATACTTATGACTTTGACTTGGTAAGATCAGGCAGAACAGTAGATGTCAAAACAAAGCAATGTACAAGCAAGCCTAACCTTAATTATTACTGCACTGTTGCTGACTATAATACAAGTCAAGATTGTGAGGTTTATGGATTTGTTAGAATATTAAAAGACTTTAGTAAAGCTTGGATTCTCGGAGGCGTACTAAAAGAAGACTTTTATAACAAAGCCATCTTCTATAAAAAAGGAGACCCAGATCCTAGCTCTCACATTGGTTTCAAATTTCAAGCAGATTGTTATAATATAGAAATTAAACACTTAAAGCCATTCAAATTAAAAAATGAGGAAACATAAGCTTCAACAATTGTTTTGTCACCTTGTGCTTACATTTGGCGCAGGTTGCGTTTTGTTTTTGATACTTGTTTTTATTTTTGATTTATGGAACAGGTAGATATAATACGGTATGAGTTCATCATGCGTTACTGTTTCATACAACCTTAAGATTAAGGATCAAGAGTTCGTCTTGTCAAGAGACGAGGTTTATGATATTTATAACCAATTGCATAAAGTTCTTGGAATAGTAGAGCCAAGGACTTCGCCTAGTTATCCTTACCCAACATATCCATCTTATCCTAGTTATCCAACAGTTTTTTATACCGCTGGCACTAGCACTCCCAATAATCCTAACTGGAAATCATGCTAAAGATTAAAATCTGGATGCGCGGGACCAATGAGTACAACCGCGACACAATAGATGGTCCCACTCCTGACCAAACTCAAGAGCAATTTGAAGATGCTTTTAGAGATAGCGACGAGTGTTTTTGTGGTGGCGATGTCTATGAGACTTGTCCTTATTTTAGTGCTGATGGTTATGATTCTATAGATGTTTATCTTGGCGGCAATGAACATATAGAAAATAATGAAGAACCTATTTTCACAACCTCAGATTGGAGTCAATTTCAATTTGAAAAAGGTGGTGGCTGCAATTACATTCCCCAAGAGCCAGATGAAGTAGGCAAAGTAAATATCTGGTGGTATCATGATATGAAATTTAATTATATCTACTATTGGGAGAATGTTACAGAGTTTGATCCAAAGAAGTTAACCGTACAGTATGGCGTAGACCAAGATGGTCAAAAATATCTTGAAGAAGTCTACTATAATGGCGAAGCTCCTGATGATTATCATGATCATGGTGATACAGGCTATGGCTACACTGGGCCAGAATTCGTTTATCATCCAGAACAAAAATTTGCTGAAGAAGACGAAGACTGATATAATATGAGTATGAACCGCAAAGGATTTTTCAAGACTATATTTGGAGGCTTTTTGGCAGCAACTGCTGCCCCGGTAGTTCTTAAAGCCCAAGAAGAACCGCAAAAAAAAGACTTGACTCAAAGTCGAACACCGTTCACATTGAATGGAGATGGCAATATTGGATTAGGAACTTCATGCCCAAAGATTCCATTAGTGGTATCTAGTATTGTCTTTCAGGTTGGAGAGAGGCAAATGAGAATGGGAGGAGATGAAAAAGGCGACTTTGAAATTAAATGGTTAGATGTCAAAGAAAATGAATCTTCTGCTAATATTGTAATTCATCAACCAAAGGATGATCCGTGGAAGAAAAATTTTACTGTGATTCGCTAACTCCTGAAGAAATCAGTCAAGGTTGGCATCATTGTTATAGCTGGAATGGCAAGCTGATTGGTCCCGGCTTTCCTGAAATGAATAGCTGCGAATGCAAAGTCAATAAAGTAATTCACAATCAAATAAAGAAAAATGAAGTTAAGCTCTTACGGAAAGAAGATCTTATTAGTTTCCGATCTTCATAACAACGTTGAAAAGTTCGATAAAATTATTAAACATGAAGCGGCGGATGTTAATGTCTGTTTAGGAGATTGGTTTGATAGTTTTTATCTTGATAGTTCTGATGACCATAAAAAGACTACTGATTATTTGATGCGGTATCTTTCTGCGTCAAATAGTTATACTCTTTTTGGCAATCATGATTTGCATTATCTATTTAATAATCATTATGTAATGTGTAGTGGTTATGAAGATAGAAAGTATTTTGCTATCGATGAAATGCTAGGATCTGAGCGTCAAAATATTACTAATAAGTTCAAATGGCGAATCTGGGTTGATGATTTTCTTTGTACTCATGCTGGACTTTATCCTGATTACATAGATCCCACGGTTAAAAACAATGATGACCTAAATCTTTTTCTTACAAAAGAAATAGAACGTGCGAACATTGCCTTAAGAACGGATCAAAACCATTGGTTTTATTATGCTGGCCGAAGCAGAGGTGGTCCTAAAAAAGGCGGAGGAATTGTTTGGTTAGATTTCAAACAAGAGTTTCAGCCTATTGAAGGCTTAAAGCAAATTGTCGGTCATACATACCATAAAAATGGTAGAGTTAATCCTCATCATTTAGATGGATCAGTTAATCCCGCAGAGTGTGAAAATCTTTGTATTGACAATGGATTAAATGAGTATATAGTAGTGAACAACGGCAAGTTGGAAATTAAAAAATTTTTAGATATATAAATAAATACAAATTAAATGAATAAACATCAGAATAGCGTCGAGTTACTTGGCTACTATGGAAATGATCAGGTTCATGCGTGTTCAGCGTGGACATCAACAAGTCGAGATTTGACAGAGGATAAAGTTCAGAGAATCCCAAAGCTTCTCAAAATGCTTGCGGATGCTGGACATCATACCCCATTTGAAAAATCTTCTCTTCATTTTTTGGTCAATACTGATATCGCTAGTCATATTCATTTAATAAAACACCGAGTTGGAACATCTGTAAATGGTGAGTCTGCTCGCTACAAAGAAATCAAAGAAGATAAGTATTTGATTCCTAGTGATTGGCCTGAAGATTGGCAACTTGCTCTAGCCAATTATACAGAAGAAGGAAATAGACTTTATCATCAGTGCATCAAGAATTTATGCGAGCGAGGCTTCGATAGAAAGCGAGTGAAAGAATCCGCTCGTTATTTCAAGAATTATAATTCACAAATTCAAGCTGACGTTATGTTTAATTGGCGTTCTTTCTATCATTTCTTGAGTTTGCGTAACAAGCCTGACGCTCAAAAAGAGATTAGAGAAATTGCTGCTGAGATGCTGCGTCTAGTCAAGGATATTGAAGGCAATCCTTTTGAGCATACAATTGCAGCCTTTGAGTTGTAATATTGTTTCTTATAAAATACACTACCTTCTTTAGTGTACTATGTATAGATCACTATATGATAAAAGAAGCTATCAAAAGGTTGCGAAATCTAAACGACTGGAGAACTGGTAAAACAGACCAGACGATGGAAGAAGTAGGAATTGTTCCCGCCCAAGTTACCGCTGATATCTACTTCGTTTGTGATCAACTCGAAAGAGATCAAAAGACTATAAAAGAATTAAAGTCCCGAATTGAAGAGTGCGAGAAAAAGCTGAAAAAGTATAGAATCATGCCCTAACCCATGAAAGAATCAAGACTTTTATTTTGGGCCATAGGAATTTTTCTTTTTTCCTGCTTGACCTCTTACCTTCTCCACTTTAAGTTGGGGGTAGACATTGCGCCACCTGTTGTGGCAATTGGAATACTTGCGGTTTTATCAATTGTAAATTGTTTTCGTGATGAATGAAATATTTCTGAACTATGAGTTGGAACTTGACACTCATTCTAATATCCGCATACTCCAATTTTCTCACGACAGAGAAGGCTTTACACAAGCACTAGAGTTGATAGACTCCTTCAAGAAGGACTTGATTTCAGCAAAAATAATAAGCACCAGAGACGGTGTAGTTTATAATTACAACGATACAGAAGAAAACAAAACACTTAATTACTAATGAATATTATTGAATATTATAGTATCAGCGACAGTTACGATGATGGTAGTCTTCCTGATCCTTTAAAACTTAACTACAGCACCAAAGAGAAGGCTATTGAAGCAGCTATTAATAATTATAAACCTCGTTTTGCTGTCAACGAGATCTATAATAAGATTCGATTTGATGGCGTTTATCAAAATTATAGCTCTACTTTTTATAAGTTCAGTGAAGGAATTTATCATAATCATGCTGGTTACTATGTTATTTCTCTTGGAGAGACTCAACATAAAATTAGAGAAGGCAGCGATGGTGTTATTGAATTCTTTGCTGAGTTATTTATTCTTTTTGTAGAAGCTAAGAGGCTATATCTTCCTGAAGTTAAGGTAGCTGGTCAACCTTATCAACCAGCTAAAAATGAAATCCAAAAGATTCAAGAAATTGGGCCTTTTCCTTTATTTAAATGTAAGAAGTATGGCAGCGAATACATTTATGGTCTTGACAGCAACATGGACAATTGGTACAAAACTTCTAGAGCTACTATTCAAGAAAATATTTACGTCAGTCACAACAGATTAGAAATTCATTAATACTTAATACTAACACTTAAAATGAACGACCAATACAAAGGAACTATCCGCCAGAGCTTTGCATGGTGGGATGTTAAAGGTGCAGACTTGCCAATTGGTCTTTTCCAAGACTTCGATGAAAAGTTCAAGGCATGGGAAAAGAGGCGAGGTTTCAAAAATGATGAAGAAAAGAATCCTGATGATCCTGAACCTGTCAAGCCTCTTCGCGGCAACGCCTTGAGGAACAAGCTCGCCAGAGAAAGCAAGGAAAAAATGCTTGCCAAGGAAGCCGCAAAGGTGGCAAAGAAAAATGAGAAAAAGGGCTTGCAAGATCCTCGAAAGAATACTAAGTTCTCCCCGCCGATTGTTGGTAAGCGTTATCATTCAGATAACAATGCCAAGCGAGCAATTAAGCATTTCATTAGTGTCCATTATCTAACTATTCCAGAAGATTACGTCTTTGGCGTGAATAAGATTGACTGGGGTTGTTATGAAATCACCGGAACTCGCAAGCAAACAAAGCAACCCTCAAAGAAATAAAATGAAAATAGTAATTAATAGAGGTTGCGGCGGATTCTGTCTTAATCACGAAGCTACGCTTTTATACGCCAAGCTCAAAGGTATTAATTTACTTTGGGAAGTAGATAGCTGCGAACTTACAAATTACTACATAAACGAAATAAAAGAAAATAATTATTTTGCAGATTGGGATATCGAAAGAACTGATCCTATTCTCATTGAAGTTGTAGAGAAATTATATAAAAATACTGGCAATAGTTTAAAAGTTGTAGAAATTCCTGATGACGTTAAATGGGAAATTAAACAAGGTGATCTTGGACATGAATGGGTAGCAGAAAAACATAGAATTTGGATATAATTATGAAAATAGTAATTAATAAAAAGCACGGCGGCTTTCGTCTTAGCAAAGAAGCCGTTCTCTTATATGGTGAGAAGAAAGGTCTTAACATCATAGCCGAAGAAGATAAAGTAATCAAAGGTCTTAATCATTACTATCTAAATGAAGAAAAGCCGGGAAATGGATTTGCCGAATGGGACATCGAAAGAACTGATCCAATTCTCATTGAAGTTGTCGAACAGCTTGGCGATTTAGCTAATAGTCGTTATGCTAAATTGAAGGTTGTTGAAGTGCCTGATGATATTAAATGGGAGATTAAAGATGACAATGGTATCGAATGGATTGCTGAACAACATAGAACTTGGAGCTAATTATGAAAGAAATTAAAGAAGTAAAAGTCTATATCTGCCCCGAGACTGGCAAAAAGTGCCGTTCCCGTGCAGAAGCAGAGCGTAGTGCTGCCGCAGCAATCAAGGCTAAAGAAGATGCCGTAATTGCAGCAGAACAAAAAAAGCTGGCTGAAAAATCTAATCTTGAAAAGAAAGATTGGGTTCGCTTAAATATCACAAATGTTTCAGAAATTGAAAACCTAATTGTAGAAAAAGCAAAAGAATTCTGGGGATTTGATTGTGAGGTTGATATTAATGTTACTTTTGGGCAAGTAGCTAACTCTCACGGTGCGCCAATTGGAAAGAAAACTAATTGGAGCGGTAATGATAAAAATTATCCTACTAGTTTTCTTGGCTGGTCTGGTCGCGTTAGAGCATCTATTAAAAATTACAAAAAGAGTAAGAACAGCGGCGAGTCTGTTGGTTCTCTTCTTTTTGGTAGTTATTATGCAGGTACTGGAGGCCCCGGCTTTAGAGCTTTCCATACTAGTTCAGGATGCCCCGGCGATGCAGGAGGTCAATATCCTATGGACATTGGCTTCTATTTCTTCCTTCAAGACTTTCCTAAACTCGTTGAGTCTTACGAGCTATTCAAGACAGAATATCAAAAAATTATTAATCATAAAGGCAATTTGCAATCTCAAGATGAAGCTGCAAATCGTTATGCTAATGGTTGTCAAGATGTTCTTGATCTTGAAGCCCAAGCGTATGAATTAATGAAAAAAGCTAACATATTGAAGAGCCAGCATAGTCAAAAATATATCCTTGACAATCCTGTCCAAGCCCCCACAATAGACCCGCAACTCGACGCTATCAAAGAAAATTTCCGTTCTTATTTCGGATATGGAGAATTCAAAGATTATTATGGTCAATTTGATTAAACTAGATCAGAGCGTCTTTCTTGGCAATCGGCCTCAGATTGCCCCAAGTAAAGATGTTTGGTTTGCTGGCGGAGCAATTCGCCAATGGTTCAAGGGCGGCGAAGCTGCATCTGATATAGATGTCTTTGGTAAGAACCAAGAAGCTCTTGACAATTTCATAAAAGAAAAGCTCTTTTCTGCCAAGAAATTATTTGAGCGCGATCATCTTATTTCTTTTTCATTGAATGGGCAAATCATTCAAGTAATTAAGTATGATTACTATGAGAATATTAGTAATTTGCTTGATTCATTTGATTTTACTATTTGTCAATTTGGGTGGGATGGAGAAACTGCTTGGGCTACTGAGTCTGCATTAGTTTCTTGTCTCAGGGGACATTTGAGAGTTCATAAAATTGCTCCTGAACTTGCAGCAGATAGCCTTCGCAGAGCTTTCAAATATCAACTCAAAGGATATATTCCTTGTCTTGGAACATTAAAAGATCTAGCTTTGTCTTTTCAAGGACTTAGCAAAGAAGCAGTAGAACAACAAATAACAATAAGCCCCGGCGGTGGAACTCGTTTCGTAGGAGTAGATTAATATGAATAAAATTAAGAACATAAACGCAGAATTCAAAAAAGCAACCAAAGCTCAAAAAAGAGTAATGATTGCTCAAGATGTCCTTGCCCAACTCAAGGCTAAGAGATATGTTGCTAAGAGTGGATGTTGGGTGCAACCAAATATTCATTCTGCTTGGGAAAAAAAATTATCGCATCACGATTCTGTCCAAGAACTATTTATTGAACAGAAAATTGAATCTTGTAATGTGTGCGCTCTTGGCGGATTGTTTATGAGTTGCACAAATTTTAATAATAATACTTTACTTGAAGACCTTGATTTTGCTTCATCAGAGTTGGGGGATTTGATTGAAGAAGTAAAACTGTCTAATAAACTCAATAAAATATTTAGCGTCAAGCAGCTAAAATTGATCGAAGTTTATTTTGAAGGAAATGATGGATATTTTTACGAAAATCGTGAATACGATACCGTCAAAGCGTTTTATATTAAATACCCATCTGACAAAAAGCGTCTCCAATTAATCATGGAGAATATTGTAGAAAATGAGGGAACTTTTGTTCCTGCAAAGCTGAAGATATGACTTGCTTAAAGGTCAAAAAAGAAGCAAAACTAGAAGAGTGCGCCGTTCCTTGGAGCGGCGACACTATTTCTGTTTGTAATAAATGCCGCATGAGTATTTGGGATTTTGATTATGATGAGTTTCATATTATGAATGATGGAGAGCATTTTACTATTTAATTATGAATAAAAACATTGATGATGGAGGACCGGCGTTTCCAGTGCCTGACTCTCACAACGCAAATGGTGATATTCAGTACGGACACTACGGCATGAGTCTTCGTAATTATATTGCTATTCAAGCTATGCAAGGTGATTGGGCCTCTCAAAGTGAATCTACAGGAGAATGGAGCAACGAAACAAAAGAAGAACCTCTTGAAATTAGAGCGCGGCTCTATTTTCGTATGGCAGATGCAATGATAAAAGTAAGTAAAGAATAATATGAAAAAAGGCGATAAATTTATCCACACTGATATTATTGGCAAAAAATACGAACTAACATACACTGGAACTCGACGCATAGTTAAAGATTGTGAGTTTGAATTTTTTGTAGATGATAAAGGCGGCGGCTGTTTCTTTACTGATACAGAAGTGAAGAAGATGGAGAAAATTTCTGATTGACTTTCTTTAAACTCCGTGGCAAAGTAAAAGAATAATATGACTGAATTTTATAAATTTGCAGGAGAACATCCTTTTTTAACATTTTTATTGGCGGTGATTATCGGAGAAACAATTATTATTACAATAAAATCAATTGCGAGCATTTTTAAAAAGTAAAAAAAAAATAAATAATATGACTAAAACTATCGTACTCGGATCATCTTATCAAGACGATAATAAACCAATTGTGTTCAACGATTATCTTGATGCTACAGAATTTAGCTCTGCGTTTGTTCGCCTACCATCTCAATTCAATTACATTGAGCTTATTTGCAAGAATTATAATGGTTGTAGTAGGGATCTTATGTTTGCTTATAATGATCCAAGCAATCGTAACAATGGTACTCTGTTCTTCGGCTATTGGAATAGCGGAACGGTAAAGTAACTAACAACTATATGAAAATGACAGACGAAAATAAATTAAAAATTGTAACCCTAAGCCACAACATTAAAGCTTTGTGCTATATACTTGACAAAAAAACATTCAGCGAACAGTGTGTCACTAGTGGTAATTTTATTGAGATTGATTATTTGTTTGATTTGGCCAAGAAATTGAAAGAAATGAACAAAGAAGAATAAAAATAATATAACCTTACAATTAATATGGACGTAGTAACACTCTCTAATCTTTATTCCCATGCTAGTGGAGCTTATAACAAAGTCAAAGACGCAGAAGACTTAATCATAATGATGAACGTATTGCATCTTAGACTTGAGCATAATATGGCATATCATAAGATTGCAAAAAGGTGTGGCATTAAAGTTAATAAGGTGAAGTTAATTTTATTTAATTATCAGAACGAAAAATGAAAGTTTATGTTGCTTTTTTACCGGGAGATGTTGTAGGAGGCGTTTTCAAAAATAAAAGAGACGCTTTTAAATACATTGAGACGACGCTTTATAATACCAAAAAGCTAAATCAAATAGAGAATTCTATTGGAGTAGCATACACTAATAGTCAAATTAAAGAATTAATTAATGGGTGCATTGATGAATTTGAGCTTCAGTAATTAAAAAAATATTATATGACTCCAGATAATTTGTGGAGAGAAATCCCTCAAGAAGTCAAGGACGCAGCCCTGCTCCTTGGAAATTATTTCAAGAAACAAAACATTGACAACTGGGCCTTGTATGATGTATGTTCGCGCAAGTCAGTTGATAACCTCGAAAATCAAGTCAAAAATCTTGAAACGTGGAAAAATAAACAAGTAAATGGATTTATAGATTAAATAATATGAAATACAAATACGATAAGAAGAACCTAGCCGATGCGTTCAAGAATCTAGCTGTATGGGTTGAGAATCTTGATGC